GATAATAGACTGTGTAATTTAAAATGGGATACTCGTCAAAATAATATAGATGATCAAATCAAACACGGCACTAGATTTAATAAAGCGAGAGGATCAAAATACGGAAATGCAAAATTAGTAGAATTAAACATACCAAAAATTAAAAAGTTACACGAACAGGGATTATCTCAAAGAAAAATTGCAAAAATTTTTAATGTTACCCAAAGAGTAATTTGGGGAATAATAAATGATAATTCTTGGAAACATGTAAATAGGGGAAACAAATGATTATTAGAAGAAAAATCCATGATTTATGGTATTGGTTAAAATGCAAACTTTTTCATCCATATAATGTGGTTAAAATTAAATCGCTCCCTTATACCTGGACAGATCGTGACCATATTATGGTACATGCCATGTTCACTATTTTAGATGATTTTATTAAAAAAGAAAAACCGGACCTAATTATAGATTGGGATTCCGACCCAGAGCATCGTAAAGCCCGCGATAAAATGGATGAATTAAATGATTGGTTCCACAATATTTATCTAAAATATGACCCGTGGGAAGGAATTGAACTAGATTATACAAAAAATTGGGATGAAATGTTTATTAAAGATCCGAATCGTCCTGGCATCTATGAAATGAAACCATTTTCAGATTCAGATCAAGCAAAAATGAATATTATTCACGCAAGAGACCGGGCAATGGAAGAAGAACTCGAAAAGAAATTAAGGGAAATTCTTGATATTAGAAAATACATGTGGACATAACATGAACAAAGAAAAGGCATTAGAAGAAAAAATAAAAAACCCAGATTTATTATGTGTCGGAGGATCGAATTTATACGGAACAGCAACTCCGGAAAGCGACAAAGACTTAAGGGGGTTTTTAGTTCCGCCATATGAATATTTAATAGGTTTATCAAATTTTGAACAATCTATAAAAAGAGAACCAGACACAATAAATAGACTTAGAGATTTGATACAAGTTCTAGGAGGAGATCCTGGTGCAGACATTTTTACCAGTTCCCAGCTTTATGGAAACAGCAAAGATCTTGGACTGGAGAAGACTTTCTAAGCAACGAGTAGAAGCACGCCAAATTCTAGACGGCTTTTTAAATCCAGTTAAAAACGGATGGAAAAATCACCCAGCTAGTCGTATGTGGACCGGACATCTTCCCGCCTTAGCACAATATATGAATTGTATGATCAAAGAATGGATAAATCGTGGATATAACAATACCATGAAACTATCTGATTTGCCCGACAAAAATATTGTGGTGTATCCGTCGTGGCTTGGCACAGAAAAGTATCATTCTGCTTACCGAGCCATATTACTTGCGAAAAATTATGAATATTATAGTAAATTTGGATGGAGAGAGATTCCTAACATAGCAATCTGGCCATATCCGGTGGACAGACTTTCTAGGAGATAAATATTTATGATTAAAGATACGTGGGTGAGTATTGATCTTGATTATTGGGCTCCTCTGTCCTGGAAAAGGGGTAAAAGAATAAGTTTTGACAGATTTTTAAAATCAATTCCAAACAATATTAGGTGTTTCTTAACTATAGAGCATCACGAGGTTCTTCGCCCCCTGAGAAAAGCTATTAAAGAAGGCGATCTGTCATTACCAATGAACATTATTCATGTCGATACTCATCATGATTACTATTTTAATATAGCTCGTGGTAAAAAAATCGACTGCGGGAATTTTATGTGGAAGATTCCCCAGAAATGGTACAAGCAATTCAGATGGTATCAACCACATTTTCCAGAAGAATGGGATTGGGAAAAGGCTCAAGAAAAATTAAAAAATAAGACAAAAGTTTGTAACGAAAAACCAAAAATAAACTGGAGTAGGGTGGGATTAATAACTTTTACATTGTCTCCCGATTATTGCGAAGAACTTATATATAAAGCAGAAAAAATGATAGAAGCAATTACCAAAAAGTTTAATCTAAATAGAACTATAGAAAAAAGAGATGCAAAACCAGATAACAGAATCGACTCGTGGGGATATAAATTATTGAAGGGATAAACAATGTCTTATATCCGTTGTACTTCAAATCCGGAAGGATTATATGTTTTTGAATCTACAGAAGGATTAGAATTTTCCACCGATGAAACCACTTCGGCAGACGATAGGATTCTGATCAATCCCAAAGATTTTAAAAATTTTATTAGAAAAATTCTAAAATTAGACAATTATATTATAGAAAAACCTATAAAACATAAAAATATTTCGATAAAAGAAGTAAGTGTTTCTATTCATAAAAAAACAGGAAAATTAAAAATATGGAATAAAGAACCGTCTTTCAAAGTGATGTTTGGAACTTTAAAAAATGAGTCAAAATATAACTGGAGAACCCTACACTGTTTAACAATAAACGGAAGAAATATACTTCTTTACAAAGTTACGTGGGATTATTTTTATAACAGCTTCTTAAATCAGGAACTATTTGACCACAGGAGGGTATAATGGAATTTTGTTTTAATTGCAGACAAAAAACAAATTATATGGAAGATGGAAAATTTAAAGAATGTAAATGCGGAACGTATAGACAAGATCCATCAGAAATTGCAGGAGAAATTTTTTGTAATGATAATGTGGTCGATCAATTGTGGGCAACCGCCCGAATCCTTACAGGATTAGAAGAACGCATTTGTCTTTTAGAAAGACCGGAGGAACGAGATGACTAAAGAACAGGCAAATTTTTTTAAATGCGCACTAGATAATGACGACATATATCCTGTCGAAATACGAGACAATTATTCTGGAAGAGGAATGTTTGGAAAAACCACCTTCGCCATCGTGACGGACAGTGTTTCCGATCTTATACCGGCCCTTTGCGTCAGGCCCAGGAAGATCCAGAATCAATGCCAGATTTTTCAATTTTTAAATTAAGGCAAGATAATATGGGACTTGGAATTGTGTTGTATTAAATTTGGAGAATTAAATAATGTTTTACTGGTGCTATTTCAAAGACAATAAATGTATACAAAGTATTCCAGAAATAAAATCAAGCCCGTTAACTCCAACACAGGTGGTAATGTTAAAAGCTAATAAAATAAAACGAATTCTTTGCGAAATTCAAGAGGGTTTTGATCCGACTGGAAAAAACGAGGAAGAATTAAAAGAATATTTGAGATGAACGTCCTAATAATAAAATTTCCTCGAATTATACAATAAGTTTTCGTATAATGTAATGTTGATGTTTTTTAAAGGAGAGATAGTATGTTGGCAGTATATAGTGGAATAGACGAAGTGATCGTTATACAATGTGATAAAAATAACAAACCAAACAGAAAAGAATTAAAAGAAAATTTTGGCCCCGGCACCGGAAGAGATATAGACGAGTATGATCTAGAAATGAATCCTAAATCTGTTCATATACAACCAATGTTAAAGACACGATAAAAATATAAATATGGTGTAACGTAGTTGGTTTTCATTTACTTTTTTTAGAAGGAGTGATCCGATGACAGAAGAGACGACTCAAATCAAAGACGTGAATCATGCTTATGAGATTCTCGAAAGAAATATGGAAGAGGGAACAGTGATTGTAAAAATTAACAAAGGAATTCTTGGCGCGATGTCTAATCAATTAAAGGCATCAAGCGATCGCAAGCGCAAAGGCAGCAGTATTTTGAGAAAATTAGGGTACGACCTGGGAGATGCTGGAGATTTTCTATATAGTAAACAAAATCAAAGTGTAAATCAATGAAAGTATTAAATCTAATTGGTGAAAGATTTGGAAATTTAATAGTTATCAAACGACTAGAAAACAATAAATATAATCGCTCACAATGGTTGTGTTTATGTGATTGTGGAAAACAAAAGATAATTAGTGGCAATAGTCTACAAACCAATAAAACTAAAAGCTGTGGATGTTTACGTTTTAAACATGGGCATACTAAATATAAAATATCCTCAAAAACATTTAGTGCATGGGATAGTATGAAACAAAGATGTGAAAACCCTCTTCATAAATCATATAAAAATTATGGTGGTCGAGGTATTACAATTTGTTCAAGATGGACAGAACCAGATGGGCGAGGATTCAAAAATTTCTTAGAGGATATTGGGGAAATTCCTAAAGGATATGAACTAGACAGAATAAATAACAATAAATTAAAAAACGGGTATTCTCCGAAAAATTGTAGACTATCTACGAGAAAAGAACAAGCAAGAAACAGAAGATCAAATCATTTAATACCATACAAAGGAAAGGAAATCTGTATAGCAGAAGCATCAGAAATAACCGGAATCCATAAGGCTACTATTAGACGCAGATTAGCCGCCGGTTGGACTCCCGAAGAAGCCCTAACAATTCCACCAGACACCCGCCATAATTGGAGAACTAAAAATGAATTACCAAGAAGCAAATGAGCTATTTACAAAAAAGAGCAAAGGAAAAGAATTCCCAATAACCCAAGAGGACCAACTAGAAAAAAATACGGTTCCTCTAGAAAAAAATGTGACCTTAGAAAAAGTCAATAAATCTTTTATAATTAATTTATATTCTACACCAATAATTACCATACTGCCAAACGGATTATTCAGATTATCTACAAATGGACAATTAACAAATCTAACAAAATCACGAATGGAAAAATATAGTCCCGTAAAATTAAAACAAATAGATGGCTGGTTTTGGATAGTTGATAAAAAAGAAAAGATATTGTCTTTATATTATGAAAGAGTTTTAATAGATAAAAATGGTAAACCAACAATAAAAATAAGTGAAAAATCTATAATATTTAAGCGATTGGCTTTACTTTTAAATCAAATGATAAACCAAATAGCTGATCGTAAAATTAATGATATTTTATATAAATCTCCTGCAAATAATGCAATAAATAATTTAATACAACTTTTAAAATTTTCTTCAAAAGATTTAAAATCAATATATCTTTATTCTTGCAATTATGGTATAAGTTTAAATATGGATCAATTAATCTCTGATATGTTGAAATTTGGCGGAATTAAAAATTATAATACATATTTAAATGCGAAAAACAATATCTTTAAATCTCTGGAAAAGCTAATAAAAGCATATTTTATCCCATATGCAATAAATCAATTAAAATTTGTTTTAAAAACAAAAGAAAAGGAAATAGTGCGTGCAAGACAAACAAGTGCGGTGTGAACTAAGAAGAATCCTCCAAAAAATGGGTTCTGATGTAGAGATTACCAACAAGAAGCTATCCTCTAAGCATGTTGACGAAACCGAACTATTATTACAACATTTGGCCATGTCTATAGAATATTTATTGCTCGACTCACAAGCAAGTCTTAACGAACTATTTGATTTAAAGCGGTTAAATGAATATGGAGATAACAATGGAATATTTAACTGAGGAAATAGACTGGGACGAATGGGAATTTATTGGGGATTCTAATGTAGTAACGCATAAACCATGTTCTATGGCGTGGTCTTTTATTCCTGCTCCTTTTTGGGATCAATATATTGCAAATGATACTTTGAGAGAATGTATTTCTCATCAAAAAATTTGTCCTATGAAATCTTTTGCAGATCACCAGATATCCCGCGAAGAGTGGGAAGACAATATGCAAAGATCTCGTCAAAAGGATTCGGTAGATAAAAAACGAGACGATATTTTCAAACAGATATTTAATTAAAATAAATGGACAATATAATTTATGAATAATTTAATTGGACAAAGATTCGGTAGATTATTAATTATAAAAAGAATATTAACTATAACTAAAAGAAGATTAAGATGGTTGTGTAAGTGTGATTGTGGGAATCAAAAAATAATTCTTTCAGATTCCTTGAAAAGTGGCAAAACGAAAAGTTGTGGGTGTCTGCAAAAAGAAACAGCAAAGATATTTAGTACGAAACATGGTTTATATCAATTGAATATCTATAATTCATATCATAATATGAAACAAAGATGTAATAATCCAAATAATCATGCATACAAAGATTATGGCGGTCGTGGAATAAAAGTTTGCAAAAGATGGTCCGGCTCAAGGGGATTCTTAAATTTTCTAGAAGATATGGGACAACCTCCAACTAATAAATATCAGATAGATAGAATAAATAATAACAAAGGTTATTATAAACGAAATTGTAGATGGGTTGTTTCTAAAAACAATAACAGGAACAGAAGAGACAATCTTATAATTGAATATGATAATAAAAAACAATGTATGTCTGCTATGGCAGAAGAATATAATATGAATCCGCATGTACTAAGAGACAGATTGTCTAGCGGTCAATCAATAGAAAAAGCTTTATTAACGCCTGTTAGAAAATATATTAAAAGGAAAAATAAATGACCAATAATAATTTTCATACTGATCTCGTCGATTATTTATTGTCGGGCCACGCTTTGTTATCAATTGATACTTTTGAAAAATCAAGATGTATTGATCATATATCAAAATGCGCTAAAGAAATAAATAGAAAAATCTTTATATGGTCGGCGGCAACTTCGTGGGTAGATGAGAAAAACTGCAAAGTCGGGGGCACAACGGGCCAATTACCCCCAGAAGAAGTCATAAAATCTATAAATGAAATGCAAGAGAATTCAATTTTTATATTGAAGGAATTCTGTATATATTTACATCACGAAACATACAATTCATTTGATATGGCAATTTCGTGGCTAGAGGAAACAAGAGAAATTTTAAGTAATTCGTGTAAAACAATCATTTTTTTGGATTCAGCTTTCAAAGCCCCAAATTGTTTGAAAAACGATATAACCAACATTGACTTTCCTTTACCGCAAAAGAATGACATTGAAAATAATATAAAATTCATTTGTGAAGGCGTAAGTACAAAAGATGACACTAAATTTGAACCCACCCAAGAACTATTGCCAGACATTATAAAGTCTTGTTGTGGAATGACTAACACCCAAATAATTGATCGTCTAGCTCTTTCAATAAGAAAACACAAAGATTTTAATCAAGATGCTTTAAAAACTATCTTGTCAGAAAAGGCTTCGGTAATAAAAAAATCTGGAATATTGCAGTATATAGAACCCCCTCCAGGTGGATTGAATAACATTGGTGGATATGGTGCGCTTAAAAATCATCTAAAATTAGATAAACCATGTTTTTCCGATGAGGCAAGAGATTTTGGTATTAGATATCCTCGTGGACTTATGTTGGTAGGAATTCCTGGCTGTGGAAAATCTTTAATTACAGTGGCAATAAGTTCAGAATTTAATTTACCATTAATTAGTCTGGACATTGGAAGTATTATGAATCAATATGTAGGTTCGTCGGAAGCAAACATGAGAGAAGCGATAAAAATTGTTGAAAGCGTTGCTCCCTGTGTACTACAGTTGGATGAAATCGAAAAAGGACTTGGCGGATCGGGAGATTTAGATGGAGGTGCTAGTCGTCGCGTGTTTGGTACATTCTTGAAATGGCTCTCTGACAGAACTTCTCCGGTATATCTTGCAGCTACCGCGAATGATATAAGTAGTATCCCCGTTGAATTTTTGCGGAGTGGACGTTTTGACGCTGTATTTGCTCTTGATCTACCAAATGATTTTGAAAGAAAATCAATTTTTAATATCCATATTTCAAAGAGAAAAAGAGACCCATCTGTTTATGATCTTAAATCTTTAGTTGAGAAAACTGTTGGATTTACGGGTTCAGACATTGAACAAAGTATTGAACTTGGGTTAAAGATTGCCTTTTGTCAGAAAGTAGAATTGTCTCAAAATCACTTAGAAATTGCAATTGAATCTGTGATTCCACTTAGTAAATTAGAGCCAGAACGTATTCAAAAAACAAGAGAATGGGGAATTAAACACGCTAAGAATGCCAACAGTCCAACAGAAAGAGTCGCGGACAAGAAAGGAAGAAGGGTTGTGGCTTAATGATTAAAACAGGATTACAATATAGATATGGGGTTCAAGAACATGATGCGGATTTTGATAATGCTTATGAAATAGAAAGTGTTTGGGTTAGCGATATAGAGCATGTGGCGAAACAAGCGGCTGAAAATTATCACTCAAACCACGACGGATGGGAGTGCAGTTGGCCTTTGACATTTATAATTTGGGATCTAGAGGGTATAGAGTTGGGAAGATTTAGTGTTGATAGAGATTACGATCCTATTTTTTATGCAAGACAAATAGGAAAATAATTATGTCAAAAATATTGGTTCGCCATGCTATTGTATGATTATATAAATTATTATAATGAAATAAATTGGGTTAACGTCAAAGAATTGGAGTAAAGTATGGAAAACAATGATACAATAAATTTGTTTGAAGTCGGAGTTCTCGTCAATCTCAAGATCGGTTGCTGGAGTGGAAGAAAGATGATTTCACGGGCCGATTTTGTAAGCGTTGGTCTAGACCCAGATACATTACCGTCCGATTTGGTAAATTATGGTCGCAAATTATTGGTGAACAAAGCAGAAATACAAACCCTTACAAAAATTGAACAACGCGCGCGTTCGTATCTTGCAAATTTCTCTGTTCCTTTTGGAATAGCCAATGCCCATTTTGTTCCAATAAAACTTATTCCAGACATTGAAGAAAATTTAAATTCATATAAAAAAGAATTTTTTGCGGCGGTGGATAGTTTTATTACAAGATTTGATAAAGCTAAAGAAGAAATTAAAGAAAAACATCCAGATTTTTGGCAAAAATGTCTTCGACAACACTATCCACATACGGCAGAAGCACTTCGTAGTAAATATCATTTCAGTTGGTTTATGTTTAAAATTGCCGGATTAGATTCTATAAAAGAAACAAATTTACAAGAAATCACAGATGAAAATCAACGTCAACAAATATTAAAAGAAACCATGCAACACGAAGTAAGTGGTTTCGTAGAGCAATATGTATCACAAATGAGAGGGGAAGTGGTAAAATTCTGCGACTTAATGAGTGCTCGCGTTAACAATAAACCTTATGGAGATGAAACAGACTCGAAACAACTTACCGGAAGGTCTCTTGCCTTTTTTCGAAAATATATAGACAAATTTAAAACACTTAACGTCTTTGGTGATACCAATATAGATAAAATGCTAACAGATTTTAGAGACCAGTATCTTGATTTGGGCACAACATCAAAAAGTTTTGATAGCGCAGCAATGAAAACAGCCGTCTCTCTATCCTTATCCAGCATTAGAAAACAAGCTTCTCTCGAAGAAGGAGAAGGTTCACAATTTATTAATAGCCTTAAAAGGAAGGTGATTATATAAAATGAAGGATAAAGATTTAATTATACAATTAAATTCCTATAAGAAAATGATTAAAGAGGCTCAACCAAAATTAAGAAAAATTGTAACAAATAAAAATGAACCACTAAAAGAAAGATTTAAAATTTGGGCAGAACATTGTATAAAAAAAGATGAACCTTGGCTTATACACAAGACCCAGTATGGTATAATAGGAGAAATGGTAGATTCTTGTTGGCCTGGAGATTATAATAAATACAGGGTTTATACATGGGAAGATTTTTTGCATTATATAGAATACATAGATGAATATGATGAATTGCCATCTACGATTAATAAATTATCTATTGATGAATTTAAAGAAATGTTAATTGAAACAAATTTTGGAAGTTTTACTATGGATTGGTAGGAAACTAATGAACAAAGAAAAATATGAAACAAATTTATTAGTTAAAGAAATACGAGATTTAATTTCTACAAGATGTTTTTGTATTCAATTATATGAAAATCAAGGCATAATAATTGAAGTTGCGTGGGTTTCAGGTACAAATATAGATATAAATTATGTTTATGTTCAAGATTTTAATAAACGGACAATGAAAAAATGTATCACCTCAGATCAATTAACTTATAAATTAAACGAATTAAAATCACGTATTGGTAGTATTTGTAGATTATGCGACACTGTTGCTAAAAATAGAAGAGTAAACAAAGTAGAATTTTTTGAAGATTTACTAGAAAGGGCAGAATATAAATGCAAACAAAAAAAATAACATATGATGAAGTTATACAACAAATTACGGAGATATATGAAACATTAGATGGCGATGAACTAGCAGAAGAACACAATCGTTTATTTCCTGGTCAACCAATTGGTTATGATGGCGAAGGAAATTTTTCAAGATCCATAGAAGGGGTTCGAAATGAAAATTAATATTGAAAATAAGCCAAAAATGACCGAAGCAAGAAATATTGGTGTTGGGGAATGTTTTAAATATTGGCCAGATTCAAGATCTGCTCCATCTCAATATCACATATGTATAAGAACAGATGGAAGATTTTGTATAACAGAATGTATGGAGGCTTGGCCCGCAAGATTTGTGGATCTGTCAAACGGCGACGAGCACGGAATAAGCGAAAATACAATGGTAGAACCACTTTCTCTTCAGGTTACGGACAATTAAAATGAAAATTTTAAATAAATTCAAAGGATTTTCTTCTCATAGATACAATAGAGAACCCTTAGAAAAATTGTTTGCCGAATGTTGGCAAGAAGAAAACACCCAATTAGCTGTAAGAAATTGTACTTTGGATCATTTGTTTTCAGGGAATGTAGATGAACATTATGTTGAAATTCAATCTAATGAAAATTACAAACTTGCAGCGACACTAATTCAGTGGTTAGGAAGTCCGGTCGGCCAAGGATTTTTGGCTCACGTAATAGAAAAAGCGATGAACAAAAATATACCAATGCCAATGTTTGAGCCGGTAAGTGGTTGTTTTGGTAAAAGCTTAACTGATCCGGGACGGAGATAATTGATGGATTTAATCGGGCAAAGATTTGAAAGACTTCTCGTTATTAAACAGGACGGTAGAAATAGATCCAACCAAATACTTTGGTTATGCTTGTGTGATTGTGGAAAAGAAATAAAAGTAACATCCGGTGATTTAAAAAGTAAACACACAAAAAGCTGTGGATGTTTTAGTAAAGAACAAACAATATTAAGAAATAAAAATAGAACCAAGCACCAAAAATGCAAAACTAAAATTTATTATATATGGTCGAGTATGATTTCTAGATGTAACGACAAAAATCATAAAGCATACAAGAACTATGGAGGAAGAATCCCTCCAATTACAGTTTGTAAAAGATGGTCAAATAAGAAAAACGGATTTGAAAATTTTTATAAAGACGTTGGCGATCCACCATATAAAAAATCTCTTGATAGAACAGACAATAACAAGGGGTATTTTCCAGGTAACTGGAGATGGGCAACAAACAAACAACAACATAGAAACATGAAAACTAACATAAACATTAATGGATTGTGTTTAAAAGATCATTGCAAAAAATTTAATCTAAATTATCATACGATAATGACAAGGATAGATACATACGGATATTCTATGGAAGAAGCTTTAACAATACCAATAAGAAAATATAATAGGAGAAAAAAATAATGTCCCTTTATTGTCAAATTGAAACTGCTATGAAAAATCAAGAAGCTTTAATTTTTGCTTTGATGGAAACTGGCTTGTGGCAAAGGGAACAAATAGAAATTTATGATGAACCACAACATCTTTTCGGATATAGGGGAGATTTAAGACAAGATAAAGCTAATATTATTATTCGTCGTAAAAATGTGGGAATGTCTTCAAACGACCTGGGATTTATTAAAAACGAAGATAATACCTATACGGCTATTATATCAGAATTTGACAAAACTAAATATTCGGAACACTGGACGAATAAGTTGAAACAAAACTACGCTTTCCAAGCAATTCGCCTTCAACAAGAAAAGAAAGGTAGACAAGTATCTAGAACCAAATTACCAGACGGTAAACAGAGGGTAACAATTCATGGATATAGATAAAGGAAAATGAAATGCAAAAAATATTATATTTTAACAGCGAGGGATACTGTACACTAATAAGAGATAAGGAAACAATTTTTACTATGTTTTGCGAACTATCGGAAGATTTTATTCCCGAAGGAATACCTATTGAAGATTTTGTCTGTAATCCAAAATTTAAAATCACAAATGGTCGTCATATAAGCAAAGGAAGTGTATGTTAAAATTTTATGTTTATTAAAGGTTATATCTCTGGTATTTATAGAATAACCTGTTCATCAACAGGAAAATTTTATATAGGAAGTGCTATTAATCTTAAAAGACGGTTCGAGTTTCATTTATCTAGATTAAAAAACGGAAATCATATCAATACCTATTTACAAAACTCATGGAATAAATATGGAAAAGAAAATTTTAAATTTGAAATAATTGAAATTGTTTATGATATAAAAAAATTATCAATAAAAGAACAATTGTGGTTAGACCAAACAAAATGTTATAATTCAAATATTGGATTCAATATTTCTAAAAATACTATTACTCCAATGTTGGGCCGGAATCATACAAGAGCAACAAAAGAAAAAATAAGCAATTCTAAAAAAGGAACAAGGCTCACCAAAGAACATAAATTAAAATTAAGTATTGCTTTAAAGGGACGACACCGACCCAGTTTAGTTAAGGAAAAAATTAGAAAAGCACAGATTGGTATCCCGAAACCACAATCAAGTCAACCAGGAAGTAAGCACGGAGCAGCTACAATAAACGAAAAAACAGCGATAGACATTATAAGAGATCATAAAAAAGGATTGTCTTATAAGGAATTAGTTATAAAATATGGAGCCAGCTATAAAACAATTTGGTTATTGACACATAAAATAACATGGAAACATATCAAGGAATAAAATAAATGAGCGATTTAGTCCGATCATATAATTTTAAGGACGTAGCAATTTGCCAAAAAGAAAATATTTGTAATAGTAGGCTAGACGCAAAAAATAGAGGGGAAATAAGGGAATATAGGTAATGGGCAAATTTATTGATTTAACGGGATTAAAATTTGGAAGATGGACAATTCTTAAACAAATAAACACCAACAAAAAGAAATCTAGATGGAAATGTGAATGTAGTTGCGGAATCATAAAAAATATAGACGGATATAGTTTAAGAACAGGAGATTCAAAAAGTTGCGGATGCCTGCACAAAGATATAATGACCAAACATGGGCTTAGCAATTCTCATATTGATAAAATATGGAAATCTATGATTCAAAGGTGTACCAACCCCAAAAATCCAAGATATAAAGATTACGGAAATAGAGGCATTACGGTTTGCAAAAGGTGGTTGCCTAAAAATAACGGATTTATTAATTTTCTTAATGACATGGGACTACCGCCAAGCAAGAAGCATCAGATAGATAGAATTGATAACAATAAAGGATATCATAAAAAGAATTGTCGATGGAGCACCAATAAAGAAAATAATTACAACAGAAGAGATAGCCATATGTTAACATATAAAGGTAAAACACAATGTATTGCAGCCTGGGCCGAAGAATATAATCTTCCTTACGATACACTTCGGACAAGAATAAGGAGGGGTTGGAATATTGATAGAGCATTAAACGAACCCATCAGGAGAAAAATAAAATAATGTTTAAAAAATCATATAAATTTTCTGACATAGCAATTTATCAAAAAGAGAATATTTGCAAAAGTCGGCTTGACACAAAAATAAAAAGCGAGATAATTCGCGGAGTAATCCGTCCACTTCCCCTTTTGGCAGCGAATATGTCAACAGTCACGAATGCGGAATTCTCGATAGGGCTTTATAGGCTTGGGGCTATGGGGGTTTTACACAGAGCTTTTCCAAATACAGATGATTATATATCGGAAACAAAAAAAATAACAAAGGAAATTCCCTCTGTTGCGGTTTCCATTGGAATAAAAGATTCAGATTATATATTGGTTGAAAAATTAATAAAAGCTGGATCTAACATTATTTTCGTCGATGTAGCTCATGGTTTTAATAAATATGCATTACAAATGTGCCAACATATAAAAAAATTCTATCCAACAATAAAAGTTGTCGCCGGAAATACTATTAATCCTGATATGATAGGGATGTTCAATGATTATGTAGATGCAATAAAAATCGGCATAGGTGGTGGTAATTCCTGTTCGACGGCGACAGTAGTTGGTTGTACAAAAAATCAATTTTCTGCTATCTATGATTTAAAAGAAATCTCACAAAAATATGGTATGCCAATCATTAGTGACGGGAACATTCGTTGCCCCGCCGATTTCACCAAAGCTATCGGGGCAGGAGCTAGTTGTGCTATGGCTGGTAGTATATTCGCCAGATGCCCAGAGAGTGCTTCAGAAACGATAGAAATTGATGGGATAAAGAAGAAAATTCTGGCGGGCATGTCATGTTATAGCGACGACACAGAAATATTAACCATCAATGGATGGAAAAATTTTTCAGAAATAAAATTATCTGACGATTTAGCAACTTTAAATACAGAAACAAAATTAATGGAATTTCAAAAACCAACAAATATTTTTAATTATAATTATAACGGGGAAATGATAAATATAAATCATAAAGCTATTGATTTATTAGTAACACCAAATCACAGAATGTATGTTGCTAAACGAGCAAGAATTAAGGATGGATATAAAGAAAAATTTAAATTCGTTAAGGCGGAACGGTGTTGTAAGGAAAATTTTAAGTATCAAAAAATATGCGGATGGAAGGGAGAATATTCCAAATTTTTTAAGATACCCGATGTTGTCTCTGGATATAAAAATAAATATAAGAAAATAGGAACAAATTTTCTGACAGAAGAATGGATTGATTTTTTTGGATTCTGGTTAGCAGAAGGGTGGGCAAATAAAAGAATATCAAAATCAAAAAAACATATCAGTTATAATCCTAATCATTTTGTGTATTCCATAAGTATTTCAAATAATAATAAAAAATTGATAAATCATTATGTAACCTTATTAAGAAAATATAATATTGGTTCCTTTGTAAGAAAAAGGAATAAAAATTATGAACTTACAATACAAAACATGCCCCTTTGCAGTTATTTGATGAAATTTGGGAAGGCTCATGAAAAATTTATTCCGAAAAAAATTAAAAATCTACCGACTAAATTATTAGAGATTTTAATAAATTCAATATTTCTCGGTGACGGTTGTAAAAACAGAAATTCTATAACTAGTTCTTCCACTAAATTTATAGACGATATATCAGAGATATGTATAAAATGTGGATTAACTCCAACAATTCACTTGAATCATCCAAAGGGATCTTTAGGAGAAATTAATGGGAAAAGTTTCGTTAGAAAATATGATTCATTTTCTGTTTATGTAGGTAAATATTGGCATAACCCCACCATCCTCCCAAAACACTATAGTTTTATAGATTATAGTGGCAAAGTGTATTGCGCAGAGGTTCCTAATGGAATATTATGTGTAAGAAGAAACAATAAATATACGTGGTGTGGCAATAGTGAATATGTCCAGAATAAATGGAAGGGTGGTTTAAAACCAGGAACTTCGGCAGAGGGCAAATTAATTCATCTTGACATAGGAGAACCAGTAGAATCACTTTTAAATAGGTATGCGGGGGCATTAAGAAGCGCGATAAGTTATGCCGGTTTTGATAACATTCAAGATTTTCAGAGGGGGTGTGAATTTATTCTGATATAGAGGCTAAATATGTTAAATAAAGATATAGTATTCTGTTTCACCGGGAAAGGTCCAATATCTCGTAATCAAATGACAGACATAGCTATCAAGGCTGGAGCATCGGTCACAAAGTCTATAACTAATAAAACAACTATACTAGTTATAATGGATATGAATAGCCAATCAACTAAGGCAAAAAAGGCTCGTGAAAATGGCATAGATTTGATTGGCCCACAAACATTTTTTGTAATGTGTAATATAAAAAACAATACATGTACTGAGCATAAAGCCGAGTTTGAGCAAAAAATTATTGCAGAACAAACCAAAAAACTATTGAGGAAAATAATTCTATGAAAATTAAAAAAATAGGAAACACAACGAGGGTGTGGTTGTCCCAAAACGACACGTTTAAATGGAGTCGCAGACCTAATGCGCAATGGCCCTGTTCTACAATAAGCGACAGAAGAGTATATGTAGAATTAAATGGTGCAAACGATATCGTTAATGTAAAAATAAATGGGAGAGATGCAAAAGATCTAGATTCCCACGAATTGAGATGTTGCCTCAACGATTTGACGAAAGGAAAATAATAATGCAAATACCTATTATGGAAATAAATGAAAAAGGCAATATATCAACGATTTATAATGATTTTATAGATTTATATGATCTAGGTTTAGTAACAAATATCCGTAGAGCATCTCATATTTTGTTTAATCAAGAAAAACAATATTGGGAAATTATAAACGCACAAACAAATGAAATTGTCTATCAAAATAAGATTAGAGATAAGTGCGTCGAATGGGAGATAGAAAATTTTCAATGCGGGGGTAAATATTATAATGAATAATAAAAAAATTATAGTAGATATAACCAAAACAGGAGATGTGTCAATAGAAGGAAATAATTTCGTCGGACCTGAATGCGATCATTTCATAAAAGAGATAGCGGATTCGATAGGTAAAACAATATCCTCCACGAAGAAAAAAGAATACAATATGAAAACCAGCACTAAGCAGAAAGAGAGAAATTAATGAACAGCATATTAAATCAATCTGCCACTAAGAAATTTATATTGGCAAAAATAGCGGCACTTAGACCAGGATTTGAAAAACAAATTACTAGAGTTAGCAAATTAGCAATTGAAAATTACGAAGCAAGACTTCGCGCTATGATAGAATCAGATATAATGATTCACCCATCAGTAGGAAGGACATTTAAATGAAATTAGGACAGGAGAATAAAATAATGATTAAAAATTTTCCCACACTTTATTCAAAAAACAATGATGGTTCAATCCAACAATGGAATATATCTGTAAAAGATAATATAATTATTAAAAAATATGGTAAAATAAATGGCAAAATCCAGGAAACAAAAGATGAAATAAATGCAGGGAAAAACATCGGAAAGGTCAATGAAACTTCCCCAGAAGAACAAGCTTTGTCTGAAGCACAATCCCAATGGGAGAAAAAATTAAAATCAGGATACTGTCAAACAGAGGCGGAAGCGAGACAAGGAAAGGTGGATAAGGAGTTTATAACTGGGGGCGCGGAGGTGATGCTTGCCCATCGGTTCAAGGATCACGAATCAAAAATTATTTATCCTTGTTACTCTCAAAGTAAGCTCGACGGTCATCGCTGTGCCTGTGTTGTAAATAATGGGAAGTGTACTTTGTGGTCTCGCACCCGCAAACCAATAACTAGTGTTCCCCATATTATCAAAGTAATGGAAGCAACATTTCCAAATGAAAGTATTGTTCTTGATGGGGAGCTTTATAATCACGCCTATAAAAATAATTTTGAAGAAATAACATCCTTCATAAGATCACAGAACCCAAAACCTGGATATGAAGTGGTCCAGTATCATGTTTATGATTTAATAGATGATTCTTTGACTTTTGAAGAAAGAACAGAAAAAATTCAAAAAATAAAATTTGCCGGAAGTAAGGTTGTAAAAGTTGAAACTCGGAAAGTCAACAATGTCGAAGAATTGATGGATTTATTTGAAAAAGATTTGGCCGGGGGGTGGGAAGGAAGTATGGTACGCAATGCTCAAAGTTTGTATAAACACGGTAGGTCTTATGATTTACAAAAAATAAAATTATTCTCCGACGATGAATTCGAAATCATAGGTGTAAAAAATGGGAAAGGGAGAATGGTAGATTGTGCAATTTTTATATGTAGGACGAAAACGGGTAATGAATTTTCCTGCAAAATGGAAGGGTCTTTGGGAAATCTTAAAAAATATCTAATTAATCCAGAAATAGTTATTGGAAAACAAATAACTGTCAAATTTCAAAATCTAACCTCTGATGGATTACCACGATTCCCTGTCGGAGTTCGTGTTGAAGAAGATATTTAAAAGGAAGGATATATCGTGAATGAAATTTGTTGATTTAACAGGATTAAAATTTAGTAGATTAACAGTTATGAAAAGAATTGGTTATGCAAAAGATGGACACATAACATGGTCTTGTTTGTGTGAATGCGGCAAGGAAATAATTGTTCCTGGAAATAGTCTTAGGAGCGGGAATACAAAGAGTTGTGGATGTCTATATAAAGAAAAAATAAAAAATGGATTAAATTTAAAGCATGGTCTTGCAAGAAATAAAAAATCAAAAATATATAAAACATGGCAAGATATGAAATCTAGATGTTTTAATAAAAATAATAAAGATTATAAAAATTATGGAGAACGAGGAATAACTGTTTGTGAAAGATGGTTAAACAAGAAAACTGGGTTTGAAAATTTTCTTGAAGATATTGGCGAAATACCAAAAGGATTAACGTTAGACAGAATAGATAATAATGGAAATTATGATTTTAACAATTGGAAACTGTCTTCTAGAAAAGAGCAACGTAGAAATCAACGTTGGAATAGACCAATAACATTTAATAATAAAACACAATTTTTAATAGATTGGGCGAAAGAATATAATATTAATCCAAATACATTATGGATCAGATTATATAGGCTTGGGTGGTCAATAGAAAAGGCATTAACAACACCAGTTAAAAAATATAGAAAAAAAATAAAATGAAAAGACAGATTAAAAAATTAAATACATTTAATAGAAAATTACAAAAATTGGCCAAAGACATAAACGAAGAAACAAAAAGATTAACAAAAATTACAAATATAAATATCAAAGTTTTTGAGGATGACCCTGATGAATTGGATGATATAGATTTATATTGGGACAATTTAGATATACTATGCGAAGATGTGATAAGATATACTGTTTGTAATCCTTTATGAAAAAATTAAAACAAGAAAAGAAAAAACACCATAAGAAAATACTTGCGATTTTGATCGGACCTCCTGGTTCTGGAAAATCTTATTATTGCCAACACACACTTTACAATTATTTTAGAATTTCACAAGACAACTTTGGAAAAGGACACTATAGAAAATTTTTAGAAATACTTTTATCGGGAATGGATCTTATCGTAATTGACCGTATGAACTTTTCTATCCAGCAACGATTACAATATGTTCTACCTGCACAAAAATTTGGATATAAAATAATGTATTATTTTTTCGTTGCTCCAGAAAGTATATGTCTTAAAAGAATGAAAGAAAGAAAAAATCATCCAACAATAAAAAATAATGATCATGAAACACAAAAGAAAGTTCTAAAATTTTTTCAAGATAAATATGAAGAACCAGGAGATTTGGAAAATTTCGATATGACAGAAATTAAGACGGGGGAAGAAAATGACCAAAGAAATCAAAAAACTTAGAACTTATGAGAAAAAATTAAAAGATAAATTAGAAGAATTTCAACGTCAATTATCTCAATACGTAGAAGACGAAAAAGAAATTCGTCTTAAAAATTTATCTAGAGCAATTTCACAAACACAAGATGTGTGTGATAAAATAAATACTCTTTTATATAGTATGATTAAATAATGAGAAAATTAGCTAAAATATTAGATTTATCATCAATAACGACAGGGTGGAGATATTCGTCAACCGGAAGAACACATTATAGAAGATTTATATGTATAGGTGATATACATGGTTGTTACGACCAATTGATAGAACTTTTGCAAAAATGTAATTATAATAACGAAACAGATATTATTATATCGTGCGGAGACCTTTGTGATCGCGGCCCAAATTCTGTAGACGTACTAAGATTTTTTATGCCTGACAATCCTCATCAAGAACACAATATCTATTCTGTAACTGGTAATCACGACGATAAATTAAAAAGAGCTTTAATTGGTAATAAAGTAAAGATAGGAAAAACACTGCAATCAACAATAAATGAAATTCAAATTAAATCTCCGCATGAATATTTTCAACAATTAGTAGCTCTTTATCTTGGCGCACTTCCTCATATAATACGTCTACCAGATTTAAATAATAAACCATGTTATGTCGTCCACGCAGGGGTAGATGCCAAATATCCGATAGACAAACAAACCCCAGAAACTTGTATCTATATTAGAGGTATAGATCCAAAAAATTATTTTGATGAGTCTAAAGGAATTTGGTATGATTTTCTCGACGGCACATACACAGTTCTGTCGGGCCATATTGTTTCACCAATTGTACAACCAAACCCAAATGTGTTTTGTTTGGATGGTGGTTGTTGTCACGGAGGAACTTTGAGAGCGATGATTATACAAAATAATAAGTATGAGATTGTCGAAATAGAAGGATATAAAAAAGACATGAAAATACCAGAACAATTTAAAACATCGACAAATGAAAAATTTGAAACCCTAATAGGTCCAGAGTTTGGCGTAGGAAATGACGCATGGCAAGATTTCAACCTAAGATGGTTAAGGTCGATGCATATAGATAGAAATGACCACGTTATTTCCGTTGGTTTTCCAAAATTTATGAATATAGGAGAAGGGTGCGGAGATTTTAATGTTTCTGAACAAGATCTGTTGGACAATAAAACAGGATTGATGGCTACGCTAAAAATAGACGGAAGCTTATTGATAAGATATGTTCGTGATGGAATAGTAGGATGGAGAACAAGGGGATCTTTAACGGTTGGACTTGACAATAAAGATGAGATAGATGGGTTTATTAAAAAATATCCAAAATTAAATCATGCCTCTATGTATCCCGATACATCTCTATTATTTGAATGGGTTTCTCCAAAAAATCAGATTGTAATAAAATATGATCAACCAGAGATATATTTGGTTGGCGCTGTATCTTTTAAGAGAAATACAAAATGGTATGAAAATGAATTTTCTTTATTAACAATGAAACAACTAGAAGAAATAACAGAAGATTTAACAACTTATGACGATCATATGATGCCTTGCACAGAATATTTTTGTTTAAAAAATAATGCAGAAATAATTAATCTTATAGAAAAATTAAAAACAGAAAAAGAAATTGAAGGATACGTAATAAGATTGAATAATGAACAAGAATTGGTAAAAATTAAGTCAGACCATTATTTTATATTACATGCTTTAAAATCTAAACTTGATTCTGAAGCAATTACAGACCTATATCTGAGTTGGGGTAGACCATCTTTCAGGGATTTTGAAAACAAATTTCAATCAACTTTTGATTATGAAACTTGGGTTGTGATTGTACCGGCGGCTTCTTCTATCTGTACCGCTTCTCAAATAGCGAACGATGTGTATAATCACATAGCGAACTTAGTAGAAGAAAATAGAAAATTATCAAGAAAAGATTTTGCCCTTTTAATGAAACAGAAATATTCTGGAGAAAAGCTGGCTTTGTGTTTTTCGTTACTGGATCATAAACCTATCAAATCTAATTTTTTTAAAACTATTATTCTTCAAAATATTAAAACATATAATTTTTCTATGTTCAAAAAAGAAAAAATAAATAATGACGAAGAAGAATAAAACTTCCTGTATTTATAAAATAACGTGTTTGAATAATAATAAATTCTATATAGGAAGTACTATTGATATAAATAAAAGATTAATGAATCATGTTAGTTTCTTGAAACACAATAAACATCCCAACAAATATTTACAAAATTGCTGGAATAAATACGGGGAGAAAAATTTTAAATTTGAGATAATTGAAACTATTAACGATACAAATCAACTATTACTAAAAGAAAAGTGCTGGTTAGATAATACTAATTGTTGTAACGGCAAAATAGGTTTTAATATTGCAACAAATCCATTTGCGTTGATGGCGGGTAGGAAGCATTCATTAAAGACAAGACAAATAATGAGTTTAACTCGCAAGAGTGAAAAATTCTTACAAAATATGACAAAACAAAATATAATAAAAAATATATTGACTAATCTTAGAGTATTAGTAAAAGAAAATAAAAGTTTGTATGAAATATCAAAAACTATTAAAATATCTGATCCTACTTTAAGAAAGTGGCTAAAAATATTAGACCCTAATCTTTATTTATTATTCCAAATTAATGGAAAAAATAAAAAGAGTATGAATGGATTTAAAACCGGCCATTACTATTTCAAACATGGAACAAAATAAGCCCAAACTCACCACCTAAAGTATACCCAAATTGATTTTTACAGACCTCTAGCCGATTTTAAAAGGAGAAAACCTAATGATGATGGTAGACGACGTTGTTCACGTAGACATAGACGATCTAGAATGGGGACGTGTCTGTTCGGATGGAATAATTCTTGAAATCTTTGATTCGGAAGCCCTAGTTAATATTCTTGATATCCGAGCCAATGTTTTAGTTCCTCTAACAGATATTGTTGAAAAATAAAGTAAAAATTTAATTAAAAATCTGATAAAAAATAGTATAATATAGTATGGGAAAATTCATTGATTTAATTGGACAAAAATTTGGAAGACTTTTAGTTATAGGTCTATCGGGTAAAAATAGACATGGACAATATCTGTGGTCTTGTAAATGCAATTGTGGAAACATTAAAACAATTATTGGAAATAGTCTTCTCGTTGGACGAACACAAAGTTGTGGGTGTTTGTTTAAAGAAATTAAAAATGCAACAAAGCACGGACACAGCAGGGTTGGGAAAGAATCAATAACACATAGATCATGGACTAATATGCTCAATAGATGCAATAATCCAAATTATAAAAGACATCAAGACTACGGAGGTCGCGGAATTACCGTTTGTGATAGATGGAATATTAAAATGGGTGGATCATTTCAGAATTTCTTAGAAGATATGGGAGAAAGACCTGGAAAAGAATATTCAATTGATAGAATAAACAATAGCGAAGGTTATTACAAAGAAAATTGTAAGTGGTCTACGATGAAAGAGCAATCAAATAATAGAAGAAAATTTAAACCTAGATTAAAAAAATAAAGTAAATATTTAAATCACAAATCTCTTCCTCAAAAAAATTTTCATTCATAAATAGTTATAAAATATAGGGTTAACGAATTCTCAAATTTTCTGTGAAACAAAAGTACGAAAACGAACTATACAGATAGTAGTTTATGTTTTATTATCTACCAAAAGTCAATGAAATCATATCTCTTCACATGCCGATTTGCGAGACAAGAATTTATATGAATTTAATTTGCTGTATTTGTAAAAATAAAATTTCTAAGGACTCTAAAATAGCGAAAATAATATTAATAAAAAGAATACAACACGATGAAACGATTGCGCGATTAGAGTATGAAAACGATCAAAAAGAACTCTACATACACTTTAATTGTCTACAGAACGGCAATATTCCTATAATTTCTTGTCGGGCAAACGAAGAAAATTTTGCGCCGAATTCTCGTATAATAGATGGTGATTCCAATTCATTGGCTAGAAATAATATTTTAAATTTTTGAAAGATTAATTAATGGAAGAAGAGATTTGGAAAGATATTCCGAAATACGGGGGATTATATGAAGCCTCAAATTTTGGAAAAATAAAAAGATTATATAAATATTATAAAGCTAAGCCGTTTAAAATTTTAAAACTTTGTAAGGATAGATATGGATATTTATTTGTTCATTTAAGTAAAAATTGTAAAATTAAATCACATACCGTTCACAGATTGGTTTTAGAAACATTTGTTGGTATTTGCCCTTTAGGAATGCAATGTAGACATATTGATGGATATAAATTAAATAATAGATTAGATAACTTATGTTGGGGAACACCAAAAGAAAATTCGCAAGATAGAACTAAACATAAGGTTTCTTTTGGTAATTATAAATTAAAAATATTTCAAGTTATAGAAATAAAAAAATCGGAATTAAAAGGAACGGAATTGGCAAAAAAATATAAAGTAACACCATCAACAATTTCTAAAATTAGAACTGGTAAAAATTGGGGAGATGTAAATGAATAAAATATTAGAAATCTTCCCAAAAGAATATATTATTGATAAAAAAATATCTGTTAAGTTTGGACAAATTCCGAGTTTTGTTTCGGATTATCTTGTTTCTCAACTTGTTGATTCCGAAAATCCACAGACAGGTATATTGAAAATACAAAAACTCTTAGAAGAAAATTATGCAGAATCTTCTAAAAAAGAATTAATCAAATCTAGAATAAAAGAAATCGGAAGATATAATCTTTTGGGACATCTCCAGGTTCGACTTGACCAAAATAAAGACGACTATTTCGCAACTATTAGTTCTTTAGAAGATAATAATATTAGAATACATAGAACCGTGCTTGAAAAATTTGGTGACAAATTATTGTCCGAGGGTTGTTTTGGAAATATAGTTGTTGCATATGATCCGAACACTCTAATAAAAAAGAAAAATTATCCTTTTGTCATAATAGACTTTGTTCCTTTAAGTATAACTCAAATTAATTTGGATGAATATATTGAAAAAAGAAAATTGTTTTCTACAGAAGAATGGATTGATTTATTAATTAATAGTATAGGTTTTAATCCCGAAAGACTAACACAAGAACAAAAACTACTGTATATTTGTCGTCTCATCTTATTTGTAGAATCTAATGTTAATTTAATTGAGTTGGGGCCAGTTGCCACTAGCAAGACTCATTTTTTTAGAAACCTAAGTCAATACGGTCTTGTTTTATCGGGCAGCAACCCTACTATTGCGAGTCTTTTTTATAATAAACTAAGGAGATCTCCGGGCGTAATCTGTTATAAAGATTTTCTTGCTTTTGATGAAATTTCTTCCGTATCGTTCAATAACGAAGAATTAATCAATACCCTCAAGGATTATTTAAATTCTGGAAAATTTTCGAGAGACAAAACGGAGTTATCATCATCTTGTGGAGTCATACTTTTAGGTAATATTGATTGTGATCTTAAAATCTATGAACCTAAAAATACGTATCAACATTTATTTGTTCCGCTACCTATAAAAATAAGAAACGACAGAGCTTTCTTGGATCGTTTTCATGGATACTTGCCTGGATGGAAACTACCACAAATTTCTGTTTCTTCTTTGTCCCAAGATTACGCGTTTGCATCAGACTATCTTTCTGAAATTTTTCACAGATTGAGAGATAAGAATTATTCTTATGTTCTTAATTCCAAGATTCAATTTTTAGAAACAGGATTTAGAAATCAAATTGCTCTAACAAAATTGGCGTCAGGTTTATTGAAAATTATTTTTCCTCATAGAACAATTGAAACTATCTTAAACGAGGAACTTGAGTTGATTATGAATTTATCTATTTCTCTACGACAAAGAATTTTGGACCAATTAAAAATTATTAGTCCCGGAGAGTTTAAAAATTCACAAATTGGATATAAAATAAATGTTTAATAATGTTGACGACATAAGAAAAACAATGTATGAGTTTAGAACAAAGCATGGTAAATACCCAAACGTTATTTTTATATCAAAAGAAAAAAGAAGAGAATTTCTTGAAATGTTTCATAATTCTTTTACAATAGATGTGTGTTCGCCAGTAAGAGATTTTTTTGGTGATATTACTATTTGTGGAGTAAAAGTAAGATGGACAGAAAATGTTGATGGTGTTGATTGGATAGAAGAATTTAACGACATAGTTCAACAGCAATATGGATATTTTAAACCATTAATTAAAAACAAACCTATTAAAGTAAAATCCAATAAAAGAAAGATAATTTTATGAAATGTTGGAGGCCCAAAGGGACCAGTATCTAATTACGTGTGTGGGAGAGGATAAATGCGTGGAGATTTTTACATTCAAAGAACTATAGATGGTTTGCAAATAAAAAATCCTAATAAAAATATAGGATATATTTGTTGTAATGATAAAAAATTATATTGTTTTACAGGAGATAGTCTTACACTAGAAATGGATATTTTAGACATTATTATTTCTGCCGATGGTATTCTTTTTAAGGGTATTGAAAAACTCCAAGATGGACAAAGAATGATATATAATGAAGTTTGGTTTCTACCAAGAGGATATTAATAAGATGAGATATTTAGGTGGAAAAGTAAGAATAGCAAAACAATTAACAGCCTTTTTAAAATCGGTTCGCAAGCCTGGGCAAATATATGTTGAACCTTTTGTTGGAGGTGGCGCTATTATTTCTTTAATAGATGGCCCAAGAATAGGATCTGATCTTTGTCCTTACCTAATAACCTTCTATCGCCAGTTACAAGATGGATGGCTACCTCCAGAAATATTATCAGAAGAAAGATATAAGGAGTTAAAACAATTATATAAAGAAACAGTGTGTAACGGAGAAATAGGTTTTGCTATGTATTTTTGTTCATTCGGTGGAAAGGGTTGGGGAGGATATGCTCGTGATCCAAAGAGCGGATATGATTTTATTAAAGGCGCTCGCAATAGTACTATAAGACTTTTACAAACTATAAAAGATGTTAAATTTTATTCTAGGGATTATGAAGATTTGTTAAGAACTCTTCCTTTGGGGTGTTTTGTTTATTGTGATCCGCCATATATGGAAACAACGGGATATAAATCTAAATTTGACCATGTTCGATTTTGGAATATTATAAGAGAATTTTCGGACAAGCATGATATATATATATCGGAATATCAAGCTCCAGAAGATTTCGAATGTGTTTGGCAAATAGAAAGAAAAACTTGTATGAATACTATCACCGGAGGAAAAGCTGATAGAAAAGAAAAATTATTTAAGTTTAAAGGAAAATTAGATGAACAAATTGTTGCTTAAAAAGCCAGAAAATATGACACCCATTCAATTAGAAAAGATTTATAAAATTTGTTGGGACGAAATACACAAACGAGAAGAACTTAAAAAAGAGAAAGCTTTAAAAGAATTTGTTGGAAAATGTTATAAATATAAGAATTGTTATTCGTGTCCACAAGAAGAAAAAGATTATTGGTGGTTGTATATATATGTAAAAGAAATTAAAGATGGTTATCTTACTTGTCAAACTTTTCAAAAAGATTCAGATGGAAAAATTACGATCAATCTCAATGATACGATATCTAATGTCAGCGATAGGCATATCTTGTGCGGCAAGGCGATATTTAATTTAGAATTTGAAAAGATAATGGTTGAAATAAGTGACTCACAACACTAAAAATGAAATAAATTGGACAATAAAAGGAATTTTTAAATGAATATAATATCTTTGGATATAGAAACGACCGGATTAGATCCAGACAAACACAATGTTATATCTATTGGTGCAGTTAATCTAATAGACGACGATGAATTTTATAGGGAAATATATTATAAAGATTTATTTGTATCCACAAAAACTCAAGCATTTTTAAAAATTGATTTTAGTAAAATTGAAAATGTTCAACGATCAGAGCCATATATTGCAATTTGTGATTTTAATACTTGGTTAATAAGACAATACAATCATAAACCAATAATAGTTATGGGTTTAAATGTTGGATCTTTTGATTTACAATTTATTAAAAAATTATCGCAATCGGTAAATTCACCAGGAACAATAGAATTATTTGATTATCGTTCATTAGATTTAAATTCTGTAATGATGTATATGTCGCAATTTTCAAAATTGTATTTTGTAGATTTCAAAAAAGAAAAAACCGCGCAAGCTATCAACGTATTTAAGTCTATGAAACCAGAAATATACAAACTTGGTGCGCATCATGCTTTGTTTGATGCGTGGTTTAACGTTCATTTGTGGGAGGTTTTAAAAAATGAATAATATATGTTTTGAATGTGGAAATCGTCCCGGCTTAGAATGTCCAGGAAGAAAAGAAGGTGAACACACTCGATGTCAGATATGTTTTAATCATTTTATGATCAAAGAAAATGTTCGAAACGCTCAACATATATTAAAATTATTGTATGATATTCTTGAGAGCCATAGAGGAAAAGACACCTGTATTCAAAAATGCAAAGAAATTATTGATTCTTGTAAGAATACAAATACGGATTATTTATTTCATGATTTTTTACAAAAGCTTGTTAAATGAAAACTAAGGATTTGATGTTAATGTTGAAGACGAAATTGATGAAGACTGAAGGGAAAAAATATGAGAAGGTCATCTGGAAAATATTCTGAAGGACAAATGGTAAGAATGAAAATAAATCCACAACATATGTGTCAAGTTGTTGGAAGGGATGGATATGGTTATACAATTAGATGCCCAATTAAAAATAGTCTTACACCAAATATATCCGCCAATGCCTCTTTTTTTGGCGGCGATACAGTACCAAATAATATGATTTTTCAAGATATATATGTTCAAGAATTTGAAATAGAACTCGCCAAGGAGAATAATTGAAATGAATGATTTTATAATTAAACCAAAAGTAAAATTAATTGGAAAAAGCATAATAAATATAGATGGTCTAACGGCATTCTTAGAAGATTCAAATATGTGTTGGCCAGAATTTCAAAGAAAACTTGACTCGAATATTGATCTCGGCGACGACGATGGAAACTGGCTAATAGAGTTCGGCGGAAGAAATTGCTACCAATCATGGCCTAAAAAAGGAGAAGAATTAAAAGGTAGAACACACGATGAACACCTTAAACATTTAATAGATGTAGGACATGAAAGTTGTTTAGAACATGCGACTTTTAATTTCCAAATTTGGAATGTGTCAAGATCATTAACTCACGAACTCGTAAGAACTAGAATTGGAGTCGCATACAGTCAACTTAGCCAAAGATACGTAGACTCTTCGGATGTTTGTTTTATTATACCAAAAGCTATTCAAGAATTAGAAAAAATAAATCCATCTGTAGTAGAAGAATGGAAAACATTTTGTTTAAAATCAAGAGATTTTTATGAAATATTAACAACCCAATTATCAGAATTGTATAAAGATATGCCAAATAAAACAGAACAAAGAAAAGCAGCTAGACAAGCAGCTAGGTCTGTGTTGCCCAATGCGACGGAAACGAAAATCATGACAACTTTAAACGGAAGATCCGTTAGATATTTTATGAGTCTAAGAGGAGGAGAAGGTGTAGAACCTGAAATAAGATCTTTGAGTGTTGAAATGTTCAAAATAATGCAACAAGAATTTCCTCTTATTGTGTACAAAATGGAACTTTTTAAACTCCAGGATGGAAGCGAGGGGGTGCGTAGAATTTTAAATGAATAAAATTAAAGATTTAATTGGTAAAAAATTCGGAAGATTAACTGTCATTAAAGAATATGGTAAAAACAAATTAGGTCGAATCCTATACGAGTGCTTGTGTGATTGTGGTATTATTAAAATAATTCCTCGTTATAGCCTTGTGACAGGGAATACAAAAAGTTGTGGATGTTTGATGATAGAAAAAATAAAATTGGCTCAAACAAAACATAATCATACCAAAAATAACAAAGCATCAAAAACATATGAAGCATATCATCACATGATACAAAGATGCACAAATCCAAATGATAAATCATATAAAAACTATGGAGGAAGAACACAGCCAATCACTGTTTGTAGAAGATGGTCAAATAAGAAAAATGGATTTCAAAACTTTTTAAAAGACATGGGAGAATGTTCTCCTGGATTAACACTTGAAAGAATAAATAACAATTTAGGGTATTATAAATCAAATTGCAGATGGGCAACACGAAAAGAACAGAATAGAAATAAAAGAAATAATATTGTTATTCCATTGAATGGAAAATTATTGTGTTTAAAAGACTATTGTAAAATAAAAAATTTAAACTACAATGCGATTATAATAAGAATAAATACTCTTAAATGGCCCCTAGAAAAAGCTTTAACAACATCAATCAAGAAAAGAAAAAAAAATTAAATAATTTTAAGGAAAAATAATATGCAAAAGGAATTCTTTAAATGCAGTAGAAAAAAAATTAAAAAATTAGTAAAAGATTTAAAAGAAGATACTGAAATGTTGGATTTATCAAAAATACAATTAATTGATAAGATACGAAAATTGATAGAAACAAATAAAAGATTGAGAAGAAAGATAAAGTTATTTAATAATGATTTTAGATTCAGTAAATATAGTATGAATTAAAGATATACTTTATTATAATTAGACACAAACCGAATGTGTATGTATAATATAGCACGACAAGAAATTGCGGTTAAAGGTAAGGCTGGATGAATAAAATGATGCCCATTAAAAATAATGCCGCGAATCTCCCCGATTCACACATCTTATCCTTGTCTAGCAAGCCTAAAAAATTTCATTTTTTAAATGATTCTTGTGGTATAATTAATTATGAAACATTGGCAATATACCCCTATGTACATTTTTTTTTTCAATTCCGAGAAATTAAATGAAAAATAAAAAAGAAGAGCCCGAATGCGATTGCGAAGTTTGCCAAGCAGAAAATGATTTAAATAACGATCTAGAAGAAATGTTAATAAAGACCCGTCGCATCCTTCTCACAGGAGAAATTACAGATCAAAAAGCAGACTATATTTGCCAGAGATTACAGGCATACGCTTTTAATAAATTACCAGTATATATTTATATTAATAGTGCCGGTGGAGAATTGGGTGGTGGTTATGCAATTATAGATACTATGGAACTTAGTCCATTTCCTATATATACCATTGTGCGCGGAACCTCGGCAAGTATGGCGGCTACGATAACAGCTTACGGAACCAAGGGGTGTCGTTTCATTACTAAAAATAGTACGATGTTTCTTCATAATATTAATGTTGCACTTCCTGAGAATGAAATTCTTTCACAAAAAACAGCTATAGAACATTTGACGAAATATTCGGAAGATAAAACGAAAGATCTTGTTTCCAGACTTAAAATTAATAGGAAAAAATTTAATGAATTGTTAAATAAAACAACTTGGTTAATGCCGGAAGAAGCTATTAAGATTGGGATTGTAGATGGAATTTGGACAAAGGAAATGGAAGATAAGTTAAATATTAATTCTTTAAAGGAATAATAATGGTTAAAAGAAGAATAACCAGTGGATATTTTGATTTTTATTACAAACAAAAATATAACTTATTAAAAAAAATAGCAAATGATTTGTTTAAAAAATTTGGAAAAGGATATGATGAAAATTATCTCAACGATTTTCTTTCAATTGCAAGAACAGAACTTTTATATTCTATGATTCATTTTAATATAACTTTAGGTGCTTTTAATACTTTTCTTTATCATCGTGTAAGTGGGTCTATAAGACATTTTATAGATTCAAACATAAAACAAGCAACGAGATACGAAACAGAATTAAGAAAAGAGTTTATTAATGCTGAATATAACGAGCCAGTCGGATCGGGACTTATTATTGAAGAAATGTTTGATTCTTTAAAAGAAGAAGAAGCGGAAGTTCTGAGACTGAGATATCTAAGTAATATGACTCTTTTAGAAATTACAGAAAAAACGGGATTTTCAACTTATTCTATATTGAATTTGCAAAAAAAAGCAACCGAAAAATTAATATTAAAGTTTGGTGATAAAATTTAAATGAGCAAGTTTATTGATTTAACGGAACAAAAATTTAATAGATTATTAGTAATAAAAAGGGAGGAAAACGATAGATTTGGAAAGACAAGGTGGTTGTGCAGATGTGATTGTGGAAATGAAAAGATAATTAATGGCAATAGTCTTGTGTCCGGAAGCAGCAAAAGTTGTGGTTGTCTAAACACAGAGAAAATACAACTTCGAAACATTAAAAATAAACATGGGGAAACTCATGGATGCTCTGGAACAAAAACATATAGGGCTTGGGGTAGTATGATTCAAAGATGTACCAATTCAAAACACATAGGATATAAAAATTACGGAGGACGAGATAAGCCAATAACGGTTTGCGATAGATGGAATCCCAAAAAGGGCGGATCGTTTGAAAACTTTTTAAAAGATATTGGTGAAATACCCAAAGGGCTAACATTCGATAGAATAGATAACAATGGAGATTATTCTCTTGACAACTGGAGATTAGCAACAAGAAGCGTGCAGGCTAAAAATAGAAGGACAAATATAAAAATTGATAGACTGTGTTTAAAAGATTATTGCAAAATTAAAAATTTAAACTATAGTACAATTCGTGGCAGAATTCGTAATGGTATGTCTTTAGAAAAGGCATTAAATATTCCAATTAGAAAAAGAAATAAACTGCGAATAGATTTGAAAGGTAATTTGATTATGCAAGATGATCTTAAATCAATTTCAGAAGAATTAGACAAGTTCGATGCGCAAAAGGCCGAGGCGTTTGTTAAAAAAGTTGGTCCTCCTGGCAAAGAGTGGTGTGTTGTGAGTGAAAGAACAGGGAAGAAATTAGCATGTTACCCAACTAAAAAAGAGGCCGAAAATAGGCTTCAAGAACTTCATAAATTTTCTTCTAAATAAAACATATGAATGAAAAACTAGAAAAATGGTATAAGAGGTCATCATATAATTTTCTCACAAAAGAAATATTATTAGAAAAATATACAGAATTAGAATATTGGTCTAAAGTTGCCAAATATTTTAATATGCATAGGGGAACTTTAAGCAAGATTCAAAAATTGTTTAATATCTTAGGATATGGAGACAAAAAGGATTGGAGATGTCCTAAAACAACAAATCAAAACACGACTCAATCAATTATAAATTTTAGAAAAATAATAACTAAAGAATTATTATTAGAAACATATAATAAATTTAAAAATTGGCGAAAAGTAGCAAATTGTTTTCAAGTTTGTCAAAATGTTGTTGTTCAAGCTAGAAAGCAATTAAATATTTATGAAAAAACAAAAACAACAGGTATAAATTATAGCGGAGAAAAACATCCTTTATATATGGGAAAATATAAGAACCAAAACGGATATATAATTGTAAATCGTTATCATCCAGATAATCACAGAGGAAAGCAAACTAAAGAACATATCTTGGTTATAGAGAAATATATAGGCAGATCATTAAAAACAGAAGAAGTTATTCACCATATAGACGGAGATAAATCGAATAATATTATAGAAAATTTATACTTATGTAATATGTCAACTCATAGAAAAATTGAAGCTCAAATTTCGAAAATAGGGTATGAATTAATTAAAAGAAAAATAATAATTTTTGATAAAAATCTGGATTGTTATAAATTAAACGAAGGTGTATTAAATCTATAGAAAGAAAAGGAGAAATTTATGGTAAAAATGATTAAATTGGCTCTGGTGTCACAAATGTTTTTGTATGGCGGTTGTGCGATGTTGAGTTCCCCCCAAAATGCGGCGAAACTTAGTAATCCTTCACTTCACTTTGAAAGGAATAGTCGCGGTGTTACATTTGATGCAGGAAGTGAATTTAATGGTAAACTTAAGGGTAAATATGATGCAACAACTGGATCGTTTGATATTGATACGGAGGTTAATTCTAGCCCGTCTCCAGTTATAGCCGCAGAATCAGAAAGAGCACAGGCGATGTTCCAGTTCTATCAAGTTCAAGCAGAAGCCCATAAAGCAGATATGCAGGCGTTTGCCAGCATCATTAATAATGCTATTTCAGCTATTCCAGGTGTTCTTGGTGGAATAAATAATCAGCCATCACCGCCATCCTCTACCCCTTCTTTGAAAGAAATATTGGATCTACTTAAAGAAATTAAAGCTTTAAATTCAAAGCCGACGCCGTAAAATATAATGGAGACATAATATGAAAAAAAGTTTTCTTCAAAACAATAAAAAATTATTAACGTCGTATTTTGTATGTCTTGTGATGGTGTGTGTGACAGTATTTTTTCTCACAAGTACCCCTATTAAATCGACTCAAAAAATGAACGATTCGGTAGTAAAAATAGAAACTGAGTTTGGATATGGTTCTGGGGTTATCATAGGTAAAGAAAAACAGGAAGAAAAATTTCTTTATTATGTCTTGACGGCCTTCCATCTAATAAATGGCCAGATACCTGAAGAAGACAAATTATCTTCACAAGAAATTCCATTTTTGTTAACTTCTTATAATGATAAAGAGGAGGTTGTAGGAGTTAATAATGGAACATTTTTTTCTAGTGACGAAAAATTAGATGTGATGGTAATTACTTTTTTGTCTACGCGAGATTTTGCTGTAACAAAAATTTCTACGAATTATGAATTAATAAAAGAAGTTTATTCTTGTACTTGTCAATTATCGGAATTTCCATCTGTGACTAAAGGAATAATTTCAAGATTAGCGGGGCACTTTATAATTAGTGATGCTCAAATATCTCCAGGCTCAAGTGGCGGCGGATTATTTGTGAAATATGGTGACGAATATTGTTTAATCGGAGTTGCAGTACAGGTAGCGATAAGAGGGGAGTATATCTTTTTCCATTGTTCTTATTATGTTTCTTCGAAATCATTTATCAGATTCTTAAAAGATAACAAGATTCCAATTGTGGTTCAGAATTAATAAAAATATGAATAAGCAGTGGTCAAGAGAAGACGAGATTTGGTTAATAAATAATTATAAATTAATGAAAATCCATGAATTATCTAAATATCTTGGAAGAACAATTCCTTCTATCAACAACAAACTAATCAAATTGAATTGTGCTAAGTCAATTGATAAAAAACATTGGACACAAAAAGATATAAATTATTTAACAGATAATTATAAAAAAATATCTATAAAAACAATAGCCCAAACTTTGCATAGATCTAAAAAACAGGTATATTGTAAACTTTATGCTATTAAACATTGTATAGGCAATGGTCGTAAAAGGGGTGGAGAAGAAGAAAATCAAAAACTTCTTATTTTATATAATGAAAATAAAAATTTAAATGAAATAAAAGAAATACTTGGACTATCAATTAACTCTATAAGAACAAAATTAAGAAAATATCATATATCTTCATATAAAGAACGTAGTACAAAACTACGTTTTAGGTCAAAAAATTTCTATTCATCTATCAAACAAGCAATGCAAAATGGGACTGTTGGATCAGAATGCTGTTTATGTAGATATAATTTGTGTATAGATTTGCACCACATAGACGGGAACAGAGAAAACAACACCAAAGAAAATATTTCTTCTCTTTGTCCAAATCATCACAGAGAAATAGAAAGAGGAATGCATAAAGACAAAAAATTATATTGTGTCTGGTGGAAAATTAATTCAGACGGTTCTCTTGGTGAAAAATTTGATAATAATTTAAATTCGAGATCATGTATAATTCAATAGTAGATTAAAAGGAGAATTAATTGGACAGGATTTGTTGGGATGATTATTTTATGGGATTAACCCTATTTATTAGCAGGAAAAGTAAAGATAGTTCAACACGCCACGGTTGCCTTTTAGTAGATAAAAACAATAAAGCTGTCTCTTGGGGGTACAACGGAACACCTAGATCGTGCAAAGAGGAATTGCTTTCGCATTTGGCTCCAGACAAATATTTTGTCTATATCCACGGAGAATCCAATGCTCTACTCAACGCAAATTCTAGTGTAGAAGGATGCAAGGCATATATTTCTGGACATCCATGTGTTAGATGTTTATGTTTATTGATGCAAGCCGGAATTAAAGAAATAATTTATGGTCCCGTAAAATCTAAAAATCCAGAAAGTCCGCATTTTAAAGAATCTGAAAATAAAATAATTAAAAATTTATTAGATGGATATGATATTAAATTGAAAGAGTGGGAACCTCAAAATTTGAATTTATTAATTGAGGAATTCAAATCAATTATTAATATATTAGAAGAAAATTATAAAACAATTGATATTCCATTTTAAAAATCCAAACTTGTGTATAATCCCTAACAAGAAACAGGAGATCAAATTTTGAAAACAGCAGAAATTCATTTATTATATTTTAAACAGGGCGATGACTTACAAGCGTGTCTAGAGGGGGCGGATTATAATATTGTTCAAGGACTAGAAAATCATTCAGAAATGCTCAAATACTGTGGTCGTCATTTAGATAAAATTAGAAATCTTATTAAAAATAAATATTTTAAAGAAATTAAAAATATAAAAATAGATGCAGATTGTCATTTCATATCCATCGAAGGTCCAGACGATTTTATTGATGAATTAGTTGAAAAAGAACTCGCGGAAATTCACGAATACGAAGAAAGTATTGATTAGTGGAAAATACTCTCCCAATTTACGAACCTTCAGGATTCGCTCTTCAGATATTTAAAGATCGTTATGCGATAAGTCAAGACGAGGGATTCCAGGAAGCGTGTCGTCGTGTAGCTAACTTTATGGCAAGTGCAGAAGATGGAGAAAAAATAAAAGAATTTGAAAAAAAATTCTATGAAATATTGAGTCAGAATAGATTAGTTCCTGGCGGAAGAATATTCCGTGGGGCAGGACGAAAAAAATCTGCTATGCTTAATTGTTTCGTAGTAAAATGTGGTGACAGTAGAGAAGAATGGGCACAATTACTATATGATATAACAGTAATTACAAGTCTTGGTGGTGGCGTTGGATGCAATTTTAGCTCAGTAAGACCAAGAGGAACACCAATAAAAGGCAGTGGTGGAACCGCTACTGGGGCTGTAAGTTTGATGAAAATGGTAGATGGTATATGTAATGAATTAAGAGAAGGCGGCGGGAGAAGATGTCTCCCAAAGGGATCGCTAATACATACTTATAACGGACTAATCAAAATTGAAAATATTAAAATTGGAGATATTGTACAAACGGGATTAAACAAATACGATAAAGTTATTGCATCTGAACGCACCGGAAATCAAGAAATAGTTTTAATTGATACACAAATGGGTATATTTAAATCTTCTTTAAATCATAGATGGGCTACTCTAAAAAATTTAACTGGTAAAGTAGAATGGAAGCTTGCCAAAGATTTAATTTATGGGGACAGAATTTTATTTATTCCAGAAGAAATACAAGGGCATAAAACAAAATTGCCCGAATATAATTATATTAAACCAAAAATGTCCACAACATGCAAGGATATTACAATACCGACCCTGGATACAGAAATTGCATGGCTTTTTGGATATTTGCATGGGAATGGATGTGTAGAAATCTTAAACGAAGGAAACAAGGGCACTGTTTCATTTTCTTGTCCATATGATATTCCTGAAATACACAATAGAATTGTTAAAAATATAAAAAGATTCGGGGATAATTTACATATAAATGATTACTTTCAAACGAAAGAAAAATGTAGTAAGCCTCGTGTTTGTTCAAAACAACTTGCAGAATACTTATCTCAATTTAAATTACCCCACCAAACAATGAACGTGCCTGATTTTATTTTACAAGGATTGCCAGAAATTAGAAAGGCATACTTGGCGGGGTTATTAGATGCAGATGGATATCTTGGAAAAACAAAAAAGAAAACTTTGCCCAAAATAGCATCATCCGTCTATCCAGATTTTTTAAGACAAATAAGAGCCGTTCTTTCTTCTCTTGGTATAGTCTCTAAAACTAGACTTGATAGGGAAGCCACAGGAGAATGGAAAGACATGTATTCTGTTGCAGCATTTTCTTATTTTGGAATAGAAAAAATTAAAAATGATATATCTCCATATTCTTTAAAATATGCCAGAGATGGCATCCAAGAAAGAAAAAAGGAACAATTTTCATTAACAGTACCAAGAAAAATGTTACGAGAATATAATAACAGAGGGAATTTTAGTCCTGCGTATTGGACAGATCTTAAGAATTCGGAAAAAGCAAAAATGGAGTGTAGTTGGAAAAAATTTATTTTGACAGAAGGAGACAGAGATTTTCTTCCTATTAAAGTTTTAAGCATAACAAGACAAAATGAAAAAGAAGAAACATATGATATCCAGATTGAACATGATGCGAAATTTATATCCGAGGGATTATTGGTACATAATTCCGCGCTAATGTTTTGTTTAAGATACGATCATGGAGATATTGAAGAATTTTTACGTGTCAAATTAGACGAGAAGGAATTAAATAATGCTAATATTAGCGTATTAATAGACGATAAATTTTTAGACTTAGTAGAAAAAGATAAAGATATAATATTGGAATGGGCAGGAAAAGAAATAAAAACTGTTAAAGCAAAATGGTTATACGACAAGATAATAGAAAATTCTTTGTCGTGCGGGGATCCTGGAATTTTATCTATAGGTAATGCAGATAAATATAACAATATATGGTGGGTTGCTCCTATGTCATCCACTAACCCTTGTGGTGAACAATGGTTGCCGGTATATGATGCATGTACACTGGGATCAATAAATTTATCTGTCCATGTAACAAGTAACGATGAAATAAATTGGGACTTATTAGATGATACAATTCGTATGGGAGTAAGATTTCTAGATAATGTTTTAGACAAAAATGAATATCCCCTCGAAATAATTAAAAAAACATGTCAAAATCACAGAAGAATTGGGCTTGGAATTTTAGGCTTACATGATATGTTCCTTAAAATGGGAATAAAATATAGTTCAGAAGAGGCATTGAAAATAACAGATAAAATTATGCTCTTTATAAAAAAGAAAGCTTATGAAGCAAGTGTTTTTTTGGGGGTGGAAAAGGGATCATTCCCCCTTCTTGATAGGAAAAAATTCTTAGAAAGTGGATTTTGTAAAGAATGTTTGACTATATCTACAAGAAAAAAAATATTATCTTATGGGATTAGAAATTGCGCGATATTATCTATACAACCAACTGGGACAACAAGTATAGTGGCTGGTTGTAGTTCTGGTATAGAGCCTTTATTCTCTCCGGTTTATCGCAGGAATTTTAATAAACATAAAGATATTCATTCAAAACTTACAAATAAATCAACAGAAATTGTTATTCATCCACTATTAAAAGAATTTATAGAAAAGGGAAAAGATTATTCTCATTTTGAGGGTGCTCACGAAATATCCCCAGAGCAACACTGTAAAATACAATCAATATGCCAGAAACATATAGACGGAGCCATCTCGAAAACTATAAATTTGCCCAAAGATACAACAAAAAATCAATTATCAAATTTAATTAAAAAGTATATGTATGATCTCAAAGGAATAAGTATTTTCCGAGATGGAAGCAAGGGCGAAAGTCCACTAATGCCCCTTCCAACAAAAGAAGCAGAAAAATATTTAAAAGAAATAACAACAAAGGTAGAATCTACTGACAATAGTTGTCTTAATGGGAAATGCTCATTAGAATAAGGGTGTGAATTTAGTGAATGATGAAAGAAAAAATCTCCAAGAAGCTGTAGATTCAGTAAAGAAATATGGTTCTATTGCGGCAGCGGCAAAAGTTTTGAAAATACCTAGAAAAACTTTGTCAGGAAGATACAACAAGGCACTGGATAAAGGATATGTTTCTGGAACCCCCATGCTCTCTCCGGAACAAGAAATTGGTCTTGATTCTAAGTTGAAAACAGTTGTCAAAGAAAAAAGAGATCTTCAGAAAAAATACGAAGAACTTCTAAAACTTTTTGAGGACCAGTCTGGACAAATTAATACAATAGAATTGTTTAGTAAAAATATAGATTTAATTCAACACGAAAAAATTAAAATAGTTTCTGAAGGAAAGCCCTCCGAATCAACAGCTATTATTTTATGCTCCGATTTACACTATGAAGAAACCGTTGATCCTAGAACGGTAGACGGTTTAAATGAATATAATATAACAATAGCAAAAGAGAGATTCCATAAAGTGTTTCAGAATGGATTAAAATTAATAGAAATGTGCAGAAGTAAATCAAATATTAAAAAACTTGTCTTGTGGCTAGGGGGAGACTTGATATCGGGTTATATTCATGAGGAGCTTGTGGAAAACAACGCCATGAGTCCAATAGAGGCAAGTATAGATGTTTATAAACTATGTGTTTCAGCAATAGATTTTCTGATAGAAGCCGGAGATTTCAACGAGATAGTAATAGTAACAAGCGTAGGCAACCACTCTCGTACTACAGAAAAAATTAGAATATCCACCTGCGTGGAAAACAATTACGAATGGCTAATATACAATTTCTTGTCAAGCCACTACGAAAAATCAGATATAATTAAGTTTAAACTATCTAGAGGATATTTTAATTATTTAGATATATATGACTATACCGTAAGATTTCATCACGGAAACTTCATAAGATACTCTGGTGGCGTGGGGGGTATTAGTATCCCCATTAATAAGGCAATAGCCCAATGGAACCAGGGTAAATATGCTGATCTAGATGTCTTTGGGCATTGGCACCAAAGATTGTCAAGCAAGAATTTTATAGTAAATGGATCAATAATTGGGTATGGGCCTTATAGTCTTAGTATAAAGGCCGCGTTTGAAAAGCCCCAACAATCATTCTTTTTGGTACATCCGATATGGGGCAAAACCGTAGAAGCTCCTATTTTTGTGGATTAAAATTATGCGCAAACTTATTGATTTAACCGGACAAGTGTTTGGAAAACTAGAAGTTGTAATATGATGAGATGTACAAAAATATACAACTTCCAATTAAAAATACAAATCCATTGTGGAAATATTTAAATGCATAATAAAGGAAAATAAATGAAAAAGAAAAATTTAACAAAGAAAACAAAAATAACAAACAAAGATGGAGTAGAAACTATTGCTATTGACACAAAAGAAGAATTAAAGAATGTTGCAAATTCATTACAGCTTGTAAAACTTAAGTGTGATATTATAACTAATAAATTTCTTTGCCACAAAGAACAAGAAGTAGTAGAAGCAATACTTGAAATGGCAGAAGAATTTAAGAAAGATAAGAAAGAAGATATAAAATCCGATAATTCTTTTGAAGCACTTGGCGAACTTGTTGAAGAATATGTTAAAGATAAATTTTTTAGTGCCGAAATTTTAGAGAGTATAGTTTTCATTTTTCAAACATGTTCCGCCATTGCTATTGCCGATTCGTTTAATAATGATGCCCTTAAACAAGTATATGACGATGATCAAAATTTTACAATTGCTCTTGGAATTACTGTTCTTGCAGAAGGTATCTATAGTGGAGCAAAAAGAATATTAACAGGAGACGACGAAGAAGAGGAACCAGAAGAAGATTTAACAGGCCAAAAATTTGGTAATTTGACAGTTCTTCGAAAAGCAACTGAAGAAGAGGTTGCCGAGGCAGAAGCGAATGGGGCTTTGGATGAATGTTGTTGTGAAAACGAAGAAAATGATTCAGAAATAGAAGAGGAAGAGGAGATAGATGAGTACGATCTTATTCATAACGACAGATATATGGGGAGAAACAGTATAGTCACTCGCAGAGCTACAGAAGAAGACGTTAAAAAATTAGGTAAACATGGTGTTAAATTGGGATATCCATTAGAGTGGAGATCAACCATAGAAGAAGATATAGAGGAAGCTAAAGCAAATGGAACTTTTGAAAAAAGAATGATTAAAACTTATAAGGCTTACGAAGACACTCTCGGAAGATATGAAGATCCAGACCACGCCGAATACAAAGACTATGGAGGGAAAGGGATCGGGTTAGCCACCGACTGCGACTGGAAAGAGCCAAAGGGTAAAGGTTTTGAAAATTTTCTAAAACACAATGGACTAGAACCAGAATAAAATGTTTGACATAATTAGTTTTTGCTCAGCAAGTTATTTTTCAAAACTAGAAAAAACACTTAAAAATTGGAACGACCAATCTTCCGTAGAAAATATTTTTATCTACACAAACGAAATAGATCAATCTGATCTTAACAAGTATAAAAATTTAAATAAAGTAAAATTTATTGAAATATTTGATGATGATTCGACATGTTTTGGTATAAATTGCGCAAGAAAGGCTGAATCATTAAAATATTTTATTAATAATAATAAATTTGAAAATATTCTTCTTTTAGATATTGATTGCTTAATTGTGAAGGATCTTAATAATTTGTTCAAAGAAAATGCAAATATTTTTGTTACAATTTATCCAGAAGTCAAGGAAAAATATAGAACAAATAATATAAGCGCGGGATTCGTAGCACTTAAAAATTGTGATCAAATAAAAGATTTTATAAACCAGTGGGTGGAAAGACAAAAAAGTTTACACAATGCTCCGTCTAGGGACCAACGAGCATTATCGGAATTAATTACAAATCTATATAAAAACCATAACGATATCTATAAAATTAAATTATTGAACGGTAATATTTATAATTCACATCCCTGCAACGGTGGGGTTGGATATGTAAAAGAATGGTTACATAGAGTTAAAATTTACAAGCCATACATTCTCCATTTTTCTTCGGGAACAATAGATAATAATCAAATAATTGACGACGCATTAATAACAATGGATGAAAAATGAATAATATAGAATTTATGGTGATAAAAGATTTTAATAAAGTTGGTGTAATAGGTTCACGAACTTTTGTTAACTATGAATTTATGAAAGAAATTCTTGATAGTTTTTCTTTTTCTGAAATTGTAAGTGGAGGCGCGAAAGGCGCAGACAGTCTCGCAAGAAGATACGCAGAAGAAAAAAATATTCCTATAACAGAAATTTTACCAGATTGGAATCAGTACGGAAAAAGCGCCGGATTTAAAAGAAACAAATTAATAATAAATCAATCAGACGCCATCATAGCTTTTTGGAACGGAGAATCAAAGGGAACGAAAAATAGTATTGATCTCGCAAAGAGGGATGGTAAAAATGTTTATATATTTTGGAAGGAATAAAATGAAAAAATTATTGTTAGGAATTGGTTTTTTAGTTTTAATCAGCGGTTGTGATATAGATTTTGTGACAGATACAGTATATGTTCCATCTCCAATATATTATATCGAAGAACCATGTTGTGATTATGTTGAGGTTTGGATTTATTAATGGCTAAAATTACAGAAACAGCAAAAGAGATTTGGAAGCCTATTATTAATTATGAAGGATTATATGAAGTTTCTGATTTGGGGAGAATTAAAAGTTTAAAATATGAAAAACAAAAGATTTTAAAACAACGTCGCTGTGACGCAATGGGTCATATTGGTGTCGCCCTATGTAAAAACAATGAAATAAAAACATTCTATATTCACAGATTAGTTTTAATAGCTTTTGTAGGTCCATGTCCACCCGGAATGGAGTGTAGACATCTTGATGGTAATCCCCAAAATAATAGATTAGAAAATTTAAAATGGGGAACAAAATCAGAAAATGCCCAAGATTCTATTAAGCATGGCACCCATTATTCTATCTTTCCCACTCCTCCAAAAGGATCAAAACATCATAGTTCAAAATTAAACGAATCACAATTTAGGGTTATTACAAGATTAATAGAGGACGATTATTTAACCCAAAAAGAAATCTCCGAAATATTTAATGTTGTTCAGGCTACTATATCAAGAATAAAGAATGGAATAAGATGTCTTTAGAATTAAATTTTTCTTGGTCGGCCAGTAGGATTAAAACTCTCCGGGAATGTGCTCGCAAATACTGGTATAATTACTTTGCCTCTTGGGGGGGCTGGATGAAGAATGCCACAAAAGAACAAAAAGAAGCATATCTATTAAAGAACTTGACTAATTTTCCGATGTATGTCGGTTCGATTGTACATGAAACAATAGAGTATGCGATTAAAACTTTTAGGTCAACCGGAAAATGGATATCTTTAAATGATTCTAAAGATAAAGTTGTTAATTTGTTGCGGAAGGGATGGGTGGAATCAAAAAATCAAGAATGGAAAACTAGTGCCAAAAAGGTAAACTTCTTCGAAATGTATTATGACAGAATGCCCGACAAGCAAAAGTTGAGTAGCTATAAAATAAAAGCATTAAAATGCATAGAAGCTTTTTACAAGTGTGACCTGTTTAAAACTATGAGTTCACTAGAAAAAAATCAATGGATAACTGTCGAGGAATTTCAAAAATTTAAAATGATAACAGGAGAAGAAATTAGTGTCAAATTAGACTGCGCGTTTAAGGATAATGGAAAGCTGATTCTCGTAGATTTCAAAACAGGTAAGCCGAACAATGACATTGTTGAACAGATGACTGTTTATTCGATGTATGCCCTAAAAATGAAATGGGTAGAAAAGTTAGAAGATATAGTAATTATTCCGGCGTTTCTAGCCTATTTTGAGGACGATCCCGTGGCAGCATTTCCTACAATTGAGATTAATAAATTGCAGATTAAAAATCAAATTGATATTATTAAAAGAGAATATCCTCTATTGGCGAAGGCCCATAAGAATAGGGAAGATAGAGAATTATTTGAAATGACCGAGAATCTCAATAAATGTATTTATTGCAATTTTAAGAGAATCTGCCCTGGGGCTGAAAGATAATGTTTATAAAAGGTCATATTGGTGGGATTTATAAGATAACGTGTTTAAAAAATAATAAATTTTATATAGGAAGTTCAACAAATATAATAATCAGATGGAAATTACATAAAAGTGCGTTAAAAAGAAATGCACATCCGAACACATATTTACAAAATTCCTGGAATAAATATGGAGAAAATAATTTTAAATTTGAAATAATGGAAAATGTTAAAACTAATCTTTTGATAGAAAGAGAATTAAGTTGGTTCAAAAGGACTAAGTGTTTTGATCATAAATATGGATTTAATATTATTAATCCAGGTACATTTCCTATGCTTGGACGAAAACATAGTGAAAAATCTAAATCAAAAATAAGTATAGCAATGAGTGGTAGAATATTAACCGATAGTCACAAAAGAAATATTGGACTTTCTCGTGACGGCAATAAGCACACCAAAGAAAGTAAGCTTAAAATGAGTATTACACACCAGGGATCTAAAAATCATTTTGCAAAATTAACAGATCTTAATATTCAAGAAATTAGAGCAATGTATAAAAATGGATTTTCCGTAAAAGAAATAGCCAATATCTATAATGTTCATTCAAACACAATTTATGATATTATAAACAACAAGAGTTGGAAACACATACAATGAGAGAGATTATACTGAGGACGGACGGAGGAATAAGAGAAGGTAGAATGGCTTGTGCTTGGATTGCATTCAATCCAGAAGATGTTAAGGAAATTGTTTTTCAAGGTTCTAAAAAATGTGGAAAAAAAGGCACAAGTAATATAGCCGAGTACCGGGGGTTGATCGCCGGTTTGACACATGCTCTTAAAGAAAAAATTGAAATAATTCATATAATAGTTGATAGTCAATTGATTGTAAAACAGATTACAAAGGCAGCAAAAACAAATAACGAAGAATTGATTAAGCATAGGGATAAAGTTTTAGAATTATTAGAGCAATTTAAAGAATTCTCAATAAAATGGGAATCTAGAGAAAACAATAAGTTAGCTGATGAGTTAGTGAATAAAATCTTTGGTGGTAAGAAAAAAAATGTTAAGAAATAAAATTATGTTTGGCTCTGGGATGTTGGCAATATTGTTAGCAGGAATAATAGCGGGTATAATACTTTTCTTTACAACGTCTTGTGTTTCTCCGGGAGCCGTTAAAACAGAGGCTATGGCAAAAATTGCATCGGTAGAAAATAATTTAAATAAACTTGAAAAAATAGTTGACAACAAAGTTGATGCCGAAACTATAGAGGAATTAAAACAACAATTATTTGAAGTAAGTAAGACTGTAAATAATTCAGGAATAATCAAATATAGTGGGGCATTGGCCGTTATTGTCGGCACTTCTTTAATGGCTATTATTTTTCTTTTGGCCATCGGTATATTTCTCAAATATTATCTTAAAGCTAAGAATAGTATGAATATGTTAAATTTAGTAACCAAGGCGGTTAAAAATGTTGACCCAGAAACCCAAAGAAGAGTTAAGGGTGCTATTGAATCTCAAACATCTAATGGCGGACCTTTGACGGAGAAGCATAAAAATCTTTTGGCAAAATTCACTAAAGCCAACGGAACTTTCGTCGAAAAAGTAATTAAATCCATAGTATAATACGTTATGATGCCAGACCCTAAGTGTCCGGACTGTAAAGGAACGGGAGAGATCCTTTTGTTTGTTAGAACAGTAAAATGTTTTTGTCTCAACAGAATTATTGATGACGACCCACTGGAATTAAAAAAATTGTTTGATGAAAGATTAAAAGAAAATAATGATATTAACTGGCCAATAATTTAAAGGATTTTAAAATGGGGAAAGGTTCTAATAAACGTAAATGCCAAGTTTCTCCGGAGATTGAAACCGCAAACTGGGAATCTGTGTTTGGTAAAAAGAAATTGAATATTATGGGCGATAAAGATCGTGAAGAAATGAAAATAGATAAAAATCTTGTTGTGAAGGAAATAGAAGATAAAACCAAATGACCGAGGAAATTTGGAAAGATATTAAAGATTATGAAGGATTATATCAAGTATCAAATTACGGAGGAATAAAACGATTCAATAGAAATAAAAATCATAAACCATTTAAAATTTTAAAATCTTTAAAAATCAATAAATATGGACATTTGCAAGTAAGTTTGTATAAAAATAATATAAGAAAAAATTATTCTATACATAGATTGGTTCTTGAAGCATTTGTTGGTCCTTGCCCACCAGGGATGGAAGGATGCCACAATGATGGAAAACCCTCAAATAACTATGTTGGAAATTTGAGATGGGATACACATAAAAATAATGCTAAAGATTCAATTAAACACGGGACTTTTATTAAGGGTTCTAAGCAGGGGTTAGCAAAATTAAATGACTGGAAAGTTAGAATAATTATAAGATTAATAGAAGATGGATATTTAATTCAGCAAGAAATCGCCGACATATTTAATGTAACGAGACAAACAATTTCATATATCAAAAGAAAGAAAATATGGAAACATATAACCGTAGATAAAGGAGAAATTTAATGGAATTAAATATAAATGAACCAGGAAAAAGAATTACTCTTGGTATTGCAGACAGAGGTTCTGTCGTAGCAAAATGTAATAAGTGCGAAAAAAATCTCATGATTTTTCAATTAACAAAAACAAACGAAGAACTTGTAGGAGAAAATAAAAATCCTATCACCACAAGAATAGCTGTTTATTGCGAAAATTGTAAAAATATAAATAGGGTTATCTCAATCAAAGGACAATTTTATCCAGGAGCAGCAAATGATCAAACTAAATTCGAAATAGATGAAAATATTCAACATGGTGGTGGATTAAGTCCTGACTGCGACGTTATTTTTAAAGTTAATAGGAGAAAATAATGCACGACATAAAATACATAGATAAAAATGGTACTCCACATATTACTAAATCCGAAACAGAAGCAACATTGTATTCAAATAAAGATGTTTTCGCCTATACGATTGGTGATATGAATTTTGTGTTGATTTCCAATGATGGCGATTTGTTTAATCCTCAATCTTATGACAATAGAAACAAAAAAGATTTGGAGAAGGGTGGACTATCCTACAATTTGAAAAAATGTAATAAATTATGTTTTGATTATTATGTTCTTTTCCTAAAAACGAAAAACAGGACACATTTAACGCTGGCGCAAAGAAATTATTTAAATTAAAATAAAGGAAATAAAATGAAACATGTAGATAAAAAACTGTCTGATGATTTTTCAAAATTTTTAGACCGAAAACTTTTTTATAAAAACGACAAACCCTTAAAACAAACCAAAAATAAGTTAGATCTTTTTAATAGATGTACGACATTATTTGAAGAATTTATAAATACGTATATTGTTTCAGATTTGTTTCTCTACGAACAATCAGAATCAACATCTTCACCTATTGTTCCAAAAGATAACAAACCAAAAAACGCTAATGTTATAAGTATAAAAATAAAAAACCCAATAGATGGGGGGAAAGGAACTACTATTATGACGGCATCAGAATCCATGAAGGCTGATAGTGAAAGGTACTCCGGAGTAAAAAAGAATGAATAATGAAGAATTAATAAGTTTTATGGTTCCGACAAATTGCAGCAAATATTATGTTGCAACTTTATCAAATAACAAAGAAGTCTTTCAAGACGAGAGAAAAGATGGGCCTCATTCATGGATAAGACTAAAACAATTTTTACAATTAAATCCAGATTTAAAAATCGTAGACCTTAGACTTATCGAAGGAAATAAAAGTTTTGATATGCCAAAATTACAAAAAGGTTATTGTTTTGGTAAAAAGATGGTAAAAATTTTTATGGGAAACGTAGAAGTGCAAGGAATTTGTGTTGGATATTATGATGGTGTAAATGCAACATTGTTTTGGATATCCGAGGACGGAGAAATGGTGGGAAAAGAAACGCGAAATAAGGACAAATGTGGATTTTTTCTTATCTGTAACGAAGAATAAAAATGGAAAAGACTTTTGATTCACCAACAACCCCAGGTCTTCCTATAGATTTTCGTAATTACGTCGTAGAATTAGTGTGTTTAAATATGGATAAGAAACTCGGTCCTCGATTCTGGAAATCCAATAATTATTGGGCCAAAAAATATCCGAGAGAAATTAAAGGCATAAGCAACTTAAGTAAATTAACAGATTTTAATAATCCTTTAATTCAAAAATTATTAATTGGTATTATTAAAGATGGTTGGATTAAATCTCTTTCGGCTAAAAAGACTTTAAATACAATAATTAAAAAATTAGATATATTATATAAAAAAGAAATAGAGAAGAGAAAAATAAGTGACGAAAAAATAGTTGTGAGTATCTTTTCTCCAGAAGAAAATGCAAGATATGTAGATACTGGGACAAAAAATAAATTGTCGATTTTGAAAGATATTGAGGAAAATGGCAAAAAAGAATAAAGACAAGATTGTTGATGAAAGTTTTAATTCCTTTCTCGAAAGGCAGTATGGGATTGGAATCATTCAAAAAGCGGATAAAATACTAGATAAGAAAAGAGATATTCTCAAGACGGTATTATCTCTCGACATTAGTTTAAGTGGGGGGATTCCTGATGGCGCTACCTGCCTTATTAGTGGCAAAAGCAAAGTTGGAAAAACTTCAATCTGCCTAGAAATTCTAAAGAATGCAATAGATGCAGATCGTCCCGCCTTTTATGTGGACATCGAGAGACGCTGTTCCCATAGCCTTTTGAAAACTATCCAAGGATTAAATACAGAGAAATTAAATATTATAAAATCTACACCAGACAAGGTGCTAAGCGCCGAGGAGTGGCTTAGGGTTATTGAAACGACAATAAAGGAAAATCGAAAAGCTGTAATTGTTATAGATAGCATCGCTGCGCTAAGCACGCTCGCCGAGCAATCAGAATTACTGGGCGAATCGCGGGATATGAGCGGGACACCTAAACTTCTTGCCAGCTTTTTCAGGAAAGTTCAACAAACAATAGATGATACAAATTCTATCGTCCTCTTTATTTCGCAGCTAATGACTAGTAGGGAGCCTATGGGAAAGAAATTCGAGACTAAAGGAGGGCTCGCAATAGGTTATGCTTGCAGCGTATGGCTTACTTGTAACTGGGCTAAACAATGGGATAAAGACCCGGAGACTAACGCACCTGCCGGGCACGACGCGATGATAACCGTGATATGTTCTGCTTTAGGTAAACCATTCCTTCCCTGCGCCGTTCCTCTTCGCTTTGGTGAGGGTGTAGATCGCATAAAAGATATTTTAATCAATGCAGAAAATCTTGGTTTGATTCAAAAAAGTGCAAGTTGGTTTATTGTTCCATCAATACTAGACGCAGATGGCAACCCTATTAAATTACAGGGACTTGAAAAGGTTCGTGAATACTTTAAAAGTAATCCTCAATATATTGAAAAATTTGACAAAGAGATAAGAGATATATTGCTCCCTGAAAGAAAATAATTGGTATGATGAATAATATATCTGGTATTTATAAAATTATATGTAAAAATAATAATAAATTTTATATAGGAAGTAGCGTAAATATTGACAGAAGATTGAAAGATCACATAAGATTTTTACGTAAAAATAAACATTATAATCTATATTTACAAAATTCATGGAATAGGTATGGAGAGAAAAACTTTAGATACGAGATTATTGAAAATATTTATAACATAAAAGATTTATACGCGAGAGAGAAATGGTGGATTGACGCCACCAATTGTTGCAATAGAAAAATAGGTTTTAATGTTTCTTCTGATCCCCAAGCCCCAGGAAAAGGAAGCTTCATTGACTTAACTGGACAAAGGTTTGGAAAACTTATTGCAATAAAACCTAATGGTAAAACCAAGGGAGGTAATTATTTATGGGAATGTATATGCGATTGTGGTAAAGAAACAATTGTTGCCGGGAAAAGTCTTAAAGATAGTAGCACTAAAAGTTGTGGGTGTTTACAGAAAGAAATGGCGTGCGAGGCAAGCAAATTAAGAATAAGGCATGGTCATAGTACAAATGATAAAACATCAAGAACATATAACACCTGGAGAAGAATGGCTCAAAAATGCACCAACAAAAATCATCCAGCCTATAAATATTACGGAGGAAGAAATCCTCCGATTGCGGTTTGTAAAAGATGGTCTAATAATAAAAATGGATTTCAAAATTTTTTAGAGGATATTGGCGAAATACCAAAGGGTAAATCTCTTGATAGAATCAATAACAATGGTAATTATTCCCCCAAAAATTGTAAACTACGAAATAAATTTTATGATTATAAAAATAAGAAACAATGTATTACAGATTTGGCACAAGAATATAAGATGAGTCCCCAAACACTACAGTATAGACTGAATAAAGCGGGATGGTCATTAAAAAGGGCTTTATCAACTCCGATTAGAAAATATAAAAAAAGAAAATAAAATGATTGTTAAAATATATGATGGATCAGAAATTAATATAAATTTAAAAAAATATTTATTAAAAGAGACATATCAGAGATCAAAATTTCAAACAAGAATTAAAGAACAATTAAAGGAAGAATATCCTTCGGACAATATCTATGAAGAAGTATACATACCTATTGAAAAATTTTATCTTGATCTTTTTATCCCTTCACGTCAGCTTGTGATAGAAATCCAAGGAAAACAGCATTCTATGCATATAAAGTTTTTTCATAAAACAAAAATAGATTTTAATAATCAAAAAAATCGAGATGAACGTAAAATTAATTTTTGTCTACTTAACAATTTTAAATTTGTGGCCGTATATGATAAGTAATAACTTCGATGAAGAATATAAGAAATACAATGATGATCTCGTAGCATGGGAAAAATCTTTATGCCTCTCCTTTAAAGAGTCTAATAGATCAGAGATTGAAAAAATACTCGAATTATCTATAGAAGAAGTTAGATTAGAAACAACAATGAGACTTTGTGAATATTCATTTATGCTTTCTCAATATTTAATATTTCTACAGAAAAAATCTAATGAATGCGAATGCTATCTTAAATGGACCAAAAATGTTATAGGTAAATTATTTAATGAAGATAAATCAAAAGCGGGAAGACTATCGCAAAAAGTAGAGCTTAGACTCTCTAGAATAATTTATCTGTCTCGCCGTGTTGAGTTTTATTGTCAGACTATACAAACAATAATAAGACAAAGAAATTTGGAGATAAAAAATGGATAATCCACTTAAAATTATTAGAGAGGGTATTTTACAACATAATTTAGAAAAAATCTGTAATGGATTTGAACTTTTAACTGGAGAAAAAATTAAATTAGAACCATTGCCAGATATTATAAATCCTTTAATACAGCAAATAGAACAACTACTTAATGAGTATAAAAAATCAGAAAATCGAATGAATATAAAGTCTTCAGATTTAGATAAAATTGCAAAAAATAAAGAACCAGTCGTTTTTGATAAATATAAAACACCACCATTGGCTACTGGATTTTCTACAACAAATAAAAGGGGATATTATGGCAATGAAACTAAACCCTTGACAGAAAATGTTTCAGAAGAAGAAGTAAACAAAAATATCGAAAAAGCTACTATTACCAAGGAACGAAAAACAAAAAGAAGTCCTCCCAAAAAATATAATATAAAGTGTTCGCAATGTGAGCAAAATTTTGAATCGGACAGACAAGAAAGCAAAGATTTTGGGCAAAAATGTCCAAAGTGCCTGCAAGATACAATTAATGGAAAAATAATTGAATAATTATAAGATATAATATGTTAAATAAAGAAAAACGTAAACTTTACATGAAAGAATATAACAAAAGATATAGATTGAAGAATAAAGATAGAGATAAAGAAAAATATAGACTCTATATGAAAGAATATCATTTTAAAAATAAGGATAGGCGCAACGAAAGACATAAACTTTATATGAGAAAATATCGAGCCGAAAACAGGGATCTTTATAACACCTATATGAGAAGTTTATATGCAAAACATCCAGAATATAGCCGATTACGAAGATTAAAAAGAAAAGAGTTACTTGCTAATATTAAAAAAGATAGTGGATGTATGGTGTGCTGTGAAAATGATCCAAGATGTTTAGATTTTCATCACAAAGATTATAAAACAAAGAAATTTACTATAGGCAATTCTAAAGGACGGGATTTATTACAAACAATGAAAGAGGTCGAGAAATGTATTGTCTTATGTTCAAATTGTCATAGAAAATTAGAACAAAAAGAAAGTGATACGGGTATCCAATGGATAAACAAACAAATATTTTGAATGATTCGGGATGTGAACGATCTGTTTTATCTGCTATCCTAAATCATGGGTCAGATCTCCTTATAGATATTGAAGAAATTTTAGATACAAAAGATTTTTATTGGTCGATTAATAGAACAATATTTTCTATTATTAAACATCTTGTTCACGAAAAGAGTTTAGATAAATTTGATGGACCAACAATAGTCGCTAATGCAAAAATATTTAATTATGATAAATTTGATGGAAATTCAAAAGAATCAGAATATCTGGAAGCATTATTTGCAAATACTCCAACATACAACAATGCCAAATCTATAGCAGTACAAGTATATAAATTGTCTTTAGCAAGACAAAGTATTGAGTGTGTCAACAATATTGTAGAAGATTTAAAAAATATAAATGGTAGTGAAAAAATTGATGACATAATTTCAAAGATCGAAGAACCTATTTTCGAATTTACTTCTAAGTTAAATAAAGATAATAAAAATATGGTTCATATTTGTGATAATTTTGAACAAACATTAAACGCATTATCTGAAAAGCCGAAGGATATCGTCGGGCTTCCCACCGGAATGGCTCGTTATGATTCGGCTATCGGAGGGGGCTTGCGAAGGAGTACTGTTAATGTAGTGGGTTCAAGAAGCAAAGGCGGAAAATCATTTCTATGTCTCAATATTGCTAAAAATTTAGCCGAATTAGGTATTCCTGTGTTGTATCTTGACACGGAATTATCTCAACAAATTCAAATGAATAGGTTTATTTCATTAATTTCTGGTGTTGAATGTTTAAAAATAGAGACTGGAAAATTTTCCACAAATAAAGAAGAAAAGGAAGCCGTGTGGTCGTGCAAAGAAATTATAAAAAATTTACCAATTACACACTGTTCAATAGCTAGTTTATCTACCGAGTCTATATTGTCTTTATGTAGAAGATGGATTATCAAAGAAGTTGGATTTTTAGATAGTGGACTGACAAAAGAATGCCTAATTATTTATGATTATATTAAATTAATGGATACCTCCGATATGAAATCAAACATGATGGAAACTCAACTTTTGGGATTTATGATGACTTCTTTACATAATTTTGCATTAAAGTTTAATATCCCTATATTTGCTACAGTGCAATTAAATAGAGAGGGGGTGTCTCGTGAAGGCTCGGAATTTATTTCTGCGTCTGATAGAATATTATGGCTGTGTTCATCTTTTGGCATATTAAAGAATAAATCACAAGAGGAGTTGATAGAGGATCCCCCGCAGAATGGCGTCAAAAAATTGGTAATATGTGACACGCGATACGGTCCCGGAATGGACAAGGGGGACTATGTAAATATTTTGACCGATTTGTCTCGATCTAAAATGACAGAAGGAAAAATGCTTTCTGAGCAACAGCACTCATTCTTAAACGAGAAAATATGAGAGGACGAAAATTAATTGATTTGATAGGAAAAAAATTCGGGAGATTGACCCCTATAAAATATATGGGCAAAAATAAAAATAGTAAACATATGTGGTTGTGTAAATGTGATTGTGGAAACGAAAAAATAGTTCTCGGTGGAAACTTAAGAGAAGGTAAAACTAATAGTTGTGGTTGTTTTGCTATAGTGAAAACTATAGAAAGAAATAAAAATAGATTTATTGATTTAACGGGACAAAAATTTGACAGATTGACCGTTACAAAATGTGTCAATAGATATAAGCTTGGTAATTCTCTGTGGGAATGCTTATGTGATTGTGGTGAAACAACAATTGTCAAAGACTACCATCTTAAAAGCGGAACTATAAGAAGTTGTAGATGCTTGAGTAAGGAATTAACAGCTAAAAGAAGTTTCAAGCACGGACATAATAAGCCTGGGAAAAGATCAAAAACCTATAAGGCTTGGGATAGCATGAAACAAAGATGTGCTAATCCAAATATGTCAAACTATAAAGATTATGGAGGACGAGGAATAACAATATGTGAACGATGGTTAGATAAAGATAATGGATTTCAAAATTTTCTAGAAGACATGGGCGAATGTCCTCCTGGGTTGTCTTTGGATAGAAAAGATAATAATAAATTAATAGATGGCTATTCTCCTAACAATTGTAGGTGGGCTACGCCCAAGCAACAAGCGAATAATAGAAGAAGCAATCTTGATAAAAAATCATTGCTTATCCGCCAATATGGGCGTAAACTAATAGATTCTTTAAGTGAAATGATATCAAAAGACAAGAATAAAATAGGTTTTTCAAAATATTTACCCTATAATTCCAAACAATTACAAGACCACTTAGAGAGCATAAGAATATCACAAAATAATTGTTGTCCAATGTGCAATAAATCCTATAATAAAATCAAATATGATGTAGATCACATAATTCCAACCTCAACAGCAAAAACAAAAGAAGAATTATTGAAACTTTTCAATTTAGATAATTTATCACTTCTTTGTTATAGATGCAATAGATACATTAAAAGAGCCAAACCAATAGAATTGGTTGTCTAAAAGGTGGTTTTTAAAATGAAGAAATTTAATCAATCAGAAATTAACTACATACAGGATCGGGCCTGCGAACGAATAACAGAAATATTGGACGCTCTTGGAATTGAGTATACGGAAAGATCCGACTATTTCCAAGGGTCTTGTCCTGCACATAGCGGAGATAATCCTAGATCATTTTGGTGGGCCACTCGCACCAGTCATTGGGAATGTAGCACAAAACAGTGCCACAGAAATTCAATTTCAGGAAATTCCAATAGTGTATTCGGACTTATTCGCGGTACAATGACCAATAAATTAAATCGTCCATTTTCATTCGTAGAATCGGTAGCTTTTGCGGCAACCGTTTTAAATTTATCTAATCTTAAACTAGACGCAGAAACCGAAGAAAACATTGAAATTTTTAAGATCATTAAACAATACAAAAAAAAGAAAAAAATAGAAAAGAATGGATTTCCTCTATTATCAGAAGTTCTTCCCCTGTTGAGAAAAGATACCAAATACTATCCATCTCGCGGAATATCTCAAAATATCATAGATAAATATTATATTTCATCATGTAATAAAAAAGGAAAATTATTCTTTGAGAGGGCGTTCTTTCCAATTTTAGATGATTCTGGAAAATACGTTGTTGGATTCTCTGGAAGAAGTGTTTGGGACAAATGTAAACTATGCAGATTATACCATAATTCAACAATGGAATGCCCGCCGAAAGAGAAGTCTTTATTCTACAGCAAATGGTTACATTCTAAGGGTCTGAAAAAAGAGTTACACCTGTATAATTATAATTTTGCCAAATATAATATCTCAAAAACTGGAACAGCAACCGTAGTAGAATCACCTGGGAACATTTGGAAACTTGAAGAAAATGGAATTAAAAATGGAGTATCTTTAATGGGGTGTTCTATGTCTAAACACCAGAGGCTATTGCTTCAAAAAGCTGGTGCTCTTACATTAATTTTAGCAATGGACAACGATCAAACTGGCAAAGAGGCTACCCAAAAATTATCAGAAGAACTTAATTATTATTTTAGGATTGTGCCCGTAGATCTTGGAAATTCAAAAGATGTCGCAGAAATGAGCAAGGATGATATATTAGAAAAAATAGGTAAAATATTAAACAATAATAATAAAGAGTTTTTATTAAAGGATAATTAAATGAAAATTAAATTATTGTGTTCTATCTGTAAACAAGACGCCAAGAGAAAAGGTGGACGAACCATAGAAGATGTGGGATTAGATATCCCCGGACACAAAAAAGAACCAAGAATTATTTTGTGTGAAAATTGTAGAGATCGTATTAATAGTCACTATGATTATTGAAAGGGAACGATATGGAAAGATGCGAAGAATGCAATGGAATTATTGTAAATATAATGCAACCACTACGACTTGCGGTATCAGACTGGTTATGGACTTTTTGGGGGCGAATGAGTATAACATATAAACAATGTTTTGATTGTAAAAGAACGGTGGAGAGATTCGAATGTCCAATCAACTTATAGTATGCGTATCTGGTAAAAAACGAAGCGGTAAAAATACTTGTGTAAATCACATAGCAGCTTCTTTCTTAAAAAGAAATGCCAGTATAAAAGATTTTAAAATAAATAAATTAGGGTTGCTTGAAGCCAGAAAAAATGATCATTGGTTTACAGTAGAAGAAGGCGAATTTAACAAAATATTTAATGGAGCAGAAGTTAGATTATATAGTTTTGCAGATTGTTTAAAAGAATTTTGTATTAATGTTCTTGGCTTAACATATGAACAATGTTATGGTACAGAAGATGAAAAAAATAGCCGAACCAATTTACATTGGAGCAAAATGCCAACGTATAAAGATGATGGAACTTGTGTTGCCGATTTTGATCCAATAATGACCGGAAGAGAAGTTCTTCAATATTTTGGAACAGATATAGTAAGAAAAATGTGCGATAATGCGTGGGTTAATGCAACCATTAATAAAATCAAGAATGATAATGTTAAACTGGCACTAATTACAGACGGTCGTTTCCCCAACGAAATAAATGCTATTAATGAGATTGGTGGAATCACCGTGAGATTATTGAGAAACGTGGCGGGAAACGACGAACATTCTTCTGAAACTGTTCTTGATAATTATGATAAAAATAAATTTTCATTAGTGGTTGATAACACGAATATGAGCGTGGACGAACAATGTGAGTTTTTGAAACCTCACGCCACTTTATGGTTAAATAAACTTTATAATAAATAATGTTAATAAATAAATTTAGTTCGAGTTTAGCGGAAACCTATAAATTCTGCGCATTCAAATATTGGCTAACCTATGTGCTAGAATTAGAATCATCTGGTTCTGGTAAAGCAGCAACCATTGGGACAATAGTTCATCGGGCTCTTGAATGGGCCGCTCTATTAAAAAAGAGGGGAAAGACAAGCGTAAGCCCGGAATGGTTGTTCGAACGATCATGGGACGAAAATCCCCATCCAGATTTAAGAAAATTCACAAGCAAAGGATTATCAGCAGATTATAAAAAAGCCAAGGCTTCATTCTTTAAAGTTGTTGAGGATGAATTTTATAATCCATATAATCTTACCGTTGTAGATGCGGAGAAATGGTTTGAAATAGGATTGCCGGGACAAGAATGGGAAGTTAAAAAAGATGGCGAGACGAAGCAATTATGTGTGCGAGGCTACATAGATTTGATTCACGAACTAGATAAAGATACGATTGAGATTGTTGATTATAAGACGGGTTCGAGAAATAGTCCGTTTGATAAAAACACTATGGATTTTTACAATTTAACTAAAAAATTACAGGCAAAGATTTATTTTATGGCAGCTAAAATTTTGTTTCCACAATACAAGAATTGCGTTGTCACTTTTTATTATACTCAAGATTTGGGGCCGACAAGTATAGGATTATCGGATGAAGAGATACCCGAAATTTTAAATCAACTTCATTGTATATTCGTTAGGATAAAGGGTGATAGCCTAATAAGAAGAAGCCGTAGTTGGAAGTGTCGGCTGTGCCCTTATGAAAAGAACGACCTGTGTACGAAAATTTGGTACGATTTAAATACACTTGGGCAAGAATATGTAACGAATAAATATTATAAATTAAATTTGGATGATATAAAATGATGTCACATAACTTTATTGATTTAATTGGACGAAGATTTGGGAAATTAGTCGTTAAAGAAAGAAAAGACAATGGCAAATTTAGAAATTCAAGGTGGTTGTGTAAATGCGACTGTGGTAATGAAAAAATTATTGCTGGATTTCATTTGACAAATAAATCTAAGCCTACCCAAAGTTGCGGATGTTTGAAAAAAGATTGTAATTTGAAACATGGTCATGCTAGAAATGGCAAAGAATCAAGAACACACAGCATATGGTATCATATGATAAGAAGATGCAAAAATAAAAATGATGAGAATTATTATGGAAGAGGAATTACAGTTTGCGACAGATGGAATCCCAAAAAAGGAGGGTCTTTTGAAAATTTCTTAGAAGACATGGGCGAATGTCCACCGGGTCTTTCTTTAGATAGAATAGACAACAATAAGGGGTATTATAAAGAAAACTGTAGATTTACGACAAATCAAGTTCAAGCAAGGAATACTCGGTCAAATACCAATTATACTTTTAAAGGTAAAACTCAATGCTTAAAGGCTTGGTCAATAGAATATAAAATTAATTATGGAACATTATATACTAGAATACATACTTTAAATTGGTCAATAGAAAAATCACTAACAACTCCTATTAAAATTTATGGTACAATATAAATGAGTAATACATATGTCCCACTCCATCTCCACTCGGATTATTCAATTTTAGACGGTCTTTGTTCTCCGGAACAAATAGCAAAACGAGCAAAAGAAATTGGTTGTCCTGCTTGTTGTATAACCGATCACGGCAACGTGTCTCATATAATAGATTTTCAAAAAGCTTGTAAAAAATATGATATCAAGCAAATTGTGGCCTGCGAGATTTACACGAGTAAATTAGATCAAACTATTAAAGACAATACAAACAAATCCCACAATCACCTTACACTATTAGCAAAAAACGAAAATGGTATTAAGGATTTGATGTCGTTAGTTAGTTATACCAACCTACCTCAAAACTTTTACCGGAAGCCTAGAATTTCTGTAGATAATTTATCACTGTTCACAAAAAATAAAAATTTAATATGTTTAAGTGGCTGTATCATAGGCGAACTTTCCAAATCGTTATTTGAAGATGTTGGGAAGGCATGTCTAATTGGTGAACAAACCGAAAATATAGATGAGGTTAAAAAATTACTTAAACCCAATTGGCGAAATATAGCTGATGAAATTGTTTCTAGGTATATATCAATTTTTGGCAAGGAAAATTATTTTATCGAATTGCAGGAGGAGGGAATGCCTGCGCAGAAGGTGGCAGTAGAATGTCTTCGTGAGATCTCAAAAGCCTTAAATATACGGTCGGTATCGACTCTTGATGCCCATTATGCGAGAAAAGAACAGGTAGAAGACCATAGAATACTTCTTTATAGTCAATTACACACAACAGCAGAAGAACAGGCTAGGTTGAAATCAGAAGGCTCTGATACCATGTCTTTTTTCTTTAGGGATACTTTTTATATCTTTTCACCAGAGGAAATGGCCGAACACTACACAAAAGAAGAAATTGAACAAACCCTTGTAATTTCCGACATGATCCAACCAACGAAATTGGGGCGAAGACCCTGTTTGCCTAAATATAAAACCCCAAACGAAGTTTCATCCGACGACTATTTAAAAGAATTATGTATAAAAGGAGCAAAAAAGAAATTAATAAATTTCCCAATAGAAAAAAAGAAAATTTATTGGGAAAGATTACTATATGAACTGGATGTTATCAAAGAAGCTAAATTGGCAGATTATTTTTTAATAGTTTATGATATTTGCAAATTCGTTGACGAAAACAACAAACCAAGAGGAAAGGGAAGAGGATCGGGGGCTGGGTCTTTGATCAATTATCTATTAAACATAACCCAAATTGATCCTCTTGAATACGATCTCTACTTTCAAAGATTTTATAATAGCGGGCGTAATATTCCCCCACACTTTGATGTCGGGCAAATAACTTTTATGCAATGGTTATCAGATAATTCCGATTCTATAATTCAAGAAAAAATTGATGATGCCAGAAATACCATTAAAAATTTGATTATTCAATATAATTTAAAATATAGAAGTATAAGTAATAAAAAATTACTTAAAGAAGAAGCTGATTGGATAGATAAAAATAATCCGAAAATGTGGTTATACATATTAGAAATATTTAAGAATAATCAAACTATGTGTTCGTCCTCGGAAGATCAGGTTTTAGGATTAGAATTTCCAAATCCAAATAATTCACATATTATGGACGCATTAAGAATGCATTGCAAATTAGACCCAGGCGAACCCGTTAAAATAAATCCAGGTCATATTAGTCTTCCAGACATTGATCTCGATCTTTCGGTCGTCTTCCGCGAGAAAGTAGTCGAATATTTAATAAACAAGTACGGTTCCGAACGAGTCAATCAAATGGTGACCTTCGGTAGACTCCAGGGAAAAGCAGCCCTTAAAGAAGTGTTTCGTGCCCAGCCAGATTTAGTAAAACATTTAATGAAAGTAAAAGCAACAAAAGAGGGCAAAAATCCAGATGAAATTTCTATAACTCCGTTTGATTTATGTAATGAAATTACTTCTTTGATGCCTGATGAAGCCTCTATTATAGACGATTTACAAAAAATGCGAGAAGAAACAGAAAATAATGATTACGGAATTTTAAACTGGAGTATTGATAATATAGATAAAATTAAAGAATATTATCAATGGTATAAACCATTGTTTGATCAGGGGATAAGATTAGAAAAAACGAAGAAAAGTCAGTCAAAACATGCAGCAGGTCTCGTTATAGCAGACATTCCAATTAGCGAACTGGTTCCTCTTGTTTTCGACCCGAAGAATAAAACAAGAATTGTCGGACTTGAAATGGGTTCTGCGGAGGCTATGGGTTGCGTCAAGTTCGATCTATTGGGAATTGTGGCATTGGATAAGATTTGGTTGGCGCAAGATCTCATTAATCAAGTTGATAGTAAAATAGAAATCCAAGAAGATGTCGAAATAAATGAATAATATTGAAGTCTGGAAAGATATTATTGGCTTTGAAAGAATATATCAATTTTCTAATTTGTATAGAATAAAAAGATTATTTAATAGATATGGGAATATTTCTAACAAAATATTAAAAATTCATATCAAAGCTAGATATCCATTTGTCAATTTATATAAAAATGGTAAACATAAACTAATAAGAATTCACCGTTTAGTTTTAGAGTATTTTGTTGGCCAGCGACCTAAAGGGATGGAGGCTTGTCACAATAATGGTAATCCAAAAAATTATTTAATAGAAAATTTAAGGTGGGATTTTCACAAGAGTAATGAAAACGATAAAATTAAACATGGTACATTTAAACCACCACCACTACAAGAGAATCAAAAGGGATCAAAAAATAATAATGCAAAATTAAACGAATGGAAAATTAGAATAATTAATAGATTATTGGAAGCTTGTATTAAATTGCATAAAACGTGGAAAGATAATTAATTATGAATAGGTATTTTTATTTAACCATCGCTCCTCCTGCATCTAAGAAAACTACAACATGCAGAAAAATAGCAGAAAGAGAAAAAAATATTGTGGTTCTTTCGGTAGATGATTTTAGATTAGCGTTTTATAAAGAACAATATAACGACTCAAAAGAAGAGTATTTAAAACAAATTATAGGACATATTATTTTTGCCCTATCTAAAAATCCAAATCTTAGTATAATAATTGACGAGAGTAAATGGTTCATTAATAAGAAAAGTAGAGAATATTGGATTGACTTTGGTAAAAAACTTGGATTTAAAGTTATAGCTCTTAGTTTTAATAAATCTCTAGAATTTTGTTTAAAAAATAATGAACAAAGAAAAGAAAACAAGGTTCCGGAGAATATTCTTGTGAATCTTTATAAGCAAATGGAAAAACCGGAGATGTCGGAAGGGTTCGATGATATAATTTATGAATAAAATGCAACAAATGGTTCAAGATTTTCATAAAAAATATAATCATAGTATTGGTTATTCTCCATCTATATTACAACCAGAACTATTAAAATTCAGACTGGATTTTTTACAAGAAGAATTAAACGAGATTATTTGTGCGTCAAAAAACAGTGATTTGATTGGTATATGCGATGGAATAGGCGATTTATTGTATGTAACTTTTGGTATGTGTGTTTGTATGGGAATAGACATAGAACCCATGTTCGAAGAAATACATCGCTCTAATATGAGTAAAGATTCACCCATTGGTCCAACCAACAAACCAATAAAAGGTGAAAATTTTAGTTTACCAAACATAGTAAAAGAAATAGATAAACAAAGGAACAAATAATGAAAAAGCAATATAATTCGTGTGGATGCGAATCAAACGTTTGTTGTCCGCACCAAGATAGCACAGAGGGTTTGTGTAATGGGTGTCGAAAAATTCCCGAAAAATGTATTTGTAAAATAAATAAAAAATGGAAATGGATTTGTATTTGCTGTGAAAAAGAAATACCAATTTATACAGATGGATATGCGGGAAATGATGAAGAAGGAGTATTGCCGAACCTAGAGGGTGGAACGATCGAAATTCATTTTGGGTTTGGAAGCAAATTTGATCAATTAGAGGACATGTTAAGTAGGCAAGATTATAGAATTCAGGGCAGCATTTGTGATTCATGTTTTCAAGAAAAACAAAATTTAACAAGAAAAGTAGAAGTTAGGAAAATAATAAAATATGTTACCAAATCAAAATAATATTGAAATTTGGAAAAATATTCCGGGATATAAAGGGCTTTATCAGGCATCTATCTTTGGTTCTATTAGAAGTTTAATTAAATGGAATGGTACAGAAAAAAGGATTTTAAATCCAGGTAAACATAGGGATGGATATTTATCCGTTTGTTTATACAAAAATAAGAAAAAGAAATTTTATTTAATTCACACCCTCGTTTTGGAAACATTTATCGGCACATGTCCTTCGGGAATGGAATGTAGACATTTGGATGGGAATCCAAGAAACAATAAATTAGACAATCTTTGTTGGGGGACTCATTCCAACAATATGAAAGACAGGACAAAACATGGTAATTTTAATTGGCTTAAACCAAATAATAGAGGAGAACTTCATGGAAAAGCAAAATTAAATAATTGGATAATTCGTATTATAAAACAATTATTAAAACAAGACGAATTATCACAAAAAGAAATTGGTCAAATATTTAAGATAGGCCAATCAGAAATAAGTAACATTAATACTGGCAAAAGATGGGGATATATTAAAAATGAATCATAAACAATTTGACTGGTCTATAACAAATAGGGAGCTTATAATTTTTGTACCCAATTTTTCTCGTAAGCATCTATTGGTTCCCACTCTCCGAAGATTTAAAACATCTGTGTCTGATGATAAATATTTGTGGCTAATTGTAAATGATGGACCTCACGAACCAATGGAAGATTTAGAAAAAGAGTTTAATCTTAGATATTTTACGTTTGATAGAAATCCAGCGAACGAAAGAAATGGGTGCCTAATCAGGAACTTCGTTATCAAACGATGTATGTCAAAATGGCTGTGTACAAAAGATCCAGAAATTATTATTGAAAATGATATTATATCAAAAATAATAGATTTAGATAATATTGTGTATCGTCCCGGAGGTATGATTGAACTTTGTCCACAAGAAACACAACAAATAATTGATAATCCATTAGTTGATTTAAAACAATTCCCGGTATTGAGACAATGGAAAGTAACTCCAAAAAATTATGAAGGCTTCCATAATTGTGTGACTATAAGAACACAAAGATTAAAAGAGATGAAAGGATATGAGGAAGAATTTCAAGACGGGTATGGTTACGAAGATGTCAATCTTTTAGATAGAATAAAAAAAAGTGGTGTAAAAATAATTATAGATGATAGTGTAATAACATATCATATTAACCACCCCGTAATAAGGAGTTTCCACAAAACAATAATTGATAATGAAAAAATATATAAAAAATTAAAAGAAAATTTACAAATAGATGCTAACAAGAATCGAGAGTGGGGAAACGGCATATGAAAGAAGTGTGGAAAGATTTTGCTGGATATGAAGGCTTTTATCAAGCTTCCAGTGGTGGCGAAGTTAAAAGATTGATAGGGATATGTTGTAAAAAGGAAAGAGTATTAAGAAAAAATGATATAGTCAGTGGTTATATTAGAATATCCCTAATAAAAAATGGCAAACGCAAAAGAATTTTATTACACAGAATAATTCTTCTTGCATTCAAGGGTCCATGTCCAAAAGGAATGGAGGGATGTCATATTGACGGCAATAAATTAAACAACAATATAAATAATTTAAAATATGCAACAAGATCAGAAAATGCGTTAGATAAAATTTCGCATGGCACCATGGTATTACCGGACAACAAAGGATCTAAAAGCGGAATGGCAAAATCAAATGAATTACAAATTAAAGAAATTAAAATATTAATTAAAGAAAAAATATTAACACAAAATCAAATCGCACACAAGTTTAATCTATCGCCACAAACTATTTGTGATATAAAAAAAGAAAGAACATGGAAACATATAAAAGTTTAACAGGAGATATAAATGAAAAAAAGAAAAGAAACGGTGGAACTAATACCAGCAGCGATGTGGATTTGTAATGAATGTGGAGAAGATAATTTTTTAAGACTAATCAATGAGGAAATAGACCCAGAAGAAGAACAAGCTATACTAGAAGACTTGGACGATCCCGATGCAGTGAGTGCGGCGTCATATCTATATCCAATAGATGTGAAATGCAAAAATTGTAATGAAGAGTTCGAAATAGAAAAATATCAATGTGATGAATGTAAAGAAAATAATGGACAAGACAAGGAGATTTAATATGGTCGCTCCTTTGTTTGGATCTTCGCCAGATGTTGTAAAAAATGCTATAGCAAATTTAAAAGAAGCGTATGAGGTATGCAATGAAATTGGTTTATTTACATGGCTTCATTGCGGTACGTGTTTAGGTTATTATAGAGACAAAGATTTCATATCTCATGACGATGACATTGACCTTGGGGCCAATATCTCTGATTTGAGTGAATTAAAACAACAAGAACTTATAGACAAGATGAAAGGCAGGGGCTTTCAACTCGCCCATATTCTTGGAAATAGGAACGACGGTTTAGAAATTTCTTTTGTCAGAAACGAAGTTAAAATTGAATGGTTTTTTTTCTTCGAAGGGATAAATTGTCTCTGGCACGGAGTCTGGAATCCTGGAATATTATATTATTGTTATTCCAAAGATCTTTTTGACGAATTTGAAAAAGTCGAATTTAAGGGCGTAAAAGTTAACGTAGTAAAACAAATAGAAAAATATCTTGAGGAACAATATGGGGAATGGAAAATCCCAGTAACTCAATGGCATTGTGCGAGAAATCCGAAGTGCTTAAGGAACAAACCGCTCCTGTAGTAGTCTATGCGTATGTTTGTGGAGACATAGTTCATTATGGACATGTGCTTCATTTAAAAAATGCTAAAGCTTTGGGAGACATATTGGTTGTTGGGGTTTTAACAGACGAAGCAATAATGGAGAGAAAGAATCCTCCGATTATGTCAATGGACGAAAGAGTTAGGGTAATAGAATCCATAAAATATGTCGATTTGGTAGTTTGCCAAGACACATACTCTCCTGTTAACAACATATTACATATAAAACCAGATGTTGTCGCAGAAAGTGAATCTCATGACGAAGAGCTTAGACATGTTGTTAAATCCAGTATTCCATCTACCACAAGGATCGTTACATTACCATATTACAAGGGCGTCTCTTCTACAGAAATAAAAAAGAGGGTTAAAAATGTAAATCATGTTATTAATATGCTCAATCCATGGTATTACCCACTAGAAATAGGCGGGGAAACAGTTGTTCCAGGCATTGGAACTTCTCGATCTCCACAAGAATTATCCGTAAGAAACAAATACAGGGAGAACTTACTGGTTGACCAAGTAGTAGATAAATATGACTTCAAAGGTAAAAGCATATTAGACGTTGGATCTAATGTTTCTTATTGGGGTTCTAGATACGTAAGATATGGTGCAAAAAGTTTAACCGCACTAGAAGGAAGAAATAAATATATTCTTCAGGGTCTCCTATATTGGAGTTCTAATCAGTTCTTACCAGAAGACAATTATGAATTTGTTAATTGTGACATTCTTGATCCTGTCTTTTGGCAAAAAACTATGTCGGAAAGAAAGTTTAATTTTGTGATTTGCGCAGGAATTTTACATCACATAGAAGATCACGATTTTCTTATTGATAAACTCATCGAGTCTAGCACAGAAGCGGTTTTAATAGATACTAAGATTGGTACAAATGTATTCAAACCTAGAACAGATATATTTTTTGGCAACATTGATACACATCTAAATCTAAAACTACCGGATATAAATCATATTATCAAGAAATTCGAAAACAGCGGATTTAAAGCCCACCAACTAACACCATCTTCGTCATGCTCTTCTGTTATGAGAGCAGAGGACGATTATTGTAATGGAAAAAGGGCTGCGGTTTTATTTATAAGGGAAAAACATGCTTAGTAGAGAAGAAAAAAGAAAAAGAAGAGAAGCTGGTGACATCTCACAGGAAAATCCTAAAATATTACCTTTGCCAGAACCATTGCTTCCACCGCAACCATTACAACCACCATTACCCCCACAGGAACTTGTTAAATTGCGTGGGTCATTAGACGATGTTACACTTATAATTAAAGCTTTTGAAAGACCGTTGTGTTTAGATAGACTTATTAAAAGTATTGATCAATTTTACCCAAATATTAAAATTATTGTTGCTGATGATAGTAGAGAAATATTCTCAATTTCAAGAAAAAACTTTTCTCGTATCGTGTTACCATTTAATACTGGAATTTCTTATGGAAAAAATCGGGCATTATTTGCGGTCAAAACTCCGTATGTTGTTGTCTTGGACGATGATTTTATTTTTACAGAAAAAACACAACTGGAAATATGGTTAGATATATTAGAAAGTTCAAGTATAGATTTGGTTGGAGGGGATGTGCAAGGATTTCCCCATTACGAGGCTTGTCTTAACGAGGAAGAATTTAAAAATGGAATAGTACATTTCGAGAAAAAGAACAAGGGAAATGAGTATGGATGTCCATTATTTGATATAACCCTGTCGTTTTGGATGGGCAAAACAGAGGCAATTAAAAAGTTCGGTGCGTGGGACGATGAATTTAAAGTGGTTGAACATAGCGTATTCTTTTTAAGAGCTTTTAACAAAATAAAAATTGCTTATTGCGATAGAGTTAAAGTAGATCATTCCCATACTAGAAAAAATTCATCTGAAAATTATGAAAAACTTAAAAATGAAAAAGCAAATTATTTTTTCAATTTAATACTAGAAAAATTTAATTTACAAAAATTTATCGGACCCACCGGAAATACGCTTTCTAGGAAAACAAAATGATTAAATCTTCTGATTTTGACTGGGATATAACAAGAAAAGATTTAGTTATATTAATACCCAATTTTAAAAGGGCGGATTACATACAAAAAACAATAAACAATTTAATTAAAACATCTATCCCAAGAGACAAGTGGGTCGTTTTAGTTATTAATGATGGGTTCCATGAATCATTTGAAGATTTGCAAGACAAGAATGTCTACTATTTTACGTTTGAAAGATCCCCCCTTGTCGAACGTAATGGTGCTTTTATACGTAATATAGCCATAAAACGTTGCCAATGCAATTTATTGGCGCAGAAAGATCCAGAGGTTTTGTTTACAGGAGATTTTATTGCGGGATGCTTTAATAATTCAAGTGTTTTATATAGATGTGGAGGAATAGCGCATTTAACAAAGCAAGACCAAAAACATAAGTTTTTCAATGGAGTCATAAATGAAAAGGAATTGGCACAAATATCTGTAAAATTTCCTATATTAGAAAATCAATACGTATATTTCCATTACGGCCATTGCGTATCAATAAACTATTTTAGAAAGATAAACGGCTATGATGAAGATTTTACGTCGTATGGCCCAGAAGATCACGATATGTATGACAGATTATTGGGATGCGGACTTCAACCATTCTTCGATAAACAATGTAGCCCAATTCATTTATATCACGGGGTTCCAAATACCAGCCACGAAGAAATGAAAAATGTATATAAACAAAAACAAAAAGAGGGTATAATAAGAAATATTGGGATAAACTGGGGAGAGGGATAAGTGAATAAGAAAGAGAATATCGGTGTGAAAGTAATGAAAAATGAAATTTATAAAGATATTTATAAATATGAAAATTTATATGAAGCATCCAATTTTGGTAATATAAATTCTATAAATTGCAAAGGAAAATCCACAGAAGAAATAAAACAAATAATATGTGCAATAAATAAAAAAGAATCAAGATATTCAGTTATTAAAAGATTCAATATTAGTCAATCATTTTATTTTAATTTGCGGAATAATTCACAAAAATATTTAAATAAAAAGAGAGTATTAAAACAACACATAGGTAATCATGGATATTTGTATGTAACATTATGTAAAAATAAAAAACATAAAAAATTTCTAGTCCATAGGTTGGTTCTTGAAGCCTTTATTGGTCCCTGTCCACCGGGAATGGAGGCTCGTCATTTAGACGGGAATAAATTAAATAATAATATAAATAATTTAGAATGGACTACCCGATCTATAAATGCCAAAGATAGAGTAAAACATGGAACAAATAAGATACATTTATTTAAATCTGATTGCCGTGGTAGCAAAAATGGAATGTCTAAATTTAATGACAACGATATTTTAAAAATTAGAGAAATGCATGAAAAGGGTATAACTGGGTATAGAATAGCCAAAATTTTTGATGTTAGCAATTCGTGTATATATAAAATCCTAAATAAACAAAGTTGGAATCATATATGATTAATTTCGATTGGTCTCAAACAAATGTGGAACTATTATTTTTAATACCCAACTTTAAAAGATCCATTTATATTAGAAAAACTCTAAACAATCTAATAGAAACCGATATTCCAAAAAATAAATGGTTAATATTGATTATAAACGATGGAATCCACGAAGATTTTTCTGATCTTGCCGATAAGAATGTAACCTACTTTACGCTAGAGAGAAACCCCCCGGTTGAACGAGGCGGTGGATTTATTCGCAATATAGCAATTAAATATTCTCAATCAAAAATGATCGCACAGAGAGATCCTGAGATTCTTTTTACTGGAGATTTCATTAAAAGATCTTTTGATCATCAAGATGTTTTATATCGTTGTGGCGAATGCTCATATTCTTGCACAAAAAATGATACAGATTTATATTTTAATAATCAAATAGACATAAACGAATTACAAAGAAGAACCCCTGGACACCCAATTACAGAAGAGTACGTGTGTTGGCATTGGGGCCATAGCGCTCCTACGGAATGTTTTAGACAACTTGGTGGTTATGACGAAGATTTTAAAAGCTACGGCTTCGAAGACGCCGACATGTGGAACAGATTAATGAAAAGTGGATTAAAACAATATTTTGATAAAAATTGTCGCCCAATTCATCTGCATCACCCAAAACCAGATGTTTATGGCAACGATAAAGAAAAATATGAAGAAATGAAGATTTTATATAATAAAAAACGAGAGACGGGTATAATAAGGAATGTTGGGGTGTTGTGGGGTGAGGGCGATCCGGATTATTGTCCCTAAAAATAAAAAATTGGAATTTTCAAATGACTAATGATTCACCAAATTTATATAATGAAATGGCTTTCGGAAGAGGGCAAAAAGATTTTCTTGATGGCAAGGGTTTAATTGCAAATCCCTATCCAAAAACACAAGAATCTGACTTCTGCGACTGGAGAATAGGATGGCAAATTGCTATGTGGGAAGATAAAATTAAAAAAAGAGATGAATCATAATGAAACCATTGGATTTGAGTAATAAAAAATTTAATAGATTAACTCCAATAAAAATATGTGGTAAAACCAAGGATAATAAATATATTTGGTCTTGTAAATGTGATTGTGGCAATTTTGTAAGTGTAATAGGAAAAAATATTAAAAATGGTAATACAAAAAGTTGTGGTTGTCTAAGAAAAGAACAGTGTTATTCAAACGGCAAGATTTATAGCACAACACATGGCCTCACCAAAACAAAAATTTATAAAATATGGGATGGTATGATTCAAAGATGCACGAATTTTAATTGTGAAGCATATAAAAATTATGGTAAACGTGAAATTATTGTTTGTGAACGATGGTTAAAGTTCGAAAATTTTTATAAAGATGTGGGAGATCCCCCAAAGGGGTTAACCCTAGATAGAATTGACAATAACAAAGGATATTTTCCCGATAATTGGAGGTGGGCCACAAGAAAAGAACAAGCGAACAACAGAAGAAATAATCATATAATTCCATATAATGATAAAAAATATAATATTACAGAATTAGCAAGAAAACACAATATTAGTCCAGAAATATTAAGGTACAGATTAAATCGTGGTCAATCCACAGAAGATGCCTTAACAAAACCTGTTAGAAAATATAAAAAGAGACAAAATAATGAATAACCTAATAATTTTAGGAACGGGGCGCTCCGGTACTTCAATGGTTGCGGGGGTAATCGCAACTGCTGACCGAAAGTATAATCTTGGCGGAAAATCGCACACCCCAGATAAATTTAATGAAAAAGGATACTTTGAAACAGGAATAGTTAATGGTTTAAACGACGATATTTTATGGTCATGTCCAAAAACAGAAACAATAAAAAGCCGTGTAAAATCTCGCCAAGGATGGCTTTCTACTCTAGATATTAATACAAAAATTACAGAATCTAAAGAACTTAACCACTGCGCTTTATATTCGGGACAAAACCCGCTTGTAAAAGCAAGTATACAAAAAAGAATACTCGAACTAGTTGCTATACAACCATACCTATTTAAAGATCCGCGATTTTCGTACACACTACCAGTTTGGCTTCCCTATTTACAAAATTGTAAATTTATTTGTGTTTTTAGGCATCCATCGGAATTTCTACAAAGTATAGACAATATTGTTAGAACAGCAGATTATTTAGCGACAACCAATACGGATAAAAAATCTTTTGAAAAATTATGGTTCAATACATATACGTATATCTTACATCATTATTCAAATTTAGACATGTTTTTTGTTAATTGTAAAAATCTGGTAAGTGGAATTGGCCTTCAAACGTTATCAGATTTTGTAGGGCATGAAATTAATAAAAATTTCGCAGAAAAAGAATTGATACACTTTAATCCAGATAATCCAGAATATTGCGCAGATAATAAATTGATAGAACTTTATAATAAATTGTGCGGTCTTGCTAGTCGTTCCTTGGAACTTAAATAAATGCCAAAACTTATTAATTTAACGGGTAAAAAATTTGGAAGATTATTAGTTATTGAGAAATTGAATAATGATAAATATAATAAAATAAGATGGTTGTGTTTATGTGATTGTGGGAACATAAAGATAATTATTGGAGAGAGACTAAGATCGGGGCATACTAAAAGTTGTGGTTGTTTAAACAAAGAAATTATAACCAAACACGGATATTCTAATACAAGAATTTATCACATTTGGGAAAATATGATTCAAAGATGCACGAATATCAAAAACAAAGAATATAAAAACTATGGAGGAAGAATTTCACCAATTGTAGTGTGTGATCGTTGGCTGGATAAAAACAATGGATTTATTAATTTTCTTGAAGATATGGGTGAACCACCAAGTGCGCAGCACCAAATAGATCGCATTGATAATAATAAAGGATATTTCAAAGAAAATTGCAGATGGACATCTCGCAAAAATAATAATCGTAATAAAAGAAACAATCATATGTTGGAATATAACAATAAAAATCAATGCGTAGCCAAATGGAGCGATGAAACTGGTATTCCTTATCAAATTATTTATTCAAGGATAAAATCTGGGTGGTCTACAGAAGAGACTCTAACAATTCCTGTAAAAAAATATAAAAAGAAAATAAAATGAAAGAAATTAAACAATTTAAACAGATTATTAAAATTAAATATGCCTGGAATGTTTTTAAAACTATTATGAAAGGCAATTTAGGCCCAGGTCCAGAATGTCTTCTGTTGGAAGAAAAGATTAAAAAATTGATAGATTTAAAATATTGTTTTATAACGACAAGTGGGACAACTGGTTTAATTATGGCTATAGAATCTCTTAATCTTCCAAAAGGTTCAACCATTTTATTCCCGGCATATACTTTTCTATCCGCAGCAAACGCAGCGAGATTTTTAGGCTATAAGATTAAATTGGTAGATATAAATCCATATACTTTATGTATGAATCCGGATTTAATTAAAATTACTGGGAACGTTTCTTGTATAATTTTTGTCTCGCACAATGGTTATAATGGTTCTGATTTAAATAAAGTTAGACAAATTTGTAATATACATAATATTCCAATGATAGAGGACTGTTGCCAATCAATTGCAATAAAAAACGCTGGTAAAACCGGAGACATTGGCATATTTTCTTTTTCGTATCCTAAATTAATAACAGGGGGCCAAGGTGGTGCTGTAGTTACCGACGATGATAAAATAGCGAAAAGATTAGAGCAAATTAGAGATCATGGCGGCAATTGGCGCAAAGACCGTTTACATCAATATATCGGAGTAAATTTTCGTTACACGGACATACAGGCAAGTTATATTTTAAGTCAATTAAAAGATATAAAATTATTACTTAATAAAAGATGGAAATTATTTTATTATTATTATATAAATGATATTAAACCATATAGATTTGTTCCTTATGTGTCGGAAAAAGAAAGCGGTTGGATGGTCATATATAGATCTAAAAAGGCTGATCAAATAATTGAAGCTCTAAAGAAAGAAAACATACAAGCTGTAAAATATTATAAACCCATAAGTTACAATCCACCATATAAAACAAAAATTAAATATCCTGTGGCCGAACAAATTTATAAAGAAATAATTTATTTACCATCGTCTCTTAATTTAAAAAGAAGAAAAATAAAAAGAATCTGTCGTATAATTAAAAGGGTGGAGGAGAAAGATGAATAAAAAAAGAGCTTTTATAACCGGCATTTCGGGGCAGGACGGATCGTGGCTTGCTGAACTATTGTTGGAAAAAGATTATGATGTTTGGGGAATAATCCGCAGACACTCTGTTTCGGAGAACCAGGATTCAAGAATTGCGCACATTTCCGGTCTTATTAATTTAGAATATGGCGATCTTTTAGATATCTCATCGTTAGAAAAAGTTATTAAATCGTCTCAACCAGATGAAATATATTCATTGGCAAGTCAATCTCACGTCAAGGCCGGGGGAGATATTCCTATCTATACTGTACAATCTAATGCAATAGGAATTACCAATCTCCTGGAAACTTATCGAAAATTTGCACCAAACGCCAGATTTATACAGGCGTCAAGCTCGGAAATGTTTGGAAATTGTTATGACGATGACGGATTTCAAAGAGAAACTACTCCGATGCACCCCGTAAGCGTTTACGGTTGTACAAAATTATTCGGATATAGCATGACAAGATATTATAGACGAGCATATAATTTACACGCCTGTAATTCCGTGTGCTTTAACCACGAGGGCTCGCGTAGGGGAGCTAATTTTGTAACCCAAAAAATAGTAAAGGGTGCCGTTGAGATAAGTTTAGGATTAAGTAAAAAATTAGTCTTAGGAAATTTAAATGCTAGTCGTGACTGGTCCGACGCAAGAGATATGGTCAGAGCTATGAATATGATTATTAACCATAAAGAAGCGGATGATTTCGTTGTAGCAAGTGGAGAAACGCATTCGATAGAAGAATTTTGTAGTATCGTATTTAAAAAACTTGGAATGAACTATAAAGATTATGTAGAAATTGATCCAAAATTTTATAGATCAGAAGAACTAAAAATGCTCAAAGGAGATAGTACAAAAATTAGAAAAACATTGGGGTGGAAACCAGAATTCAATTTCGAACAATTAATTGATTCTATGATAGAGTCTATGCAAAACAAATTATCTAAGGGAATTTTAACATGCTAAATACAATAATAGAAACTTGGAAACCTATAACTGATTATGAAGGATTATATGAGATATCTAATTTGATGGAAATAAAATCATTTAATTATAGAATGAAAATAGATCCAAGAAAAATAACCGAAATTATAAAAAGGATAGAGAATAAAATAAGGGGGTATAAAATAGCTAAGGAATTTGATATTTCCCAAACCACAATATCAAAAATTAAAAGAAATTTAAAATCATATAAAGATAGATGGACACTATTAAAACCAAGAATTCACCCAGGAGGATATTCTTATGTTGACTTATACAAAGATCATAAATATAAAAGATTTTTTATACATGAACTAATGTTAATACATTTTGTGGGACCAAAACCCTTCCCCGAAGCGGTGTGCAGACACCTAGACGGGAATCCGGCAAATAGTTTACCTTATAATATTATATGGGGTACAAGATCAGAAAATGCTAAAGACTCGATAAGGCATGGAACAAGATATCAGCCCATAAATAATGGAATTAAAAACGGATTATCGAAATTAAATGACAATAAAATTAGAGAAATAAGAAAATCATATGCCGAAGGTGTGTCTCAAAAGGAATTATCTATCAGATTTAATGTCAATATAACAACAATTTGTTCTATAGTGAATTATAAAACTTGGACACATTTGGAGTAAATTAAATGGCTCGTTACATTTACAGTAAAATCCAACCAACTAGATTATTACATATTATTCATAGACTATTAGAGGTAAAAGATAAAAGGGAGGACATTATTCCTCCGGACAATTTCCTACAAATTGCTACGATACCATTGAAAAATAATCAAACCTTTCGTAGTCACCGACACATTTGGAATTATTATAATGGATTAAAAATTGCGAACGAAAGTTGGATAGTTGTAAGAGGAAAAGTAAGGGCGATTCTTTATGACATTGATAACACTATTTTAGAGGAAATTGAATTATTCCCAGGTGATTTTTCTGCGACAATAGAGGGAGGGCACAACTACGTGGCATTGAGTGAGGATACGTTGGTGTACGAGATAAAAATCGGCCCTTATCGTGGGCAGGAGTTGGATAAGGAGTTCGTTTGATGAAAAAAGGAAAAGAAGAATATCTTAAAAACCATATGGGGTCGGACGGTCATCTTTTTGTATATTTAAAAGATAAAAAAGGAAAATTTCATAAACATATGATAGCGCAACTCGTTCTTGAAACTTTCATTGGTCCACAACCATCACCCCAACATAAACCATGGCACAAAGATAGAAACAAGGAAAATAATTGCGCGGATAATTTAGAATGGCGCATATAAAATGAATAATAAAATAATAAGGTTGTCTTTAGGGTGCGGGAAAGTAGATCTTGGTCCCGACTGGAAAAGTTTTGACGCGAGTGACTATCCCCATTTAACAGGACGTAATATTATTAATCTTCCTTATCCTGATAATTCTGTTGATATAATCTACGCATCCCATGTAATTTCTTATTTCGACAGAGAAGAAGTCAAAAATTTATTATTGGAATGGAAAAGGGTATTAAAACCGGGTGCTACTCTTCGTCTTGCTGTCCCGGACTTTAAAATTATAGCAGAATTATATTATAGCGGAAAATATGGTCTTGAGAGTTTTCTCGGTCCTGTTTACGGAAAGATGAAATCGGGGGGAAAAACAATTTACCATAAAACCATTTACGACTATACAAATTTAAAAAGCTTATTGGAAAATCTAGGATTTAAAAATATAAAAAGGTATGATCAATTTAAAACAGAACATGCCGATATAGATGATTGTAGTTTTGCTTTTTTATCCCACATGGATTTTAAAAATGGAACATGTCTCAGTTTAAACATAGAGTGTGAAAAATAATGAACGAAAATCATAATATGAATCTAGATATAATTAAATATATAAGTGGGTTAATTGGCAAAGATGATCCGTTGATTATAGAAATAGGGGCTTATGACGGAAAAGACACAAGAAATTTTCTTAATGTTTTTCCGAAATCCAAGGTGTTCAGTTTTGAACCAGACCCAAGAAATATAAAAATGATTAAGGAATTGCCAGAAAACCAGTCCACGTTATGGGGTTGCGGTAATAGATATAAGTTAATAGAAGAAGCAATATCCAATGTTGATGGACCAACTATTTTTTATGAAAGTCACGGAATTCCAACTTGGCTTACGGAAACCAAAATAACAGACTGGAGCGGTTCTGGATCTTTAAACAAACCAAAAGAACATCTGAAGGCGCATCCAGATCTTCCTTTTGGAAAAGGAATCAATATTTTTGGTAGAAGACTAGACACTTTCACAGAACAAAGAGGAATAAAAGATATAGATTTAATATGGGCAGATGTTAATGGCGCAGAACGCAAATTTCTTGAGGGGGCAAAAGAAACTCTAAAAAGAACGAAATATTTATATACGGAGTGTACTGGAAATCTGTGGGAAAATGGTGTTTACGAACAAACATTAGAAGAACTATTGCCAAACTTCAAAAAAATATGTGTTAATTCATGTAATGTTTTATTTGAAAATAAAAATGTATAACATTGATATGTCGATTGAAATATACAAAGATATTCCCGACTATGAAGGGTTGTATCAAGCTTCTAATTTTGGAAACATAAGAAGATTATTAAAAAATAATAAATACAGAATATTAAAATTAATAGATCATAATAATGGGTATTTCAACGTTCATTTGTGTAAAAATAATAACAGCAAAATGTGTAGATTACATAGATTGATTTTGTTTGCTTTTGTTGGTCCGTGCCCCAAGGGTATGGAGTGCAGACACTTAGACGGGAATCGACACAATAACAGAATAGATAATCTTGTCTGGGGATCTCACGTAGAAAATATTGATGATAGAAGAAAACATGGCAGAAACAATGGGGTTCCTCCAATAATGACAGGATCTAAAAATCCAGCATCTAAATTAAAAGAAGAAGACATACCAAAAATTAGACAATTAATAAAAGATGGTCTGTCAGATATTAAAATAGGTAAAATTTTTAATGTTAGTAAAAGCACAATAAGCAGGATTAGATTAAATATTACATGGAGACATGCGTGAAATATATTACGGTAAAACCTTGCGGGGGTTGTGCGGGAGTGGGCCACCAGTTCACCAATTTTTTAGTGCCATATATTTTAAGTAAAAAATATAATTTAAAATTTGTTTATCAGCCGTTCGTAGGAGAAACCGATGGAACGCTTGAAAGAAAAGGAACAAATTTTTATCAAATAACGGTGCCGGTAAAATTATGGAATGATTTTTTGAATTTTGGAGAAGGGGAGTTAACTCTAAAAGATTTGCCAGAAAGATTTAGCGAGATACAACTTCCAATGTTAACACAAGGACGAGTTACGTGGGACCGTCCACAATTTACAGACGCCATGAAAATAAATCCTGAATTCGATAATCTTGATATTTTGTTTAAAGTAAACGATTGTGGAGACGGACAATTTATTGATATGGATTGGGATTTTTATAAAAACAATGATCTAAAACAAAAATATAACAACTCCAAACAGATTAAAAATTTCAAATGCTATTTCAATAAAGACAAGATAAATATTGCAATTCATATCCGAAGAGGGGACGTTACAAAAGAAAACGGATATAGAAGATGGATGGATTTACAATATTATCTAAAAATAATAGAAAATGTTGATAGAATCAAATTTAACAAACCACTAATATATCATATGTATATGTTTGATATGCCAGAAGAAGAACTTAAACAAATAACCGAATTTAAAGATAAAAATAATATAAATATAGAGGTGCATAATGATGAAGACGTTTTTTCCACTTTTTATCATTTTACCAGGGCCGATATATTTGTTTGTGGCCAAGGATCGCTTTCTCTTTTAGCAAATTATCTAACAGACGCAGTTAAATTAACAACCCCATGGAAAGAATTTATAAATGGTAAAACTATTGTTTATTGGGACGCTTTTCCAAAAGATATAAATGATATTGTAGAGGTGAATCCAGACTCTAGTTTTGACGAAAACAAATTAAGAGGAGTGGTGATATATAAAAATGAATAAATATATTACCGTAAAAGTTCACGAATTAAATGCGGGTATCGGACATCGCTTCTCCAATTTTATCGTTCCACTCATCTTGGCAAATAGATATAATTTAAAATATGTTTATCAGCCGATTGTTAATAAAGACGAGTCACATATTTATCAAATGGCTCCGATTAAAAAATGGAATGATTTTTTAAATTTTGGAGAAAATGAATTAACTATAGAAAATTTATCTCACTGTATAAAGATAAATATCCCGTGGGTGCAAAGGAAAGAGGCTAAATGGTTTCACCCACAATTTGCAGCGTTATTAAATTCAGATTTTGCACAAAATGACAAACTAAACATCCTATATGAAATAAGCGAAAATGACAACGGACAATTTATAGAAATTGACTGGAAATTCTATGGGAACAATGATTTAAAGATCAAATATAATAATTCTTTGCTAGTCAAAAATTTCAAAAATTATTTTTCTAAAAATTATCTTAATTGTGCAATACATTTAAGAAGAGAAGACGTTACAGAAAATGCGCAATACGATAGATGGAAAAGTCTGGATTATTACTTATCAATAATTGAGAATTTAGAAAAAATAGAAATCAATTTCGCCAGACCATTTATGTATCATATATACACATCAAAAATATCAAAAGAAGAATTAAAAAAAATAATTGCTTTCAAAAATATAAAAGATTTAAATATGGAATTCCATATAGACGAGGATCTTTTTTCAACATTTTATCATCTCACCAAAGCAGACATATTTGTTAATGGACAAGGATCATTTTCATTAATGGCAAATTATTTGACAGATGCTATTAAGTTAACAACCCCTTGGATTTTTCATTGGAATAATTTTTCAAAAGACATAAAAGACATAATAGAAATCAATAAAGACGGAGTATTTGACGAAAATAAATTAATGGAGACAATAAAATGAGAAAACAGATATATAAATATAGATGTCCGTGTGGTAGTATTTTTGTAATAGACCACGATAAATCTAATGGAGATAGACTTATTATAAAATGTTCAAAAAATTGTGGTGTCACAAAAGAGTTCTATCCACTAGGATGCCCTGGCAAAGATTATGTTAGAGATAGACGGGGCGGGTTTAGAATGCTTGGTGTTTATGACGGATAATTTTAATACTTCTTTGTGGTATAATATTATATGGATATGATTAAATTTTCTAATTGTAATTGCGAAGTAGAAAAAGGCAAGTTTGATGTTAATAATATTCCCTTGGATTGCCCTGCTACCTGGAACCTTATATCATCTGGTTTTACTAAGGGGGTTTTTCAATTAGAAACTCGGCTTGGGAGTGAGTGGGCTAGGAAGGTCAAACCTTCGAACATAAAAGAACTTGCGGCGCTAACGGCAATCATTAGGCCGTCAGCACTTGAATGTTTAGGTGGGGACACCAAAATACTCAGGAGAAGATATTATCAAAATGGAAGAAAGAGATATCATTACGAATACTGTACCATAAAAGAATTATATAATGAATATTTGGCTTTACAAAAACACTATATAAAAATGCGAGAAGGATTATTGCACTCTAAACAACCATTGTACAAAGAGGAAACAAGGGAAGAAATTAGAAAATTATTAGTTCTTGGCGAATTGACACAAAAAGAAATAGGAAGAATATATGGTGTTAAACAACCATCAATTAGTAGAATTAAACTACATAAATCTTTTAGGAAAACAAAAAATAAAGAAGTAACAAGAAAGCTTGGGATCATTTCTTTAAACGAGGAAACCAAAGAATTATTTAATAATAAAATTATAAGTGTGATTAAAAACGGAACACAAAAAACATATAAATTAAAAATAAGGAATAGCTATAAAATATTAAAACACAAAGAAAGAAATTTTAATATAAATGCGACAGGAGAACACTTATTTCTTACAAAAAATGGATGGAAAAAACTCAAAGACATTAAACCTGGGGACTACGTAGCAACAATAAACAAATGGTCTGGCAAATATCGCAGTAAAAATAAACATAGCGACGGATGGAAAAATTTTAAGAATATAGCATTTTATCATTATGAGTATAGTTGTATATTTTGTGACTGGAACCAAACATCTTTAGATGTACACCATATATATAATACGAGATATATAGACAACAACAAAGATAATTTGGTTTGGCTATGCCCAAATCACCATAGGATGTGTACAGAAAACCAAATATCTGCTGACGAAATCAAAAAACAAAGAGAAAAATATAGATTGCATTTTTCTAAAGATTTCAAATATGTTCAAATTATTGACATAGAAGACTGTGGAGAAGAAGAGACTTATGATATACAAGTAGAAGGTCCAAACCATAATTATATAGCAGGAGATTTCATAGTTCATAATTCTGGTCAAGCGGAAGAGTATGTTGATATAAAATTTGGCAAAAAGCAACAATCATATTTACATTCTAAATTAGAAAACATTTTAAAGGATACATATGGAACTTTAATTTACCAAGAGCAGAGCCTAAAAATAGCTCAAGAAATAGCAGGATTTTCTTTAGAGGATGCAGATCAACTAAGAGTTGCAATTGGAAAAAAGAAAGTCGATTTGATGGCATCTCTTAAGAATAGATTTATAGAAGGATGTCAAAAAAATAGTGGATTATCTAAAGAAATTTCTGAACAAATCTTTGGTTGGATAGAAAAAAGTCAGCGTTACCAATTTAATTACAGCCACGCCGTAAGTTATGGGATGTTAAGTTATACCACGAGTTATTTAAAGACCCATTTCCCACACGAGTTCTTTACAAGTTATTTAACATTTTCCAACTATAAGGGAGATCCAAAACAAGAGGTATATGAATTAGTCCAAGATGCAAGATTGTTTGGAATAAATATTCTTCCCCCAGATATTAAAACATGTAATATACATTTTAAAATGATAGAAGATGAAATAAAATTTGGTCTTTCTAACATAAGAGGCATTGGTCAATCCTCTATAACTAAAATTATAGAACAAAGTAAATCTTTATCTACATTTAATGAATTTTTGAAATCTCTGTCTATTCTCCATCGTGGTACTGGAATTGCTTTAATAAAATCTGGAGCCTGTGATTGTTACAATATGGAAAGATCTCAAATGGCAAAAGAATTAGAGATTGTATTTGGGACAACTATTAAAAATAAAGAAGGAAAAAATGAGGAAATACGGGGCTTGACAGAAAAAGAACGAGCGTGGTTTTTTAATAAATTAATTGATAATAGATCAATAAAGGATGTTTTATTTGAAATGGTTCAACAGGCTGAAAATAGTCCTGGGAAATCTTTATCATCCCTCAAAAAAGAAGATATTGTTAATTGGTCTAAAAAAATTCTTGGAGAACAATTTGATTTCTCCGGTATGACAAAAATAGATATAACAAATAGATTAAAAGAAAATGGATATAATGAAGAATCAATGAAATCATGTATTGTTGGTAAAAGATTACAAATTATCAAAAATAAATTGGAGCAATTAAAAATAAATGAGATAGACACCAACTTGGCTAAATCTGTAGCTGAAAAATATTTTCTTGGTATTGCCCTGAGTTGTTCGCCAGCAGATGATGTTGACGATAGTTCGGCAACTCACAACTGTCTTGATTTAATGAAATGTTTAAATGGCGAGTCGTTTTCATCTGTTGTCGTAATAGATTCTGTAAAACATACAAAGACTAAAAAAGGGAAAAATCCCGGCGCTCCAATGTGTTTTCTTACAATGTCAGATTCTAGTTATTCAATCGACCATTCCGTAGTATTCCCGGATGTTTATGAAAAAATGCACGGGTTATGTAAAGATGGATTAATTTGCCTTGTGACCGGATATAAGAAAAATGGAAGTATTATTGTTCAAAATTTACAAAAATTAATTTAAAAATAATTAAAATTATGGTATAATAGTTGTATGGACGAAAAATATTATAAAAACATAGAAGAAATTTGGAAAGATATAGCCGGGTATGTTGGTTTATATATGATTTCTAACTGGGGCAGGGTAAAAAGTCTTAATTTTAATAGGACTAGAAAAGAACAAATTTTAAAACTTCATCAAATTAATAAATACGGATATCTACAGGTAGCTTTATATAAAAATAATAAGCCCAAAAGATTTTTGATACACAAACTTGTTCTAGAAACATTTATTGGACCTTGCCATTTCGGTAAAGAGGGATGTCATAACGACGGAAATCCATCAAATAATTTTGTTGGGAATTTAAGATGGGATACACGCAAAAGAAATATGAATGATCAGATAAAACATGGGACAAAGTTTAACAAAGCCAGAGGTTCCAAACAACATCTAGCCAAAGTCAATGATAATAAAGTAATGGAAATTAGAAGATTATGGCAAGAAGGTAATTTAACCCAAGAGGAAATTGCAAACATTTATGGAATAAAAAAACTCTCTGTGTGGAGAATTGTTAATTATCAAACATGGAAACACGTAAAATAAGAAAAGGAGAATTAAATGGAGCTTAGAACCTACGGAGTTGGCGTTGTAGTGGCAGACGCAGAATTTAAATCTTTTGAAAATGGTGGCGGAGTCGGTTCAGTCAATTTAGCTTTTAATCGCAGTTTTAAAGATAGAGAGGGGGCATGGCAGAAGGAAACATCATATGTTAAGGCCCAAATCTTTGGACCAAAAGCGGAGAAATTTGTACAATTTGCAAAGAAAGGGGTTCCAATATATTGTGATGGATATATAAAAATGGATTCATGGCAAACAAAAGAAGGAGAAAAAAGAACTTCTTTGGTTTTAAATCTAACGAACTTTGAAATTGTTCAAAAACTGAACGGAGAAAACAAGATAGAGTCTACAAATCCAGGGAAGACAGTTGTTTCGCCGCCAAAAAATAAACAAGCGAAGAAAGAACCACAACCAGTGTCGGTAGCGGTAAGTGAAGTTGAAGATAATGATGAAATACCGTTCTAAAAATGATATTCAAGGATAATGGATATATCAAGTTTATTAAATATTTGTCGCATAAAATCTCTCGAATTTATTATAATAGTTATTTAAATTATGATGATTATGTTCAAATAGGTTTAATTGCTTTCTGGAAATCTGAAAATAAATGGAAAAAAGAAAAGGGTGACTTTGGACCATACGTTAGAACGGCCATATTTTATGCTATAATAAATGAGGCTATCAAAAGCACAGGAGCATTTTATGCTCCTTTTTTGGATAAAAATTTGTCAATAAAAATTAGAAACTATTTAAATAATGGTAAAACAGAAAACGATGTTTGTAAACTTTTAAATATATCTCATGGAAGATTACAAGAACTAAAACGAATTTCAATGTCTATGTGCGAAATATATACAGATATTAAAGATGAAAAATATCCAATAGATTTATTAGAAATTGACGACAGATTATCGGAAGAAGAAATGAGTTTATTTTTAACAAACGAAGTGGTAGGTAATAGAATCACAAAATGCAGGATGCTCAAAAGAATAAAAGATAAATTAGCGGCATATTAAATGAGAAAAAAACGTATTCTTTTTGTTAATGAGGGAAGTTATCTGGCGACCGGATTCGCCACGTATGGAAACGAAGTTTTAAAAAGACTTTATGCAACTAATGAATTCGAACTTTTCGAGTTGGGCGCATACGTAGAAGACGGAGACCAAAGAATAAACTCCATACCGTGGAAATTCTACGCGGCGGCTCCGAATAAAAACGACGAAGAGGGACAAAGAATATATAGAAATGATCCTATTAACCAATTTGGAAAAATGCGTTTCGATTCCGTTTGTTTGGATTGTAAACCTGATATAGTTTGTGTCCCCCCATGGACTAAAGTGCAAACCCCATGCGGGATTGTAAATATACAAGATATAAAAGTAGGAGATGAAGTTATATCTCATACCGGAGAACCTAAAAAAGTATTACAAACTTTCAAGAAACAGTATAAAGGAAATGTCGTAAAAATTAAAATAGGTACTGATAGTAGAGAATATACTTTAACAGAAGATCACCCCGTGCTTGTTATTAAAAATGTTCGACGACATTCCAAAGGCAGGAAAGTTTCAGAAAGACATTTTATAAAAGACGCAATATTTATATCCGCTAAAAATGTTGGTACTGGAGATTATGTTTTAATTCCCAAAAATATGTCAAACAATCAATATAGTAATATTAAAATATCTGATTTTTTACATCAATTTATACTATCCGATGACAATAGCTTGATTATGGCTAGTGGTAGACCAAATGCTAAATATATAAATAATTATATAAATATAGACAATGATTTAGCCAGATTGTTCGGATATTATTGTGCGGAGGGTCATACAGATAGGCACGGTGTTCATTTTACTTTTGGTTGTAGCGATAGAGAAAAACAATTTGTCAATGATGTAGAAAATTTATTAAAAAATATTTTTAATATTAAATGTACCATAAGCCAAGACGGAAGTAGATCACGAATAAGAGTAGATTGTATAATTTTAGGTGCCTTTTTTGAAAAACTTGCCGGGAATGGAGCGTTCAATAAATACATCCCTCTTTTTATATTTGACAACAATAGCGAAAATATAATTAAAAGTTTTATTAAGGGGTTGGTAAGAGGAGATGGGTGTTATAATGGATCTGACATAACATACAGTAGTGTGTCTGAACAATTGGCAATGCAATTGCGAAATTTATTTTTTAGACTTAGTATAAAAAATTGTATTTATAAAAATCCTTCAAGAACATATATAAGAAAAAGCGATGGACAAACTAAAAATAATTCTGAAATATTTATGATCTCTATTATAAATAATTATGCACAACAATTACATTCTATTGTACAAAAAGAAACCATATTGCCGGAAGAACATCTTGAATTTGATTCGGATGGACTTGGATGGTTTGAAGGCAATTATTTTGTCGCAAGAGTTAAAACTATTCACAAAGAATGTCATTACAAAGGTCAAGTCTATAATTTGGAAGTAGAAGATAACAATACTTATGTCACAGGATTCATAGTACATAATTGTGATATAAGAGACGAATGGATGGTGTCGTGGATAGACAATACTCCTTTCAGAAATTTCTTTAAATTTATTCATATGGCATGTTGTGACGGTTCGCCCCAACGCGCCGTATGGTTAGATAGTATGTCAAGAAGAGATAAAATATTGACTTATAGTGATTTTGGACAAAGAATATTAAGGAAAGAGGGTGGAGATAAAATTCCATTAGGCCCAATCGCATCCCCTGGTTCTGATTTGGACATGTTCAAACCCGCAGAAGATAAAAGAGCACATAAAACAAAACTTGGGATTGATCCTAATACGATAATTATTGGCACTATAAACAGGAACCAAAAAAGGAAGCTGTTTTACGATCTAGTAGAGGCCTTTTCCAAATGGATTTATAAAGCAAAAACAAAGGGCCACATTGATCTAGTCAAGAAAACATTTTTATATTTACACACAAGTTATCCGGATGTTGGTTATGATATTGGTAGAGCAATTCAAGAATTTAAAGTTGGAACAAAAGTTTTATTAACATATATGTGTCAGTCATGCGGCACCGTTTATCCTAGTTTCTTCCAGGGAGAATGGGCTGTTTGTCGAAGATGTAAGAATAAAACAGCACATCCCCCGAATGCCAATAGCTCTCCGTCAAGAGAAGTTCTTGCAGAGATAATGAAATTATTTGATTTATATATAAATTATAGCGTGTGCGAGGGATTTTCGATGGGGTGTCGTGACGCAAACGCCTGTGGAACTCCAGTTGCAGCGGTTCGTTATTCGGCGATGGAAGACCACATTGCGGTTCCAGGAAATATTCCCATAGAAGTAGGCCGTTTCTTTTATGAATCCGTTATTGAAACTGAACAAAAACGCGCTCTACCAAATAACGATGACTTTGTACAAAAATTAGACAATTTCGTTAAAATGAGTGAAGAAAAAAGAAAAGAAATATCTAAAAAGATTAGAGCGTATGCGATTGAACCCGCAGAGGTCTACGGGCAAACGGAGAAGCTTCCTAGGTTTAGTTGGTCCAGAACAGCGGCGATTTGGGCCAACGTTTTACGAGAGACAGAAATCAAAGATCCTAATTTAACATGGCTTAATCCAACTCCACAATTAATAAAACCTAATTTATCAGAACCCCCGCAAAATTTAGATAGTGTAGAATGCGTCAACTATATTATAAAAGAGATTTGGCGTAAACCGGAAATGGTAAATAGCTTTTTTGCACTTGAATGGGTTAGATATCTTAACCAAGGTTTTCGTATCGTTGGTTCTAACAAAATTACCGTAGATAGACAATATATTGGCAATCATTTTCTTGGTCTGGTAAATCAACAGAATATGGCGGAAGAGCATAGGGTAAAATTGTTGAATCCAAATAAGAATAATGGTCTTAATTTTGAGGTAATGTAATATGAAAAAGATATTATACATTGCCCCTTTCCGTGATCAAACCGGATACGCAGAAGCCGCCCTTAATGATATTCTTGCAATTGAAAAGGCTGGATATGATGTGGTATGTAGAAGTGTTCGTATGTCTAACCCTAAGATAAAACAAAAATGTCCTGTTGAACACCTAGAGAAAAAAGATCTTAAAAATATAGATCTAATTATAGAAACGAATCTACCGCATACTTTTGAAAAAAAGAATAATGTTAAAACGGTAGGACGTTTTTTTTGGGAAACAAATACTGTTTGTACAACATGGGTTAATTCGTGCAACACTTTATCAGAAATTTGGGTGTCGTGTATCCAACAAAAGTTTGCATGTATCAATTCAGGAATAACTGTTCCTGTTAAAATCCTACCCTGTTCTATAGACATTAAAAAATTCAACAACAAACCAAAATCATTAGATATTCCAATTTTAAAAGATAAATGTGTTTTTTATTTTATAGGGGAGAATTCACGGCGCAAGAATATAGCTGGACTAATAAGAGCGTATTATGCGGCTTTCACAGGAAAAGAAAATGTAATCTTAGTTATTAAAACAAGTTCTCCTGGGCATTCTTCGGCGCAAACGATGCAAATGATGCAAAAATTTATTTCTGATATTAAAAAGGCGGTACATATTCACCCGAACGAAAAAGACTATCCTCCAATAGTTATTTTAACGGATTACATGACAGAAGAACAATTGGCACAATTACACATCTCCTCCAATATTTTTGTGTCATGCTCACATGGCGAAGGAGGAAATCTAGGAGCAATGGATGCAATGGGTTTTGGGAATCCTGTTATTCTAAGTAACTGGGGGTTTCATCCTGAATTAATGTATTGCCAAGCCGAAAAATATTGGGAACCAGACAAAGAAATGTTCCGGCATCCTGGAGAAGTGGATTGTGGTTGGTTGATTGATGGCCAATTATCGAATTGTTTTGGTCAGTTAAACGGTACTGGAGAAATGTACACCGGGAAAGAACTCTGGTTTGATATTTGTTTACCACATTGTATAAAAATATTGCAAAAGACATATTGTGAATGGAAAGATGGATCATTGAGCAAAAGGGGTTTGGCAGCGAAAGAAAGAATTAAGGCGTTTTCCTACGAAGGTGTTGAAAAGATTGTTAAAGACTTAATTGGGGATATAAACTAATGACTACAACATTTTCGAGTATTTTAAAAGGAGTGAACAGACAAGAAAACGATAAATTAAACATCCTCACAATCAACAATGACGAGAAGTTACAATGGTTGCTCGCAAAAACAGGACACAACTTTTATTTCATTAACAACCCGAATTCCCCACCGTGGAATATTCAAATCCGTGAGAAGCCGGACAATTGCGTTCTATTAAAAGCAGGAGATCTTTCTGAGCAAGTAAATGACGTAGCCCTGGACCTTATAGTCTGTCAAAATAGAAGCCGAGACTATATCATTTTGTCAAAACTAGCAACACATTTGTCATGCCCCCTGCTCGGAATAAATAATTTTTTACCTTTTCCAGAAATGAATAATTTTTATGTGCAATCTTTAGCTGACCAAATCCATAACGCGCAAGTATTTTCATCGAAATTTGTTGCAAATTCATGGGGATTATCAGAAGAAGATGTGGTAATAATTCCAAAATGTGTTGACACAGAAATATTCGATGGGTGGGTAGGGGGTGACAATAAAGTTCTAATTAATGTAGATTATTATCAGAATAAAGCAAACATTACTGGATTTAAATTATTAGAACAAATAAATAAACAATTACCAATAGATCTTATTGGAATTAATCCCGGCATCTCCAGTCCCGCAAAAGATCTTGATGACCTTGTTTGTAAATATAGAAACGCTTCTGTTTTTTTAAATACCTCCTGTTGGTTAAGTTGCCCCATAGAATTACTGGAGGCAATGGCTGTTGGGTGTCCAATTGTGAGCAGTAAGTCGTGTGATATAGCGGATTACATTGAACATGGGATCAACGGATTTTTAAGTAACGACCCAGAGGAAATCATTAAATATTGTAAAATGCTTATAAACGACAAGGATCTTGCTAAAAGGATTGGAGAAGCAGGACGTAAAACAATGGTAGAAAAATTCAATAAAAATATATTTATAAATAAGTATAATTCTTTGTTCTATGAAACGATTGATAAACCATGCAGTCTATTAACAAGTTAAGGAAAATAAAATGATCGCATCCGTTTGTGACCATTGTTGCCATATAGAGAACGGCAAATGTTTGGCCAATCAATTTTATATTTCTACTAAAAAAGGTTCATATGCGCCCGGATTCTGTCGGTTTTATCGTTCTATGCCCTGGGGAGAAAATCAAAAACCGTCTCAAGATATATCTCTAATTCAATTGGCGAAAAAGGAATCAGAATTATCATATGACCTTATTATTATACATAACAACAACGACCACTTTAAAACACTAGAAAATAATCTCTTATACAACTCTTGCCCCGCTTTATCTTCAACCAACAAATTTTACAATCCTTTGAAACAAATTATAGTTGCTGATACAACTAATAAAAAAGATAGGTCTCAAGTTATTAAATTATTTCAACAACATAAAGATGTGGTTAAGTTGGACGTTCTTGTAAGCGGAGAGGAAGAAAAACCCGCAAAAACTATTTATCGTACTTCTAAATTGGTAAAAGAAAAATATTTTATAGTAATACCAAGTAGTGTAATTCTATCAGGTAGAGATAATGAAATAATGATCAATGAAATAAACAGAGACACAAGGTTCATTTATTGGCCTTTTATGAATAAATTAGCATCGACAAGTATTTTACCATTACAGACCGTTTTCGGACTATATATTACTAGTAGTTATAAGAAACTGACGGAACCAAGAGAAGCCCCAAAGACTTTTTATGAAATTTTAAAAGAAGAAGAGATTGGCACAGGAATTTCTCTTTCTTACCCGTTAGATATTGTGGTGTAGTATGGAAGACAAGAAAAAACAAGCAGAGAATCGTAAAAGAGAGGCAGAGGCCAATCTCAACAAACTTGGCCTTTCTTTAAATTCGGACCTGATTTCTATTGGGATTATTTTTGAAAATCTTTTAAAATCGGATATAAATGTTAATTTATTAAATGGAATTAACACTGTCTTTAACAATTTTGTCGGGGTCGATATTAATGTCTTTGCTCATAATCTTGGGGAGTGTTTTATTTTTTTGTTAGCACCACTTTTGGATTTAAAGTATATCCATAGTTGGACCTACCCATTAATAGCAGTAAATAAATCTACACTTCAAACAGCACTCTCGTCTCGCTCAAAAGTTATATACTGTTTTACGTATAATGAAATAGAAAAAATAGATGATTCAAGAGTTAGGTATTTTGATAAACTAGATTTAATTGAAATAATAAAATTGATGGTTGGAGATCTTAAAGTTGAAAAAAGCCGAAATAGTTGAACAATTAATATTAAAAGGATGTAAAGAAGAAGAACTCGCTGGTTTGAAAGTTTCACAATTAAAAACTATGCTAGACGAAGAGAATTCTGGAGAAGATTCCTTGATTTTATTGGACCAAGTGAAAGAAATCGAAGAAACTATTATTGCTGTTCCTGTGCCTAAAAAAGATGTTGTGGTAACAAAGATTGATGATGATAGACCACTAGCTTTGTCTAATCCCCCGGTTCCTACAGATGTCGGTTTCACACAATATGCGCTTTCGCTACTTCAAGACGACGAGATGGATGGAGAATTTCCAAGAGTAGAGGGGTTGCGACGTATTGCTGGATTGTTGTTGGGAGAAGTCCTAGAGGAAAGATGTGAACTAATTTTTGCTCCCAGTGTTGAAAACGAAATGACAGTGGGGGTAAAATCTATAATTATTTTCGAAAATGGCAAACGCTTTGAATCATTAGCAGATGCTAATTGCAACAATTGTCAAAAAGAATTTTCTCCATATTTGACAGCAATGGCAGAAACTCGCGCCAGGGGTCGCGCCTATCGTTCCGCATTAAATCTTAAAAGAATTGTGGCGGCAGAGGAGGTGGGTGTTAATAATGAAGAAACGGAAAACCCAAATAAGTTAATTAATACAGGGCAAATAACAGCTATTAGACTTCTTGCCGAAAGATCGAGTATATCTATTAAAAAACTACTTGATGATTTAGAAATTGCCTGTATAATAAAGGACGGCGTAGTAGATTTAAAATCTTTAAAATATAGTGAAGCACTTATTGCGTTGAATCGTTTAAATAATATGAGGCAAGAAGATCATGTTCCTGAGAAATTAAAGAGGTAAAAATAGTGGAAAAGAAATTTACGGATAATTGTAAGATATACAAGCCGAATAAAACCAATAATGGGGCCGCATCACAATTTTGCTGGTCGCATGAGAAGCGGTGTATTTTCATCGAATCCGCTCCTCAAATGCCAGACAGAGATGGGGAGGGAAATTCTTTATTCGACTGGAAAAACAACAAGATCATATTCAAATTAGGACCACCAGATATTGCAGAAATCCTGTGTGTTCTAGACGGTATCAAAAGTAGCGTTGGGTATGCGGATAAAGGATTGTTCCACTCGTCCGGGAACAACAACGCGGTATTGAAATTCCAAAAAGCAGATAAGTCAGGATATTATTTTGGGATCAGTGTCAAAAAAGAGGGATCAGAACCAGTAGCGATAAAGCACAGCATAACCGATGGCGAAGGAATGATTTTACAAATACTTTTGCGTCGGGCTATCGAGATTGTATATGACTGGAATTAGATTCTAATATAGCTATACTAATTTGTATTTTTTGAATTGCTTCATTGATTTTTATAACGGCTTCATTTGTTGAAGTACTGTTTTCATGGACCAAGTTAGCAATTTCTATTAATTTTTCATCATAACTTTCTAATTTTAATGTAATTTTAGTTTTTTCAACCCCAACACTATAAGACGCAGCAGCTACGCCGCCAACCAGTCCGAGTAAGCTTCCTAATAATACTGTTAATACTTTGTGAGAATTGAAAAATATTTTACCTGACATATCACCCTTCTTATGAAGAAAAGATAGCTTCGTACAATTTATCTTCCCAATTATTATCTCTTTTTAAAACAAGATATTTCATATTGTGTTTTTCATAAAAATTATATTTTTTTTGTTGTCTCGTGTCTGCGTGATCTGAACTTAAAGCTCTAACTTCACGAACGCCATCCCATTCTAACCAAAGATTGTATTCGGGTAAAAAGAAATCACACTTTTGGGTAGAGGGTTTGGGTAATTTTTTGTGGGCTTCGAACTTAATACTATTTAGGTAAAGCCAGTCCGCTATTTTTGATTCTTGGATTGAGTCACACAATGTAACGCCGTCCATGCAGTAGGTTCGTTGGTTCATATAATGATCTCCTATGTTTTATACACAATAGGTCTAGGAAGAATTGTTCGTATTGTTCTTCTTTATAATGAATTTTCCCGTGACATGTTTTACAAAGAGTTATTCCATTGTTTGTATCAAAAACCAAATCCTGTCTTTTGGCCTTGGTCTTAATATGATGGGCGTGTTTTCCTTTTTGATTACATAATTGACAAATACAATTATCTCTTTTCAAGATATATTGACGCCATTTTTTATATTCTGGGGATAAATATATCAAAACATTATCTTTGGTTATAAATTTTTGCCACTTATTAACATTTATTCCCTGTCTTTTTGCACTTATTAATATGGAAACTTCTTTGCGACTTCTTCTTTTATATCCATTTTTATTAAATTTATATCTAAGCCCCTCGTTTGAAAGTCCATAGTTTTTACTCACATTTTCTAATGACATACCAGATTTATAATCTTTGTATGCGGATGTGATGTTTATTTCTTTTGTACCAATTCCGGGTCTATGTTTAAAAGACTCTTTCATCCCACAAGATTGACAATGATCAAAAGTGGGAATTTTTTTAAAATAACTAGTCTTTCCGCAGTCCGAACAAATTCTTTCTATTAATCCATCTTTATTTCTTGGAAAATTTGATTGTCTTTTAATTAGTTTTTTAGCATTATTTGATAGGCTGTCCTTATTTTTCTCTATAAATTTTTTATATTCTTCAATTGCTTCTTGCTCTGTTAAAAAATTTCCAATAAAATAATACTTGTTTTTTATTACAACGCTGGCGTTCCATCGTTTTCGTCGCTTTAGATCATTTTTATAATAAATACCTTTGTGAGAAGAAGTTGCCATATTTTATTATACTAATTTAATCCTAATTTATTTTTAAAAATGAAAAAAGCCGGATTTCTCCGACTTTTCTTCCTTGTTTAAATTTTTACTTTACTAATTAAAGCTCTTATAAATATTCGAGTTGCAGGTACCCACCGAACGATGTTTTACTGCCAATGCTGGAGGGGGATGCACTTAGAGCAAGATAAAAATCATGTCTTGTATCGGTTGTCCCCGTCCCATTAGGACTCAATCCTCCGCTACCAGGACTTGATAGGAGCGTCATCGTAGTGCCGCTTCCGGCCAATTGTAACCAGCCGTTATGACCAGCTTGTGCAGCGCCAGTAGATTGATTTACGCCAGAACCACCGTTACACAATTGAGCTACCTCGGAAGTTACACCGCTCGCTGGAGCATCAGCATCGACCCTATCCATAATTCTAAATTGACCGTTTTGTGTCATTACAACCGAATCGAATGTAAATCGCACATTCAATGAACCAGACGCAAGGGCAACAGTGTTAAGATTTACGGTAGAATCACCGTTCACCTGAACACCAGACGATGTTCCTACATATTTATTGTTGTTAAGGGCTCCTCCGTTGACCGTGCCGTTTGAATTTGTAACGAAGGTGCTGTCCTGAAACGAACCCACTTGAACAGAACTCCCGAACGTACTCCCAAAGAATCCGATTCCCGATGCACCTAATGCAGTTGTTCCGTTACCATGGAAAAACGAAATATCAGCAGCCATACTTTAATTCCTTTCTTTAAACTTTAAAATTAATTTAATCATCCACATATAAATACACATTATTATTTATTTTCTCAAAAATTATAATAGACAAAAGTGTATAATATTACAGATATGTGCGAAGAATATTGTAAAAACACAGAGGAAATTTGGAAAGATATACCTGGGTACGAGGGGTTTTATCAAAGTTCTACTTTCGGGAGAACGAGAAGTTTTAATACAGGTGTTAACAGAAATCAAATAACGACAATAATATTATTAATTAATAAAAATTTGTCAGTAATAAAAATAGCTAAACAAACAGGGATAAGTGAAACCCACATAGCGAATATAAGAAAAAATCCACAAAAATATTTAAATAGAGAAAAAATATTAAAAACGGGCAAATATGGTATTTATGGGCACCTAGAGATTACTTTATGCAAAAATGGCGTTCGTAAAAAGCATAAAGTACACAGATTAATATTAGAAACATTCGTTGGCCCCTGTCCTCCGGGAATGGAGTGTCGTCATCTTGATGGAAACCCACAAAATAATAGGTTGGATAATTTATGTTGGGGCACGCCCAAAGAAAATCAAGCAGATAGAATTGTGCATGGTACAGATAATCGTGGATCAAGACATGGATCTTCGAAAGTTAACGATAAACAGGTTGTAGATATTAAGAGATTGGCCGAAGAAGGCAAATTCACACAAAAAGAAATTGGAAAAATGTTTAATATTAGCCAACCATCAGTTTCTATGATTAAAAACAAGAAAAGATGGACATATTTCGATGAATAAAAATTCCAAATTATCTTTAGTAATCAAATGTTGTCCAAAAGAAGAGGCTAGAAGATTAAGAGTGCTAGGTTGGTCATTAATAGATATTGGTAAAAAATTGAACATATCAACTTCATCAGCAAGAAATTACACAAAAGATATAATATTATCAGAAGAACAAAAACAAGAACTTTTATCTAAGAGGAAAGGAACAATTAAAAAAGATATTAAAATTGATTATAAAAATAAGGATTTAAAAATTAAAGGTAAAATAAAATTGCAAATATCTAAAAAACAATATTTACCATTTAATGAACAAGAACTTATTAATTCTCTTATAGAAATTCTGTCTCAAAATATAGTCCGAACATTTTATTTCCAAAAGTAACGGGAGTAGAACTAATTGCAACGTACCAATCGTGCCTTACATCTGAAGTTAACGAACCCAATGGTCTTAGTCCGCTTTCTCCGGGCGAACTAATTAATTCTAAAAATGTCGATCCGTGTGTATTAAACCAATCCGTATCACCCAATCCATCGGGATCTTGGATAACACTTTGATGCCTTGTTTCTGCACAATAACACGTTAGTCCGCTCGGATCATTATTTATATTTGGTGTACCACTAGTTGTTGTTCCATCAAAAATATAAAATTTACTAGTAAGTGTTCTAACCTCTGATAGATATTCAAATCTTATGTTAATGGTAGCCAAATTATTGGGAAGACTAATTAATTGAATACCTAACCCGGTTTGCCCATTAATTACACCAGTTGTAGATATTTTTTTATTATTATTACATTCAAAACCTTCTATAATACCATTTTGATCTGTGACGAAGGTTCTACCATTATATGCTCCAATAAGTATTGGGGCACCAAATCCATCATTACCATAGAAACCAAGACCGGAACTACTCGGTAATAACTGATCTTCGCCGACATAAACTGAAATAGACATTAAAACAATCTCCTATTTAATTAATACACTATTGTTCATAATTATATAAAATATTCGACCCCCCCGTTTCTATATTTAATTGTAGACTTATGTTCTCGTACCCCTGGAAGAATGGTTGTGACAAGTCGGTTAAAACCCTAGATTTTATTATAATCCTGGTTCTTATTGTCCTAGAATAATCGTGGGCAGGCAAAATTATTGATTCTAAAAATTCAGATTCTTGCGTCATTAATACTGATTCAAGTTCTGGTACGGCGTTAAGAATTCCGGGAGATACCAGAAATTCATCTATGGTTTTGACACTTATATCTTCTTCATTTTCTAAATCGTACCATTTTCTATCCCATATAAACCTGTTTGTTTGAGAAGATTTAACTATCATTTGTCTTAATAAATTTTGTCTTGGAAAAAATGTACCATTAATATCCTCGTTTGCTATAAATTTCCCTGTAACATTAATGGTTACTGGATTGTTAATAAGTGTAGTAAAACAAATATCAGTAATAAAAAAGGAAGTATACAAGACACCTCCTACGTATGGAAATGTCGTATAAACACCATGCTCTAACTGATCAAAACACAATAAGGCAAAACTACATCTTACTCCTTCCTTTTTCCCGACTAGTTCACACATGGGCTCCCAAAACCCATCAGGCGCGCTCACTGCGCAATTTGGACTCGATGCTAATAGTGCCAGATATTGCGCATGGGAAGTGTTGTAGTAATTCGTTTTGCCGATAAAAACCGGCGATCCACCACCAACAGTTTCTATATTAACATTATATTTCATGCCATGCGTTTGTATTGGCACAGCATTAATAAAGGAATTTAATTCATTCAACGATCTATATTCATATCTTGTTGTCGGATCTTTAGGTATATTTATTCTATGGAAATTTTCTGATCCTGTCATTAATTTTAGTGATTGTTGAGAATTTAATACGTGAGATTTAGTTAAATACTGTAATTGTCCATAATTAGAAAGACCATAAAATCCCCCAGAAGGTAAATTTTCGTCTAAATTTTCAAGGCCATGAGGAAATATGGCTGGGTCAATGATTGGATTTGGCAAAGAATCTACCAACCCATTTGTAGACCAGGGAGCTTGTTCTGGATCTAAATCAATTATTTTTTTTTCATTAAAATCAGATATAGATTCATGGACAGCATTAATAATATTTTCAAAAAATTCTGGTATACCAAAATAGGAATTCAAATCGACATTTAAAAATAAATTTTTCCAATTAATTTTTCCTGTTGATGGTTTATATTTATCCGTAAAAATGAACGGCAAATTAGTCTTAGGATCTAAAATTAAATTTCCATCAATATCTATAAATTCCTTTAAATAATCAGACGGTATCTCTGATGATTCTGGATAAATATCCGATATTTTAATGTCCGTATAAGTATTCCCCCCAAGTCTCTTCGCCGGAATATTCTCGACATTTATAATTGGAGATATGTTAAAGCCTAAATGTCCTTCTCTAGCAAGTTTAATAATCCCTAATCCATATAACATTCTTGTATAAGTATCTATTAATCCCAATAAATGTCCGGGGTTAGTGTATTCTATTCCAGGACATCCTTTGGGAAATCCTGAATTATATATATCCCCATCATTTTTCATTATATAATCAAGCGCAATCGGATATCTGGCCTCTAGATATAAATTGATATTAAGACCATCTTTAAAAACAAGTGGATTCGGGTATAGTGGACCTTGATATCCCCCACAATAAATACCGGCGTCTGGCATAAATGGTATATAACCATTAACTAAAGAAATAATTGCGGGAGACTCTAAAAAAGCAATCATTTTATTCTTTCCTATTCTTAAGCCTCTAACGGAGGCATAAATACCTGTGGACTTTGTTCTATATATGGCACAAAAGGACCAAACTCACTGTCAGAAAAAATACTAACATTTACTTTTGTTTCTGGCAATAAATATCCAGGACTATCATCTGGCTCAGACAAATTTCTTACATGTTTCCATTCTGCTGCAAAATAACTTTCTGTAATATTCAATCCTCCCGCAAAGGTTTGGGGGTCAATATCCGCATAGTTTACTCTTCTAACAGTATAAAATGGACCTCCTGTTTCAACATCCACTATTATACCCTGTCCTCCTTCTGGTTTTTTATATATGTATTTTAATTCTTCGTCACTAAGTGTATTTTGTTTTGGGTCAGATTCTAGTTTTGGTTCATTAATGTCTACCACTTTATTCTTGGGTTTTTTGGCTATTATTTTATCAAGTTTTTCTTCAAGTGGTTCGAGTCTATCCGAAATCTCAACATCATTTTGAATATCTTCTCTTTGTGGTATTTCTGTATAATAAGTGGTTTTTATACCATTTATATCAAAATTAATATTGATTCTTGCTATACGACTAAAACCCGCATAAAGTATGGGCAAAAAAGCTTGTTCCACCGGCAGTCCCGCTACCGTTATTGAACCAAATTGATTTGACTGAACCTTTGGCACATCAATCGCACTTAAATTCTGCGTAATAAATTTTTTCATTTCTTCAATAGATTCTAAATAACTTAATTTGCCATCTGGGTTAAAATTTTCTGGGACCAATCTATCATTAACAATATTTTTAATTACATATTCTGAAGGATTATTTATAATATCACTATATTCTTTGTTGTTCTCATCTAATGTTCGTCCTTCTGAAACAACGAATGGCCCATATCGCTTCTGGGCGTCTTCGGTTGCAATAAATGCATCATTTAAACGCTCTATTATTTTTAAGTCCCTTTCTAGACAGCCATCTGGATTATCGGTGGATTTCGATGTAGTTGTTTGAATTTGCAACATTTGTCCCGGTAATGTAATAATATAAAAATTATTATACTGTTTTACATCAACTCTAACATAGTCCGATTTAATTTTAAATTTTGTTTTTGGATCTATTTTAGTGGTTCCTACATGATTAATCGTCGATATTATTTTTGACCCCCACACATGTTCAGTATTCCCCTTCTTTGGCGGTACTTTCGGTAATTTAATATAAGAAGGCCACTGCCCGATGGAAGATCTAAAATTAGCGATTGCTTTTGATATTCTGGAAAGTGGATGATCTACAGAAGGAAAACACATGCCTTTGGCTCTTATGCTTGCTGGAATTTGTCGAAGTATTCTTTCTTGTTCTAAAGAAATTTGGGTAGAAATTAATGATAAGCCTACATATCCTTGAGATTGATAAAATTCTGCTTCTCCCACAGATCCCAATATTTCATCAACAGAAGGATAATGGGGAGACAAAGAATTTAATGCGGTATCAAATAATACCATCATAATTCCGGGCTCAAAATCAAAGCCATTCCTAAAATCGGATAATCCCCCATATATATTTGTTGGCTTATTATCAAATATTTCAGGATGATCGTTTTTATATTGAAGAAGAAAACCTCTAAATATTTCCTCGCCATTTCTATAATGATCCCCCAGTTTTCTTCTTGGCAAAGAATTAAAATGTGCTAACAAAGCTTCAATAAGGTCTATTATTGCCTGTTCTTCTTCTGCTATAGCCGCCTCTTGTTCTGGCGTAAGAGGTAAAAATTCTGTTAAGTGAGTACTATTAACAACAAATTGTCTTCCCCAAAGATTCATAAATTCCCGAAGATGCTCATCATCGCCTATTATATCTTCGTTATCTAATATTTTATTCATCTTTGACAAATCACTAGTTGATGGTGGATCTTTAAGAACACCTGGGGATTTAAAACCCCAAAATTGGTGAATATCGCCAGCAGTAAAATTAAGAAAATTCGATTGAAGTCCACCACGAACTATGTGGACAATCTTTTTAGAAGTAAAATCTATAAATTCAGTAATTCCTTTTGTAACAAATACTTTATCTACCAAATTTTCAGGATCAACCGGAACAACCACGTAACCAGGGGGAATAAAGTCTCTCTCTTTGACACTAAAACTTGTCCTTGTAGTAAAATCTTTGGCAACTGCATAACCTCTTTCATGATTAATGATTTCACCATTATGCATTGCCGCTAAAACATTTAAAACACTGTCATTCTCTGTTGCGAAGCCATTTATTCCATCTGGAACGATATGTTTATAAAAAGAAACTTCATAAATACCAGTATTTTCACCTTCATTAATTCTTTTAACTCTTGATGAATATTCAAAATTATTGTCCACAGCATAATCTTCAATAACAGTAAATAAAGTTGTTCGATTATATCCGCGAAATAGTCGTATGCGGATTGGCTGTTCAACACCATTGTCTATTAATAGTCCATCAAAATTAAATAACAGACTTACACCCCCTATATTAAAAATTTTATCTTTAAATGCGTCAAAAATTTTCGTAATAGGTGGACCAAAAATAGCGGCTGATCGGTTCTGCATAAACACGGATGGTGGTAGAATCATCTTTTCGGGAATATAAACAATATCATCCCACAGAAACACTTCTTGCAAAATACCTTCTTCATCAACTATTGCACCCTGCGCAACCAAATCTTCATTTAATACATTTTTGTGTGTTATTGGGTCAAATATAATTAAATGATTAATCTCCTGGAATTGAAAATGCTGTAAAAAAACTCTATTATATTGTGCTAATACTACCGTATAAATAGAGTTACCCCCTATATCAGCAATAGTCTCTTTCCACGAAATGACAGAAGCAAAAACATCAAGTTCAGCAAATGTTAAATTAATAAAAGGGGCCACCCCATCTCTAAAAGTAACATCTTGAAGATGGAAGGTCTGACCCGGTTCTTTGATTAGTGTAAACGTATATGTATTTTCTCCTCCGAAAGGCCCAATATCTATATTAATTCTTTGAATAGTTAAACCAAAAATCTGTCTTTGGTCTGCCGATATCATTTCACTAAGTTTGTCAGACATTTTTTCTCCTAGTCAACAATATAAGATCTTGTTCTTGTATACTTTTTATTCGTTGGTGAATAAGTCTCTTTATCACTTTCTAGTATCCATGTATTAATAAAACCAGCAGCATCCTCAATAATTCCAATAACAGTCAAATTATCTGGCTTTATGTCATTTCCCGGACTACTAAGCGAGACAGTAACTATCTGTTGGGTCGTCGTTTCCATATCCTGTATGATTGGTCCGCCAACCCTTCCCGGTACTGGTATTATTGCTATCACTTTATTTGGCAATTGAATATCAATAGAAATCTCAAAATTATCAAATCCTGTCGTCGTATTTTTCCATGTATAAGTAAATCTAACGCTCCCCCTGGTCTCGTTTATTGATACAGACTTGGACGAAAAATCTGTTGCTATTTCAACCCCGTCGGGAAGCTGATCTCCAACCAATTCAATAGCTTTTGATCTTGCGTCCACCTCGTTAAGAATAGCAGCCTTGGCGTTAACAAGTTTTATAGCAACGGTATCACCCTTTCCTTGTATGTCGCACGACAATGAAAGATTGTATGTTCCGTTGCCTTCGTCGAAATCAATCGAGGCTTCACAACTTCTAGTAAATGTTTCCTCTTCATCAGTTGACCAAGTAAAGGAAAAATTAACTGTGGCGTCCGCATTATTAATTGACACATTTTTTGTTGAAGGAGCGGCTCCCAACACGAAGGTCTCTAGTAGATCCCCAAGTGCATTCTCTGTATCTATTTTTGCTTGGGAATTTGTTGGAATAGCAGCTTTGGCGTTAGCTATAGCTAATGTACCACCAGTTTTTTCTCCTTCTGATATTCCGGTAATTTTTCCAGTATAAGAAGCATCTATTTTTCCTTCTGTGTTCTTGTTTGAAGTAAATGATTTTTGTATAAAGAAATTATCTTGGGATAAAATCCACGTTTCTGTAATCGAATAGTCGCCACTGAAATGCGTCAAATTGGTATTCTTTGCATATGATCCACCAATCAATCCAGATATTCCAATAATAGCAAACATTATATCCGGATCAACTACTCCGACCGCCCTATTGTCGCACCATGTTTTTGCGTGTTTCCACGCCTCTCCACCCGCTACTTCTCCGGCCCCAGAAAATGGTATACCAGTTTCATCATATCCCGCAACGCCATGGGCAGAAATAGTATGCGAAACAGTATAGCCACTACCGCCTTGGCCAGCGGTTTCTGTAAACGACCAATTCTCTTGTCCAGTATCAATTAGTTCGACCTCAAAACTATCTTCTGTATCTGTTGATAAACCAGCAATAAACACCCAGTCAGCTTCTAACGTTATTGTGTATTCTAAACGATCAACCCATTGACCCTGTTGAAAATCTATTGAAATAATTCTTGGATTACATCTTATAATAGCAGGAGAAGCACCCGAATATATTTCTAATAATTTTCCTTCTTGGCTAAATAAATATCTAATAGCTTCTTGCTTTTTGACAAGACTTGAAAATGCGGCATCATTATTTGCAAAAGATTCGTCCGGAGGATCTCCAGATAATGTCCAAAAGGCGTCTGCTGGTGAAGTAAACGTACCACTAGGTGATCCCATAAATGGCAGAAGAGTGCCCGTAATGGTAATACCATAGTTTATACCTAATTTTGTGCCGTCTCCCGCTTTGATATAATTTTTTGTAATACCGATAAGTGGAGCGGGAATTATCGCCTGACCAAAATATATTACTCTGGCCATATCGAACACCCCATTCTATATGTTTTATAATGAAACATAATTAATACCCTCTTATGAAAAATTCTACATTACTATTTGGGTTATCAATCCCGTAAATAAATAAATCCAAATTATTGTCAATAATTCCGGAGATGCCAAAAAGCACAAGATTTAAATTGTCATTGATTGTAAAAACTCCCTCTATAAAACAATCAATATTACTATTAACCGTAACAACAAATCCAGAAATAAATAAATCTAAAGTATCTGTTTCACCGATAATCGTTTTAAGAAACAGTGTTTGATATGCATTGATTGGCGTGAACCCTTCCTCCCCAGGAAAATCAGGAATTCTCGCAATAAATAAATCAATAAATCCACTTGCAATTTTTTCATGAGTACTTATATAAAGATCTATACTATTACTAATAGATGCATCCGATTTTAAAAATAACGACCAGTAACCACTACTAGATTCATTACCAGATTCTACTCCCATAAAAAGAGAACTGTACCCACTAGCCACAGGAGGATAAATGCTGTCCCCTAAACTACTTTTTACAAACAGATCAATTTCTTGTCCAGCAAAATTTAAATCTACGCCACTTGGAGATCCATAAATATGCAAAGATCTACTTGTGGCTATATCATTATCTGGAGTTCTTAAAAATAGATTCCAATAATTTGTTTCTCCTTGTCCGGATATAAATAATCCTATCTGACCAGACGAAGTGATTATTATTGGATCTTCTATTGCTAGGGCCAACCATTTTTTAGTAGTTCCATCAATTGATGTGAAATTTAATTTCCATCCACTTGTGGTCATCGAATCAAATGGGGCCATAAAGGATGTTAAACCACTATGGTTTGGAAAATTAATAGCTTGATCATCAAATAATGTATCATTGATCATTATAGAGGATGATCTTTCGGAGAAACTATGACAGAATTCCTTATCTTCTGTAAAAACAGATAGTCCGTGAGCACCAGCTTTATTAAATGAAACCAGGGCATCTAAAGATTCTAATTGTGTCAATAGTTGAAAAGCTATTAATGGATGAAAGTTGGGGTTTGTAAATTCCTTTAAACCACTTGTTGTTGGTGAATCAACAAATCCAACAAAATGATCCCTGTTGTCATTATATTTAAGTGCTAAAAATCCTACACTTGTAGAACCATTGCTTGTAACGGTTTCGGCAATAAATCCAGAAGAAGTAAATCCTGATATTTGAACAGAATTAACTATGCTAGACAAAGTAATTCGGCGTTGGAAAATGCCACTACTAATTATACTTGCGGGACTGCCTATTGTGGCACCGTCTGAACTAAAATATGTTATAGATCCCTGACTTAAACTATCTCCATTGTCGGCGAATCCTATACATAGTCTTCCAAGACCTTGAACCATTTCGTCAAGTGTAAAACCGTTTGATATACCAATAAGCTGATCTGGTTCAAAAACCGTATCAACATCTATAAAATTGCCTGTGGTGGATGGCGTAACAAAAGTATCTACTAATACATCTAATTTGTTTCCACCAAAGAATATAGCAGTTAATAAATAATTTCCAGAAGGAGCAACATCAGAATTTATTCTTATACCGTCTTGTATCCAGTCATCAAATATTGCGGATGAAAAAATATTACCACTAGATTTATCTATTAACATGAATAGATGATTTTCGCTACCAACGCACCATGTCTTGGAATCTGGTACATTATCTTCAGAAGAAAATCCTATTGACCTAGATTTTATTCCATCTGTAAATCCTACAGAATATTGTATTCCACTCTCTTGAATCCCTGTTGCAGTAGGATTACCGGCTATAAAAATAACAGCCTTTACAACACCAAAATCTGGAATTATAATATTTTGTAAGCCAGAAGATATAACTACCTGAGTAATATCAGCTTTAACTATGTTTGGGATAGGACCAGAAATAAATAAATTAATAGATTCTGATATTGGTGTGGGAGCAATAATAAATAAATCTATCTGATTATTAATTGGTTCTGGGCCATTGATAAACAGATCTATGTCTTGGTTTACAGTATCTTTGCCTTTAATAAAAAGGTCCAGGGATTGATTAAAAGATTCATTTCCTTTAATCAATAAATCTAAGTTGTTTGTTAAAGAAATTTTTCCATGTACGAAAAGATCTAAACCAGAAGAAATAAGATTAATACTACTTATAAACAGGGTAATATTATCAGTTTGCGTAGCAAACCCGTTAATAAAAAGATCTAGTGATTGATTAAAAGATTCGTGCCCAGTAATTGTTAAATTTATACTATCAGTTTCTGTAGCAAACCCACGAATAAATAAATCAAGATTATCAGTTATTTGTATTGGTCCAGCAATAAATAAATTAAGATTGCCGGCTTGCGCAACAAATCCGTGAATAAATAAATCTAATTCTTGGTTTTGATTATCTTTACCATTAGCGAAAAGATTTAAATTATCGTTTTCAGAATTTTTACCATTAATAAATAAATTGATATTATTGTTAATGGCAGGTGTATTAAAAAACCAATTATTTAAAGCTTGTTTAAGTGCTTGGTCGGTGTTCCCCCATCTTTGCTCCTTAACAAGACCTTTTATCGTAGGCCACGTAGAAGAAAACGGAAAATCACCACGTCCAGTCGTAGCCATGTATTATCCCTGAGAAACGATCATTTGTCCGTGTATGGTCACTGCTGTTGTTGCCGAAGGCAACCAAAGTAAAAACGGGACAGTATTATCATATAAACGGGGGAAACCACTATCTATAGCATCAATTGCATTTCCTATACTTGTATCTATGATTCCAACACGAGCCAAAATACGATATTGAACCAAATGAACTACTCCTGTACCATAAGAAGTTCCCAGTGTAATTCCTTGAATAGATTGAATACCAGTATCTCCCGCAGCTAGTTGAAATGGAACGAATGTACCGGCAAGTGCCGTTGACGGAAAACTAGATATTGTACCAGTTTTACTCCCCGATCCCGCTTGGTTTGTATAATTAAGTGTTGTATTTGTAATTACACTACCATTGGTCGTTGCGGTAGAAACTTCTATTCCACACAAAATAGTATTTCCACTAGCATCGGGAGTATTTCCTGTTGCCGGAGGACAACGTGCCGGTAAACCCGGATGAGTAATAGGTTGTTCTGTAGTGGTTGAGGACACTATGCTACTATTGTGCCATAACCTATCACATAAAAGTAGGGTTCCCGCAAGAGAACACGAGACTGCAAATCTTGCCAAGTAAGAATTATCACTAGCTGGATTCCTAAAAGGAATTTGACCAGCATAACTAGTAAGAGCAGCCCCATTCAATCCCGGAGTTGGTGCTACGGCGGCTCCTGGCCGACCACTTACATAAAAAGGCGAATAGTGAACACCTGTTGCCTCCATTGTAGCACCAATTTTAAAAAAACTTTCTGGGGGTTGCATCCCCGCAATAATTTGATCTAATGTTGTAATTGCCATTATTCTTTACTCCTAAAAATTAACCTTGTGAAACAATCATTTTTCCATGTAAAATTGGACCAGTGGTACTCTCAGGCAACCAAAGCAAAAACGGGACGGTGTTATCATACAAACGAGGGAAACCTCCACTTATAGCATCAATTACACCCCCCTTTTTTATGTCTGAAACTTCAACGCGAGCAAGAATACGATACTGTACCAAATGAATAACCGCCGCAGCATAAGAAGTTCCCAGTGTAATTCCTTGAATAGATCGAACACCAGTATCTCCCGCAGCTAGTTGAAATGGAACAAATGTACCGACCACCGGAGTAGGTGGAAAAGATGCTATTGTGCCAGTTTTACTTCCTGATCCTGCTTGGTTCGTATAATTAAGTGTTGTGTTTGTTATTGCGCTAGCGCCTCCGGGAGCAGAAACTTCTATTCCACACAAAATACTATTCCCACTGGCATCCGGAGTACTTCCTGTTGCCGGAGGACATCTTGCCGGTAAACCCGGATGGGTAATAGCTTGCTCCGTAGTAGTAGTAGATACTATACTTCCATTATGCCATAACCTATCGCATAAAAGTAGGGTTCCCGCAATATTGCTTGAAACTTCTAATCTGGCTAAATAAGAATTTCCACTTACCGGATTGCTAAAGGGAATTTGGCCAGTATAAGATGTAAGGGCTGTTCCATCTAATCCAGTAGGCGCTGTGGCTATTTTTGGACGACCAGCAATATAAAATGGCGAATAATGAACTCCCGCCCCTCCAATTGTCCCAACAGTTTTCATAAAATCTTCTGGGGGTTGCATCCCCGCAATAATTTGATCTAATGTTGTAATTGCCATTATCTGTACCCCTTTAATTAAACTTTAGCACTATTAAAAGCATTCGAAGTTTCCGTATCACCAGCACTAGCCGCTAATTGATCTAATGCTTGATTAACAACATCTCTTGCAATAATTCTGGCTATATCAGCAAGTCTTTCTCCAACACCCTCTATGGCCGCAGCTTCTCCCTGAATATCTATATTAACGTTTTGAATTGCCTCTACTTTTACACCTACTCCTTGTTGAATAGCATCGGCGGTTTGAGATAATTGTGCGGATAAATCCGCACTAGCAGTTGTTACACCTGCCAATACTTCTGTATTTTGAGCAGTGGCCTCGACCGACGAGGCTAATAATTCATTCGTTGGATCTTTTTCTTCTGTTGTTGTAGCAATTTCTTGTTGTAGTTCTAAATTAGATTGTATTGACGCAACTAGTTCTGCAATTTTATTAGAAATGTCTTGTAGGAAGGTATTATTTTCTGTTACGGCTTGCTGATCATTATTTTGTGTTGCATCAGCAACATTTTGTAATGGAATTGTAGCATTTATCAATTGATCAATTGCGCCCGTAAATATATTAGATCCTTCAAGAAATGTTTTTGAAGCTTCGTCTAAACCAACTATGGGAACTCCCAGATCCGCCCCTGGGAATGGTGAAGGTTCCGGAAACAGTGGGGGCAATCCGGCTAGGGGAGGGGGGGGCAATGATATAGGTGCTGCTGGAATTTGTATAAGTTTTTCAATAAGCTGTTGCGCCTCCGGGGATAATTTTAATAACAATTTATTTTCATCTGCTGGATCAATAGTAAGTTTAATATTTTTATTAAGCTCAGTTCCAGTTGTTCCAAAAGGAGCAAAGGGATTCTCTGGATTAGTAATATTTTGCTGTCGAAGTTGATCGAAGGTATTTGCTTTTGCTTGTTTAGGAGTTGGTAGTGCCCACATAACACCTTCAAACTGTTTTTGAAATATTCTATTAGCTTCTGCGGCCATCTTATCAATTCGTGAACCAACCGCAGTTTCCTTAGCCCCTTCTGCAAAAGTTGGTTCTGGAAGAAATTTACCACTTTTGATAACATTCGCCATACTTTGAATATCGGCAAGAGTTTGTGTTTGTGTCGTAGTAAGTGTTACAAGATGCGTACCCAATAAGTCTACGCTTGTACTAAATCTTTCTTGGGCACTAACAAAAATACGGGACGTATCTTCAGCCACACTGATTTGTTTTAATTTTGCAAATGTAGTAACTATATCTTTTACAATATCGGCGAGATTCTGTCTATCCTGTTTGATTCCTGGGTCTTCTCCCTCTATTGATAAACCCTTGGCTGCTTCAGCAGCCTTTCCTACTCCTGCAATTGCCGATTCAAGATCTCTAACATTAGCCGTCGCAACCTGATATATTCCTATTGCTTTCAATCTTCCCGAAGCATCTTCTGTACTTATATCGCTTAATTTTGCAAGGGCTTCTCCTTCTGCCTTTAGCGCTACTCCATATTGTTCTAACAAATTTTCTGCCAATTGTATATCTGTGCCAAATGACGCAAACCCATCAGCGGCGTCACCAACAGCACTATTCATAGGCAAAACAGTATATCCCAAATCTCTTAAATTAGCCTCTAAATTTTCTAATTGAGTTTGTGGCAAAGAGGATTCCTGGAGAATGTTTCTTCGTATATCTAGTGCCGCATTTTGTGTATTTATAAGTCTTGCACTAGCCTCAAAAAATTTCTTGGCTTCTTCAACCATAGTATCAGAAATTGTAGATAAATTTCCAAAACCTCTTTTTATTATTTCTAGTGCTTCTTCGGATTTTAATCCAAATTCACCGCTCGCAGTAGCCTCTGTCATTTTTGCAGCAATTTCCGCGCCAGCCTTTTCGAGAGCTCCCCTTGCTTCTGGTGGTAAATCTTTTGTATTGGCCAAAAATTCTTTGAGAAATGGTTCAAATAATGTACTAGCATCTACTTTTGCTCCACCAAGTTCTTCTGAAACTTTACCAAGTTCTATTTCAAAAGAAGTCGTAAAATCTTTAATCGCCTGATTTACTTGGAGAACCTGTTGAGTAGCCTTACTAAGATTTGGAAATTCTCCGCCGAATGTTTCTGGAGTCGCACCAGCAAGTGATTTTCTTACAGCTTCTCCGGTAAATGTGGTTGGTATTTTTGGTGTTTCTATTTTTCCAAGTCCTGATGTAAGTGATTGAAAAACACTAACAGAATTATCTATAGAACTTACAGTTCTTTGTATAGCTTCTGCTAAATTTTTTAATTCTCCACCAATTTGTTGTGGAATTACAATACTTTTCAAATCATTAGCAATTTTTTGAGTAGATGCTATAACCGCTCTATTCGCAGCTTCTTTATCCGCCTGTTCCTTGAGATTTATGATACCCTTTATACCACCCGCCCCTTCCGTAATTTGTTTCCTTGCTGTATCTACTAATTTTTGAACATTAAAACCCATACCGGCAAATGGAGCAAGGGCTTTTTGTAATTTACTTTCTAATCCTTCGGAAAAATCAAGACCGAATTCATTAATTGCTTCTGTCAAAAGCTTAGAACCACTTATTCCACTGGTTCCAAACATCTCTTTTACTAATTTTTCAACTTCTTTTCCCGTTAACGCAGATAAATCAAATATGCCACTAAAATCCAGAGAAATTATTTTACTAAAATTTTTGGCAACTCTATTCATAAATCCTGAAAATGTCGATGGATCAAACTCTTCCGCCAAACCAGCAAATGCTTCTCCTATTGGTTCGAATAATTTATTGGTAGCTTCCTGAAATTGTTGTTCATTACCAGGAGTTATCTCTATTTTTAGTTCATTAATTTTCTTTGCGGCTTTTTGTACTAGTTCATTTATATCTATTTCAGTTTGTGTCGCTACCGCAGTAAGCCCTGCCGCCGCAGCAACACCAACGCCAAGTCCTACTCCGGCAGCCGGTCCTAATGCTGTAAATAAGCCGGACACAGACCTGCCAGACGCCAATGATGCGAGTGCAAGAAGTGCTGTTGCGGTTCCTGCCGCCTGGAGACCAAGCTTAGTAACACTTCCATCGGTTTTCTCAAAAGCAGAAGCTAGGTGCGATGCAGCTAAATTAATCCCAAGTAATATACCAAGTTGACCAACCTGAGAACCTGCTAAATTTTTAGCTTGTTGACCAGCGGTTGGTTGCGCAAAAGGAAGTACTCCTTGTGCGCCAGCGCCACCAGCACCATTTTTTCCCAGTCCAGCAAGTCCACCAAGATTAACGGCAGCTAAAGCTTTAGCAAGACTACCAATAGAGGAGGCTGCGAAAGAGAATACTTTTAATCCAACACCGAGTGCTGTTAATTGTACAAGCAAAGGTAATACTGGCTTAAGGGCATCAATTACAAAAATAAAAGCTTCACCAGCCGCTAGTGCCGATTTTATGATTGGGGCAAAAACTGGTTCTGCTAGTGATTGTGCTAATTCGATAAATTTCGCCTTTAATATATCTATTTGTACACTCAGCTTTTCCATTGCTTTTTCAGCACTTTGTGCAACCGCTCCGGTAGCCGTCTGAGAAGCTGTTAAAACTTCTTGTGTTAACTCGGTATTTCTAAGACCTGCAAAAACGCGACCAACGTGCCTGACGCCGCCAAGGGCTGTTCCTATCACTGCTTGTTGCTCTTTTCCAGAAGCCTCAAATACCTCTTGTACATTTTTAAACACATCAAGCAGACCCAATAATTCGCCCTTTTGGTCTCTAACAGAGACGCCTATACCTTCTAGGAATCCAATGGTCGTTGGCTGAGCCAACCTAGTAGCAATCATTTTCAATGCTGTAGCAATGGACGACGCACTTTCTCTTGTTGTTTGTCTTATAGTAGTAAATATGGCTAAAAATTCATCTATATTTCCACCAAGTTGAGCAAATGTTCCTCCTGCTATTTGTAATGCCGTGTTTAAGTCCGCAGATTCTACGGCGAATTTATCTGCAACCCTAGTTAATTTATCAAGTATCTCAATTGGTTCAAGGCCGGCTTTACCAAATTGACCCAGTGCAGCAATAACACCTTCTGTTGCCTCTTCTATGTTCTTAAAAGTAGGAAGCAGCGGAATTTTGGAAAGGGGTTCTAAAAATTTTGTAAAATCTTCTGCTCCCTTTAATAAACCGGCCTGTGCAAGAATCGAAGCAGCACCAGATATTTCTTTTATTGATGTTCCTGTTGCCGTAGATAATTGAAGTATTTTTTCTCTTAATGCATCTATATCTGCTTGTGGTTGTTGTAATATTTGAGATAGTTTAACCATAGCAGCATCGAATTCTATAATAGATTGTGTTGCGGCACCAAGGGCGGCTAGTCCAGCAAATGGAATTGCGGTTGCAGCAAGGAATGCAGAATATCTTGCTCCGGCTAACGCTACTCTAGTTCCATAATTATCAAAAAGACCGCCAGCAACAGCCGCCGTACTCCCGGCAATTTTTAATGCTCCTGTTGCCTGATTAGAAGATACTGTAAATTGCTTAAGATTTACACCAGCAGCAGTCGATGCTGCTTGCATAGTTGTTAAAGAAGATGTTAATTGATTTAATCCCTGTGGAGAACCAACGGTAATGCCCGCCGTAGAACCAGCAACGGAAGCAAGTTGGGCTTTTACTTCTTCTAATCCAAGGACTTTTTGGATTTGTAAATTTACATCAAGAACAAATTGTGCCACTATTAATCACCCACTTTAAACTCTACCGGGACGCCTGTTTCATCATCAACAAAAGGCTTTGATTCAACCATAAAATCGCCTTTTGGATCAACCAAATTTCCACTTCTATCTATTAAATTTCCCTCTTCGTTTATATATCTTCCGTTTTCGTCAATATGACGACCATCTTTATCTGTCAATTTTCCACTTCTGTCCGTATATTTTCCTTCTTCGTTTATAAATCCCGCATTTCTAAGCCATTTGATCTCAAAAAGACTAGATTTAATACTTTCCTCTAAGCCATATAGCATTTTTGCAAGTTTTTTTGAGCCTTCTATTGCAACAATCTCATGAGATTTATTTAAATAATCATTAAAATCTTTATAACAAGGTTTCTCTGTTAGTTTGTTAAGAATACATTTACTGGCAAGGAAATTAAATCTATGATTTTCTGCCGCAGATTCTATAGTAGCAGAATCTAATTGTTGTCTTTTTGTATAAAGTTGAAGCATCTGATTTCTTAATTCATTCATTTCTATGGCAATTTGTCTACCCTCAGATATTTTTAAACCACCTTTTCTAAGCATAAGTTCCCTTGCTCGAATGTTTATTCCAAGTTCTTCCATCCTTAATTTATCCGCATTCGACCAAACATTAGTCTTTACTAAATAATCTTCAACCTCTGCCCGAAGAAGCAATCTTTCGCCAGATACTTGCCCATCTCTAATACAGGAAGCTACTTTCATATTATAAATTAAGTTTGCATCCTGGATCATTTTATGTGTTGGGGAAACAACACAGATTTCAACATCCACCCCATCCTCGTTTTTAATAGTTAAACATTCCTTGGTATTTTCCATTATTTTACTCCCAAAAAATTAGTTTTATAGCCAGTATAACTTATACAGTAAAGTTCTATTTCATTTAAAAAGGCTCTCAATTGCCCATTCCCCTTATCTAAAATATTTTTTCTAAGTTGATTCCATTTTATTTTATTTAATTTTTGTTCGTTCGTTAGTTCCTCTTCTTCTAATCCCAATCCCCACAACTCTTTCCCAAATGTTTCTTCAAATTCCGCAATAGGGAAAATAAAAGATGTCTGAAATTTCTTTTTACATATATTTTTAAATCTATCTTTATTTTTTTCATTTCTATTTATCTTAGACTCATTAAGTTGTTGTTTTCTCAAATCAGCTAGACGATCAAGTTGATCCATAATTACCTTCCTTTCCTAATGTCGCTCATTTTACTCTTCATTTGATTCGCCAACTGCTCTCTCATCTCTATTTGACTGTCTGGCAAATTTTGTTCTTTAACACTACCTTTTGAATTTATCGTTTTTTGTTTAGCTTGAATTTTTAATCTATTTAAACCATCATTTAATCCATAAACATCCTTTGCGCCATCCTTATCGGCAAGAACAAAAACTTCTTGTTTACCATTCTTTTTATTTTTTATATTATCTATTTTATTTCCTTTGCATTTCTCTTCAATTTTATCATTTTGATTGATTAACCATGAATCTAATAAATCGTCATCACTTATAATATCTGTAGACGGTCTTTCGTACGATTCCGCAACCATATCATAAACGTAAGACCAATAAGCTAAACTTACCTGATTTTCTGTCCAATTAATCGGCAACTCAACAAATAAATTTCCAGAATTTTTAGATATACACCAGATAGTTTTCCATTGATAGGATCTTGCTATTTTTCTTATAGTTTTATTATTTAATCTAGATTCCTCAAAAAATAAGCTACACAATTTATTAATAAGTGATACATTTTGTTCGTTTTCAAAATCACGAATTGATCTCCAAAATCTTTCTTCGTTTTCATTATAAACAATTCTTGAGATAATGTATTTTTGTTTTTGTGATAAACCATAATTTTCGGCACTATTTTTTAATAATATATTTTTTTCTACAATTAAATTCATTAATTCTTTTTCTGCTTTTCTAAGCATTAATTTTGCGATATTTAATTTATTTTTTTGAAATATTAAACCAAGTAAACCCTTAGTTATTTTATTAATATCGCTTCTAATGGTTTCTATTCGTACTTCTTTTTCTATACCCCAAAGTCCATTTTCAATAAAAAATATTTTTAACTCTTCTTCTGTTAAAAGACCCATTTCTATAGCTATATCATATGCTTTTTCATAAACAAGAAAAGATCGTTTTTTATCTATTGCAGAGGGGTTATAAAGTAATAATTCAATTAATGCACCATTGCTCAATCTTTGTTCTGTAATAATTTTATCACAAGATATAAAATCAATTAATTTTTCTATTTGGAATGAATCCATTATAATTCCCAACACGCAAAAATAGGTGCCGATTTATCCTACTTACTTTCCTAGTTAATTATACACAAAAATAAAGCCGGAGAACCCGGCTTTGTAAAAGAAGAAATGGTATTTTTTATCTATTTGACGATCTGATCCCTATTATCCCAAAACAGTTCGGTGCAAACGCCCAGATGCCCATTGCACGCGGATAGGTCGTATCCCCCTATTGTGCATCCACACAATAATACGGCGATTAAAGTTGCTGTAATTAATTTTAACTTCATTAGAATCTCCTTTTGGGTTTATGTGTAATTTATGTGTCTGGGTTTCGACATGGGTGGGAATCTTCTTCTTAATTCCGATGATGGTTGTTTTAACCAAAGATCCTCGTCCTCCCTTTTCCATGGATTTGGAGAACTAATCGAAGATAAAATTTCCTCATTTACTTCGGCTTTTTTAAATTTTCTTTGTTTATTCATTTTATTCTTCTCTTATTTACAGTTTGCCAAATATTCTTGCCAAATTCTTTTACTCATATTTTTATCTATTTCTTTATTCTTTTTTGCGGTTTCAATGGCTCTGGTTAAGGAGATTTTCCTTCCAATACTTTTGCAGAAGTTGTCTTTCAAACTACATACAGCGGAACCTAGAGCTATCGGTCTATTATTCAATCTTATTGTACTTATTGTAAATTTACCAAAATATTTATCTGTTGTATAATCAAATAAAATCTCAATAAAATTATTCCCATCATTAATCTTCAATGACATTGTTCTTCTCCATCCTCTAAATCTCCCGAAAGTAGCCAGTGCATCTCCTTGTCGCTGATATTTTCTCTCTTTATTTTAAGAGAGATACAAATCAATTGTTCTAATTCAAAATCATTTCCCACCGGATAATCCATAAGTTTAAGAAGGGGAATTGTGGGACTTATTAAATTTTCTGTTTTACTACCAAACCCTCTCTCGTTTATCAAAATCAACAAACCGAGATCAGTTTCGCTCTCTAGAATTTTTTGTATAGTTTTTTTTGCGGCAGCTAATGCGTTTGGAGCATCACAGATATTTTTGAAAGAGCCACTGGCGCAGTAAAACTTGCTCAAGTTACATCCCCTTGTTTATTATTTTTTTTATATCTTACTGGGGTTGTTAAAGCTTCTTCTATTGATTGTCCACCCCTTAATCTATAATTTAGTGTAGAGCGACCAATCTCGTATTCTTCTACCAGAGCAGAAACACATTGTTCTTCACCATCATAATAATATAGTTTATTATTTCTTTTATTTCTTCCCTGTTCTTTTGGTGTTGCCAACCTACAATTTTCAGGAGAATAACCATTTACCAATTTATTGTTGTCTATTCTATCCAAAGTTAATCCTTGTGGTATTTCTCCAATATCTTTTAAGAAATTCTTATATCCATTCTTTTTATTTATCCATCTCTCGCAAATTGTAATTCCACGTCCACCATAATCTTTATAAGAAGGATGATTTATATTAGTACATCTCTTTTTCATATCTTGCCATATACGATATGTTCTCGACACTTTACCTCTTGTTGAATGGCCATGCTTCATATATAAGCATCCACAACTTTTGGTTCTATTAGATTTGAGACTATTGCCAAGAATTTTTTCAATGTTTCCACAGTCACATTTACATAACCATATAGATTGTCCGTATTTGTTTTTGCCAATATATTTATCTACAACAAGTTTTCCAAATCGTTGTCCCGTTAAATCTTTCATTATTTTACTTCATAAATATCCTTCAAATTTCTATAAAATCCATCTATATCCATCCCGTAACCAATTATCCATTTATCGGCAATATTGAAACCACAAAAATCTGGTTTAATATCAAATTCTCTCTTTCTATTTTTACACAATAATATTGCGGTTTTTAAAGTCTTTGGTTTCATCGTCTCTACAGATTTAATAACGGAATTTAAAGTTTCTCCAGAATCTAATACAGTGTCTATAATTAGTATATTATTATTCTCTATATCGGTAAGTTCATTGATTTCAACTATAGAATTCTTAATTTTACTTTGATTTTTATAGGTATTTATTTTTATGCAATACAACTTAATCTTAAAAGGCAAAAGTTTGATTAAATCATATAAAAACATTCCCGCCCCATCCATTACAGCTATTAAAACTAATTGACAATTTCTCTCCCACTCATAAAAATGAATTATTTCTTTTGCTAATCCCCTAATCCTATTTTGAATACTATTATGATCTAATAATAATTGTAGTTTACCGCCCTTTATTTCGTCTTGCAGCCTTATCATGTTATATTATACCAAAAACTTATTTAAATTCCAGTAAAAGAAACCCTGCAAAGCAGGGTCTCTTTCGGCCTAAAATAGCGAGATGCGTCCAACGCGAATGAGTGGCGTACCGACGCCCGCTTACTTACTTATACACCTTTTCAACTACCGTCTACAGTAGCCGTATCACCCGTTTGGCTTGTAAATGTTACAGCCTGAACAGGATCAACAACTTGTCCAATAACGCCAAGGTCAACAAGGCCAAGATTAACCCGTGACTCACCCGTGGCGGCATCGTGTGTCGCCGATGGATTTTGCCATGCGTGTGCGGCGGTTCGTACACCAAGTTGAACCTTGTCGAAGCCAACCACGGTTTTTGAGGCACAGCCCGTGCCGAATAATAGACCTAGACATAGAACATAACCAAAAATTTTCTTCACAATTTTCTCCTTTAAAAAAGAATACGCTAAACCAACTATTGATTATACCCAAAAGTTATTAAATTTTTTATAATTATTTTTATCGAGGAGATCCTATCATAATTTTCTCTAGGGTTCGGTTAACAGCTTTCGGCATTTGTATATCTTCATCATAAATAATCTGTGGACTTAAATCTTTTTTTAATATTATACTAATAGGAAGAAGAAGACCGTCCTCTCTAATGTATTCACCACTAACATCAGTTGGCCAATATTTCATCTTTTTTCTCCCGTGTTGGTACTCCATCACTTATTATACTAGGATCTTCGTTTAATTTTTGTTGATGAGGACAAATAAAATTATTCAGTGCTCTAGCGCAATTACAATTATAGCAAGCTATCTGGAACACATTTTTTGGAAAATTATTCTTGATTATCCATCTATATAACGATATCTTTTGAGATTTTAATTGACGCTTATGAATACTTCCATCGTTATTAATATGGTCTATCGTTAAAAATTTTATATTTTCTTCGCCGCAACAAAAGCACTTTCCACCATAACGATCTATTATTAATCGCTTTTGATTTTTTCTTAAAGCTTTGCTTTTTTCACACATTCGCACTTTACAATTATTACAATATGCACCTTCTTTAATTTTTATTTTACATCTAACGCATTTAAAATTATTTTTTTTGTTATAATATAATTTTATTTTAGATGGATAAAGAGACCTGTCCTTTTCAAAACATTCTTGACAATCATTTTTATTATATCTTGGGGATCTTTTACCGCATCTAGTACATAAACTTTTATTTTTCCTGATTTCTCTTTTTAATTTTTCCCTTAAGGAGGCTTCGTCTAAATGAATTTGGCACATTTTCTTATTGGGCGATATTGTCACTCCGCACCGAGTGCAAAGATTATGCGCAATTCTAAAACTATATTCCTCTTTATTCGCAGCCATAATATATTATACTAATTAACACCATATTTTTTTAAAAAAAAGTAAACCAGGACTAAATTCCTGGCTCACCTTAATTTATATCTTAAATTTTAAAGTCTAACTTAATCCCGCAGGGTCGGCGGGCGACGTGACAACAAGTTGATTGAAGGTCGAAAAATTGAAGCTTGTTGTCACATTTCCCCCGCCACTGTCTCCTCCACCATACGTTATTGATGCCAGTTTGTTCTTTGTACCCAAGTCTATAATCGTCCCCTCTCTCATGTATACTTTAATTGTTTGGTCAACGAGATTGGTTCCGCCCGGAGGATCAGCCAGCGCCTCAACAAGATCTCCTTCGCTTGTGGTAACATCTATTGCGCATGTAACTTCTATTGGGAAGGACACGAACCTATGATATGGTCCTCTGCGACCCAGTTCAAACAAATCCGTTCTCCCTAGATCTACTGAAATCGTAGCTGTTTGAAGATGCGCGCCAAATACGCCGTCGCCTCCCTGTACGTTCCATCCGCTCGCATGAATTCCAGGAATTACCGTGGGCCATAGACTACCGCTTACACCAGAGCCCATTAGGACATCTTCTCGTCTTTGAACCCCACCACTACCAGGAGGACTATCAAAACCATCAAATCCAACTGATGTAAACATTGGCGAGCCACCAAACAAACCAGATGCAAACCATTCCTTGTTGTTTCCAACTAATGTAATATCTTCAGTAGAATTTCCCTCTACATTAAGCGTATATGTTAACGCAGAAACAAACATTCCCGACATACCGATTGACTGTAGTGGAGTACCAGAAGCATTATCGTTTGTGTCTGGATAAAGATTCAAAGCAGCATAGCATCGTTCGTTAGATCGACCGACTAATGTAGGAGAGGTTGCGGCTGGCGTTGCTAGATGATAAAGTAGAGGATAACCGTCTAATACCTTCTGAGCAGTAAGTTCGATGTCCGGGATTCCTTCGATATTTTCATATAAATCTAATTGACCGAGTTCGAACACTTGCTCCAAATTAAAAGTTGTGGTAAGCCCCACACTTTGCACACCATTAGCTGTAATAAATCCCGATGGTTCAAATTCGCCACTTGGGTCTGGGTTTACAGTATCGTGCGGAGCAAAACCAAGCGCCTGGGTCGCATAAAATTGCCGAAATTGAGCCATTTTTTAAAACCTCGCTTTAATTAAACACTATTTTTCCAATTCTGTCCTACTTATCTTTTATACACATTTTTTTAAAAAAATTTTATTCGTCAAATTAGTATAATAATATATGTTTTCGAAATTACATCATACAGAAATCTTACAAAGATACGCTGATGGCGAATCGGCTTCGGCAATAGGAAGATATTTTAGTGTTTCGGAAGGTCTTATAACAAGAATATTAAAATCAAAAAACATAGAAACAAGGAAAAATAACTCACCAGCCTTCCTTGATAATAAGATTGTCACTTTATATAATGAGGGAAAAAGTATTAAATATATTACCAAATTATATAAATCAAGTTCTGGAAGAATAGAAAAATTTTTATTAGAAAATAATGTTGAATTAAGAAATTATAGAACGCCAAGATCCGACATTTGGAAACCAGATTGTGAATCGGCCAATGATATTATTTTAGAATATAAGGATGGTATATCTGCAAAACAACTGGGTTTTAAATATGGTGTTGCCGATGTAACAATTACAGATTTTCTTAAAAGAAATAACATTGAAATTAAAACTCACTCTGAAGCGATAAGAGATAGATATGGATACAATTTAAATGAAAATGTATTCGATGAAATAAATGAAGAATCTGCTTATTGGATAGGGTTCACTTTATCCGATGGAAATATTTATAAAGGGGATAGAAATAGTAATTCTATCAACTTTGGATTACAAGAATCCGATTGGGAACATCTAGAAAAATTAAAAAAATTCTTGAATTGTACAAAACCATTATATAAAAATAATAAATATGTTTTTATAGCGTTCTATTCTAAAAAAATTCAAAATAAATTAGAAGAATTTGGAATAACAGAACGTAAAAGTTTAACAGCAAAAGTTCCAGAACAATTAAAGAAAAATCTACATTTTTGGAGAGGGATGGTTGACGGAGATGGATGGGTTAGTATTAATAAAAAGGGATACCCTATTATTGGTCTTTGTGGAACGTTAGATATTGTTGAAAATTTTAGGAGTTTTATAGGAAAAACAATAAAAATTAGACAAAGAGATTTAAATAAAAATTTTGCACATATAAGCTACGGCTGTACACCAGCTAAGATAATTATTCAATTTTTATATGATAATTCAAAAATTTATCTTGATAGAAAATACGAAAATTATAAAAGGATTTGCGAATGGAAACCACAATATATTCAAAATAGATCTTTAATTTCATTTTAATTGCGTATAATATATTGTATGAATGAAAATGCGCTTATTGAGTCCTATAAAAATAATACACCGATTTCCACCCTGGAGAAGCAGTTTGGGATACAAAAATGGTATATCTATAAAATATTAAATAAAAATAATATTATAAGAAATAAATTTAAGCCAGAAACAATAGAAAAAGAAAATTCAATTATAGAAGATTATAAAAATGGAATGATTATTAAAGATATACTTACTAAATATCAAATAAAAGATCCAGGATCTCTGTATTGTATTTTAAATAAAAGAAAGATTCAAAAGAAATTTGAAGAAAAAAGAGATATAGATTTTAATCAAATTTTAAAGTTATACAACGGAGGAAAATCTCCAAAAGAAATAGGAGAAATAGTTAATAGATCAAGAGGTTTAATTAGAAAACTATTGATTGAAAATAATATAAAACTTAGAAAAAATGGGTGGTTAAGATCAAGAAAAACTTTAAGAAGCGAAAAACATGGTAAAATTGTTGATCTTTACAACAACGGAATGAACATTTCTCAGATATCAAAAAAAATAGGATGTTCTTGGACAGAAATTAAAAACATTTTAAGAAAATATCACGTAAAATTTATATCTACACATCTAGATATACCAAATTTTTTGAACAAAAATAAAGAGGGTATTATATCTTTTTACAAAGAAGGCAAAACCTTAAATTATATAAGTAAAATTTATAATTGTAAAAGCGACACTATAAAAACATTCTTAATTAAAAACAATATAGAAGTTATCAATCACAAAAAACGTGACAGCGAAATAAGAAGTATTATATTAAATCTATATAAAAATAATTCCTTAAATACGTTACAAATTTCTCATCAATTAAATATGTCTATAAAACAAGTGTCTAGTATTCTTTATAGGCTTGGTGTTCGTACCTCTAAAAAGGTTGATGTTAAACAAATTATAGAACTATATAAGTCTGGCAAACATATAAATGAAATAGCTAAAATTTTAAATTATTCTAATATAACCATAAGAAAAATACTTAATAAAAACAATATAATAATTAGACGAGATTTTATCCCGGAAGATAATAAAAATAAAATAATTGATTTATATAAATCTGGACTGTTTATATCTGAAGCTGCAAGAATAGTCGGTTGTTCCGATGTTGGCGCGGGAAATATTTTAAAAGATAATGGAATTACAATAAGACCATTTTATGGAGAAAATAGTTCTGGATGGAAAGGTGGAATAAGTCCGTTTAATAAAGTTATTAGAACCTCTACACCCTATCTCGAATGGAAAATTAAATGTTTTATTCTTTCTAATAGGGCTAGTGAAATAAGTGGGTGCGACGAAAATATTCAATGTCATCACGTTTATCCTTTTAAAAATATTTTTAATTCCTCTTTGGCAAAACATAAATGTTTAGAAAATGAAAAATTCACACTAGCACTAACAAATGATTCTAGGTTTTATGATACTGATAATGGCTTGGTTATAACAGAAGAAGAACACAAAGTTATAGAAAAAACATCAAGGGATTGTCATCCTTATTGGAAAATATGGCAATCTTTTCCTGATTTCGCGCTGAAAAATTTTAATTTTACAGAAGAACAATATTTGTCTTTTAATGAAGATGGACAATTAAATGGGCAAGACGCAAAAGTATGTACATCAAACATAACAGAAGAAATTAAAAGGATTATTCGATACGAACATTATCTAGGAACAATTCCTCCTCATACAATAATTTTAACCGCTCAAATTAATGGGATAATAGCGGGAATTGCTATTTTCGGACGAGGAGCAAATAAAAACATGCCAAAAGATTATTGGGAATTAACTCGCCTATGCGTACCATACTATGTTGTCAGGCCGTTTACTATTAAATTTTTAAATATGTGCGTAGATTATATTAAAGAAAATTGTAAAAATATTAAACAATTAATATCATATGCCGATCCAAATGTTGGACATGATGGCGCAGTTTATCGAATGTCTGGTTGGAAGAAAGAGGGTAAAACCAAATCCAGTTATTGTTATTTTGACCCAAACACAAATCAACTTAGGCACAAATCATATTGTAGAAGAATTAAGGGAATAGATAAAACAGAATTAGAATTGGCTAAAGAAAGAGGATTAATAAAAATAAATCTTTTACCTAAGAAGAAATATTCTATATCACTTATTTAAATTGAACCAATGTCGATCTCGCACCTCCAAGTTACTGTGCCTCTAAATAGTTTTGTGTTTAAAGAATTTATTGTTTTACAACTTCCGTCCTGAATTCTTAACTTTCTCCAGGGATATTGGGCCATGAGGTCAATCCAATTTGTTGCCCCTGGAATCGGTGATCCAAATTCATCTAATGGAAATGGAATTTTATTGAGATCGAACATAGTGAATGCGGTTCTATTATTATAATCTAGAAGATCCATTAAAAGATTTCTCTCTCCTGGAGAATCTGCGAAGATGTGAAGAACTATTGTCCTAAATTTTGTCTGTCCTCCTCCTAACATAAGACCCTTCCCCGAACCTGACTGGACCTCCACAAAAACAGAGGGAAGCCAAGCTTGATTTGATTTAGAGGGCGTAGCTAATGGAACTGTGTTAGAGAGGAATTCCTCAATTGATTCCAGCATTAGGTTTTGAAACTCGGCACTATCAGAAAATCTAACACGAACATTACGGCTCGTATATTCCGCCCTTATATCGTCGTCAGCATTTTGGCTCTCCTCGAAGATCACTCGACCGTTGGGAAAATCAAAATGATGTCTACTTGGTCCAGTGCTTGAGGATGGAATAAAATTCCCGTTTATGTAAACTCCCGATGGACGAAATGGTGCAACTCCCCCACTCATTGGAACTACACCAGATTCCCAAACCCATTCTCCAACTCCCTCCCACATGCAATTTGGCGGGTATCTTCCGTCTTGGGTAACTCGAAGCTTAGATTCATTTTCGGCAAAGAAACTATCTTGGTTTAATAGATAGAAATTATAACCACCCTTTTGAAGTAGTCCCCAGTCTAAAAACCCTTTAATATTATAAAGCAGTTGATCGGTTAGTTCATAACCTGCATAGCCTCCGACCCCCACACTTTTGAAATTATTTAATGACATGAGTTTTACTCCAGAGACTATAATCATGTTTCCATTTTTGTGAATTACAATTTTTGCACATAAGATTGAGATTTTTTAAATCAAACAAATCTATAACTTCTTGTGTTGTTTTAGCTGTTGAAAGTGGGATTACATGATCTATGCTTATTTTACATTTATCATAAGAGACATCACAATATGGACATTTATTATTTTGTAAATTTTGAATATTGTTAAGATAATTGTATAGTTGTATTGGAGTATAATCAAGATTTTTAAAGCAACGACCCTGTATAAGTTTACCATTTTTATTGTGAATTTTTTTAAAAGCATGTTTAATTAAAGATCTTAAATTTTCTGCAAAATTATTAATTGGAAGTTTTCTCCATTTGTTACTATTAAGACGTTTACATTGCATACAAGACGCTATCTTTTTGTTGTTATAATAGTAGTGCTCAGTTTCTCCGTGCGTTTCACATCTAGAAATAACTCTATTGTTCGACAATTTTTTAATTATGATTTTTTTTGGTAAACCAGTATTAAAAGCATATTTAACTTTTAAATCAAGTTTTCTTACTCTGCCCATTACCGCCTTTTTTGTTCTGTCTAATAATTTGAAACAATATTCAGGACCATTATCTGGATAAAACTGTTTTAAAATATCATCTTCTTTTTTCTGCCAACATCCTTTTCTAAATTTGGCATTAATCTTAGTTCTTTGCACAAGTTTTTCTTTCTGCAAACATCCGCAACTTTTTGTATCTCCATTTCTAAGTGAGTATCCATTAATTATTTTCTCATTACCGCAGTCGCATTTACAAAGCCATTTGGCTGATCTCAGCATGGTGTTTCCAACATACAACAGCACCAAAAGCCTTCCAAATCTTTGCCCCCTTAAATCTATAAACCTATTCATTTTATTTTATCTCATCAATAACAATCTGAGCACATTTCTGAGCTACACCATGTTGCCCAATTGTTCCTTCTATAAAATTTTGGCCTCCTGTCTTAGAAATTATGTCTGGCAAAATATATCCACCCCCGGCGGACCCTCCAAGTTTACTCAAACTGACCATAATCGCTCTTCCACTCCTAGAATTTTTTGAACGAAAGTTGGTGTCCCCAGAAAACACGATTTGGTAGGCCGCAGCGCCAATATCGACGGATGGATCGAGCATTAACCACGTCATAATCGGAATTGTAATATTGGAAGGCTGTGATACGTAGCTTGCTCCTGGCAGTTCTAGAAATTTTTGAAAATCGCTTTCTATAGCTCTTATCGTAACCGTTCTTTTATCTCCCTGGATAAGAGATCCTATTGTTACAGAATTTTTTATAATTTCAGACATACTTGACACCAATGCTTCCGCAGAAGAATCGCTTAATCCTAGGTGGGCGGGCAAATCAACCCCCCCCTGCCCTCTCAAAGATTTTACAACTTCTATTGTGTTAAAAACGCCAACCAAATAATCTCCTATCTTATTAGCAATTGATTTAAAATTCAAGGCAACTCTATCGTTCAAGGCGATGCTCCCGAACTTGAGACATCCAGTTCGCAACTGTTGGTCAAATGCGGCTCCTGGAATTATTTTAATTATTGCCATATTTTAAATCATTTTCCAGTAAGTTGTCAAATATCTCTCATTTCGCAACCCTAAAATAATTGGTCCCTTTATTATTTTTACCCTCAATTTAAAAATATTAGATGTATCGTAATTGGTGACACAGCTTTTAGCTTTGATCAAATAAGGTCCATCCGATAAAAACGACTTTAATCTGACAATCCCGCCTCCATGTTGAACGCTAATCTTGTAACTTTCATTGTCACGCCCATTCCATTGCACTAACGATTTAATACACCTATTTACCGATCTTTCAAGAAAACCAATAGATTTACAATATGGGCACTTTTGGCCTCTGTCGAAGGGAATCGGTCCTCCAGGCTTGTAAATGCCGTTCGATCTATGTTCTATTATATTTTGGAAACAATTTGTGCAAGGTTCTATTATCGGATCAAATTCTAATAAAACATTCTTTCCTAATTGATTAATAAGAGCATCAATTCTCGACTGATAAATTCCTATTAATTCATCACTTATTTGAATAGATGCTTCTGGGTCTAATATTGGACACGAAACAATTGGTGGTTGTACTCGTCCTTCTATAAATAAATCTAATGGCCTTGCTTCTAAAACCTTTAAGAATAAATCAATATTTCCATTTATTAAAATTGGACCAGAAATGAATAGAGTTAAATCATTATCAACAAAATTGGAGCCGTGGATAAATAAATTTAAAGCATTAGAATTTGTATCGAATCCTTTTATAAAAAAGTCGGCAATGTCTGTGATAGATTCTTTGCCAGACAGAAAAAGATCTATGGTTTCGGTATTTGTTTCACTCCCGCGAACAAATAAACTTAATTCCTGAGACTTTGTATCTTTACCAATTATTATTAAATCTAAATTGTTTGTCTGGGAATCGAACCCGTCTATAAACAAATCAATGTTTTCATTAGAAGCATTCGAACCATTTATAAATAGTTCAATATTATTGTTATTTTGATCTTTGCCTTGTATAAATAGGTTAAGATTATTATTTGTAGAGATTGGTCCAGAGATAAACAGATCAATAGAATTAGATGATGAATTTATGTTTATAATAAATAATGTTAAATTATTATTTACAACATTTTTGCCATGAACAAAAAGATCTAAATTGTTTGTATTTGTATTAAATCCACCTATAAATAAGTCTAGATTTTGATTTTCTGTATTTTTACCGGACAGGAAAAGATCTATTGATTCTGTCTCGCTATCTTTCCCTGTTATTGTTAAATCTATTTGTTTAAATTCGGCATCTTTTCCTTTAATAAATAATTCGATATTATTAGTTCTTGTATCCTTGCCTTCGATAAAGAGATTTAATGCTTGTGTATTTGTTTCACTCCCGCGTATAAATAAATCCAATTTCTGCTGTTTATTATTGTTCCCCGTTATAAACAGATCTATGTTATTAGCTGTTTGAATACTTCCATTTATGAAAAGATCTAAACTCTGATTTTTTGTGTCAAGCCCTTCAATATATAAATCTATGCTATTATTCTCGGCATCTTTTCCAACAAGAACAAGATCTATCGAATTAAATATTATTTGTTCTGATATTCCAGAAATGAATAAATCAACGGTGTTAATTTTTGTCCCATTGCCTATAATAAAAAGATCAACATTGTTTGTTGACGAACCCTTTCCATAAATAAATAAATCAAGTGATTCGGTTCGTATATCTTTACCACGAATAGAAAGATCTATATTTTCAGAATTTATTTCAAAACCAAAAACAACAAGATCTAAATTTTTATTTTCTGTGTCTTTACCCGAAATATATAAATTACAACTATTGTTTTGATTATTTTTGCCACTTATGAATAAATTTATGTCATTATTTTTAGAATCTTTACCGGATATAAATAGATTTAAAAATGGATTTTCAGAATCTTTGCCGGATATAAATAAATCTACACTATCAGAGTTTGTCTCGAATCCTTTGATAAAAAGATCGAAAATATTCGCAACAAAATCTTTGCCAGACAAGAAGAGATCTGTATTAGCTATCTTTGTTTCATTTCCATGAACGAATAAATTTAATTCCTGCGACTCTATATTTTTACCAAATATTATTAAATCTATATTTTTATTGTTTGCTTCGAAACCTTTTATAAATAGGTCTAGACTTTGGCTTTGTGAATCCTCTCCCGGTATAAATAAATTGATTGATTGAGTTTGAGTATTTTTGCCACGAATGAAGAAATTCAAATCGTTTGATTCTGCTTCTTTCCCACCAATGAACAAGTCTATGTTAGTATCAACAAAATCATGGGCATGTATAAATAACTCTAGATTTTCGTTATTCGAGGCTTTTCCGTTAATGAAAAGATCAATATTATTTGTTGAAGAATCTTTACCCGATATAAATAAATCTAATGAATTGGTTTGTGTTTCTTTCCCAGATATAAAAAGATTTAAATTATTAGACTGGGTATTTTTCCCATTTATAAATAAATCAATGTTATTATTGGCGAAATCAAAACCGTGGATGAAAAGATCTAATACACTTGTATTTGCCTGTTCACCAATTATGATTAAATCCAAATTATTATTTTTAGATTCGCTGCCAGTTATTATTAAATCAATGCTCTCGTTTTGTGTATTTTTGCCAGAAATAATAAGATCTAGACTGTTTGTCTCGCTGTCTTTCCCTTGTATAAATAGATCTAAAGAATCAAATTGAGTTTCTTTTCCCTGAACAAACAAATCAATATTATTGCTATTGACGCCTAAGCCATTAATGAATAAATCTAGATTTTGAGATTCTGTATCTTTACCAGACAAGAAGAGATCTATGGTTTGATTATTTGTCTCCAATCCCTTGATGAATAGATCAATTTGTTCAGTCTGATTATCTTTACCGCGAATAAAGAGATCTAGGCCACGGGTTTCTGAATCTTTTCCATCAATAAATAAATTTATATTATTGTTAAAATTGTTATGACCAATAATAAACAAATCTAAGTTTTGAGTTTCTGTCTCAAATCCGCGTATAAATAGATCCAGAGATTTATTTGAGGATTCATATCCTGTAATTATTAGATCAAGGTTATCAGTATTTGTATCTCGCCCATAAATAAATAAATTTAATGAATTAGTTGATGTTTCTTTTCCTTCTACAAAAAGATTAATATTTTCATTTACTGTATTTTGCCCATGTATAAATAAATCAATATTATTATTTTTAGATTCATTTCCAGTTATTATTAAATCAATGTTCTCATCTTGCGTATTCCTGCCAGAAACAATAAGATCTAAATTGTTTGTCTTGCTGTCTTTCCCATGAACAAATAAATCTAAATCATTGGATTCTGCTTCTTTCCCACCAATAAACAAATCTAGGTTTTCATTATCCGAGACTTTTCCGTCAACGAAAAGATCTATATCATTTGTAGATATTTCATTTCCGACAATAATCAAATCTAGATTTTGGGTTTCTGTATCAAATCCATTTATGAATAAGTCTAGGTTTTGATTTTGTGAATCTTTCCCTTTTATAAATAAATTAATGTTACTATCAATAGATTCTACAAATTTAATAAATAAGTCACAAGAATTATTTATCGTATCTTTTCCGTTTATAGAAAGATTCATGTATGGTCTTTGATATATAGTTAATGGAACTATTTCATTACCAAGAGGGGGAGAAATTGATAAAGTTTCTATATTAGAACCATCCATATTAGATCTTAAAATTTTTCCCACAACTGTTCTGTCTGACCAATACAATTTTCTATTTAAAAAGTCTATTGACAACGACTCAATAGAATGAAAACCACTTGGAATAATAGTTTCAATATTTGTTCCATCTAAATTTGCCCTAAAAATACACGGAAGAGAAGTGTCAAGTGGTTCTTGTCCCCAATATACTTTTCTTATAATATAATCTATCGCTATGCTTACTGGAGCGCTATCAAAAAGACCTGGAATAAACTCTGGATTTGATAATATAATTTCTACATCACTACCGTCTAAATTAAATCTTGTTATATTATAAGACAGTGATCCAAATGAAAATGTATTTGTCCAATATATTTTTTCTTCTATTGGATCATAATCTATTGCATCTGGTTGATAAATTCCAGAAGAATCGTATATTACTGCTATATTATTTCCTAATAAATCTGATTTAGAAACTTTATTATCCGAAGTATCCGTCCAATACATTAAATTTTTGGATGGAATAATTTTTAATCCATCGCCATTAGATGTATCGGAACCAGATACTAAAATCTCATAATTACTACCATCAATATTAGCTCTTCTAATTTGTAGTATATCGTCCGTATTAATCCAATAAATTTTATCTGTAAATATATTGGCATTAATAGATCTCGAAGGATCATCTATTACGGGAGAACCAGAAGCGATCAATAATATATTTGTTCCATCAAGGTTTGATCTCCACATCCTATCAGAAGCATCGTCCGCAAAGTACAACTTTGATTCATTATATATTATGGAATCGTGTCCACATATAGATAAATTTAAATTATTATTTATTGAAAGACTTGGTGTACCGACAGGATATCCTATAAAATCTAGGATACCTTTGAATCCTATAGCCACTTTTATTCTCCGTCAGTGGCTATAATTATATCAGGAGAAATTTTTACAATAGGATATCCAATGAAATCTAATAAACCTAACAATCCAATAGAAATTGTTCCAGTTTTATATCCTATAAAATCCATGTTAATTTGTATCCAATCCAGTAATAGCATCCGCATTAGATGTAGAAGTTATATTTTGAGTATATGCTGTGGTTGAATCATCTTCTTTAGTAACTGTTAAAACTGTTCCAGAAATAGACCATTTATTCATGAGTTTTCTAATAGCATTTAAAAGTGATCGAGCAGATTCTCCGCTTACGGCACCCATATCCCTTTTAAGTATAGCATCAGCAATCTCGGTTACAGCATCCGCAGCAAGTTCACTTGCTCCAATTGCATCGGCAGCAATAATACCAGATGTAATTACATTATTTGCCATTGCTCCAACATGCGCAGGCACTCGTCCACCAATTAAAGTACTAGGCACTCCACCAACATATAATAGAAGATTAACATCAGGAAGTCCAGCATAAATAGGAGCATATAAATTTGTACCCAGCCATTGAACAGCATTTACATCAAGTACATCTCCTCCTCCAATAAATGAATCATAAATATTGGCCGAAACTATTTGAAATTCATGCCAAACAGGAAGAGCACCTGACTCTTGAACCGACACAAGAAGAATTCCAAGTGTGTTTGTGTCTGTTGCATCAAGTGTAAGTTCATACCAACCATTTTCTTCATGAGAGAGTGTCTGCGCAGCATTCTTTTGTGCCCAATTTCCATTATTTTTCTTCAAACGAATATCTGGCTGGGTAAGAGTAAGGGCTGTTTCCGCCGTAAATCCATCAGTATTATCGACAAATGGACCAATCCCTACATCTACTGATGTTGATTGTTTTAACCACATACCCATTTAAATTCTCCTTTGACGAAATTGATGCATCGAACGAGGGGCTTGGCTTTGACCCCCAAGAACTCGACTAGAATTATCGGTAATAGTAACAGTATCAGATAAAGACAGTGTAAGAACTAATCCTATATCAATGCCTATTTCTACCCACGGACTATTATCCGTAGTTGTAACATCATTAAAGGCTAGATCAGTTGCACTAGCATCACCCAGTCGCATATCTGATGAATGAGAACCAGCCATTAGACAGGATCACCCCCCATACCTATCTCAATAACCAAACGATCACCAGCTTGGGTTGTATAAGAACCAGTACTACAAAAAACACCATCGGCATCATTAATAGCTCTACTCTGAAAAAGAGTATCGCTCGCTTCAAGATAATCTCTTTTTACATTTAAAAGTGTTCTTCTAACGGTCGTTCCATTGCTTGCGATTATTCTAATCCCAAGTGTAAAAAACATATTATTACTTGATCCTGATTCAAGTACTCTACAAGAAGCATATATGGGTACGGCTTCATCGCCGCCAGGAAAAGTAAGTAATACACCAGGGACAAGCGGGGGGGATATATATTGCCTAAATAGTATATCTTTATTGGCATAGTTTGCATCCGAGAAAGAAACTGTAGTCATTGCTAATCCACGTTTTGAAGTTCCACACAAACATCTTGCTAAAATAGATATGTCTTCCCACCCCGAATCTGGGGCAGGAGAAATAGGAACCGTTTCAGCGGCGGCACTTAAATATAAACGAGTGGCCATTTATTAACTCACAGTAAGAGTCCAGGTAATTTGAAGAGTATCCGCAGCACCTTTAACAAGAGCAGAAAAAGATGCAGACATCCACATATTACCGTTAGACGAAGCGTCAAATATACCAGCTTCAGTTAATGTTCCAGTCCCATCTCCCGCAGCCCAATCTCCAATAATAGTAACAACAGCATCACTTCTTGTTTTCGAAGTATTGGCATTTCTATCTAGTTCTGTCCCCAAAGCAGTTGCCGAAGGAGACCCTGTTCCAACTGCCATATGTGTTGGTTTGCCTAAAGTTGGAGATGCTAAAATTTGATCCGCTATTCCATTTTTTCCGGCAGTTGTAACGGTATTATGAACACTTTCATGTTTGATATTACCATCAGGACCACGAAGTATAATATGTACATTAGCTTTTAATTTTATTTCTTCTATCATATAATCTCCATATACTTATACACATTTATTCTCCATCCAAATTTTATAATCTGTGTCACTTTTTGATGAGTTGCATGATTTGCACATTAAATTCAAATTTTGTAAACAAAATAAATCTATAACTTGTTGCTCGGTCTTGGCTGTTGCGAGAGGAATAACGTGTTCTATATTCATTTCACATTTATCGTAAGAGGTATAACAATGTGGACACTTATTATTTTGTAGTTCTCTAGTATTTTCGAGATAGTTATATAATTCTATTGGACTATAATCCAAGTTACGAAATCCCCCTCTTGGAATATAACTATGATTAATCGAGATTTTCTTAAAAGCATGTCTAATTAAACTTCTTATTCTTGAAGCAAAATTATTAACAGGATTTTTGTGACGACACTTCAAACAATAAATTATTTTATTTTTTCTACAATAATGTATTGTTTCTCCATGAATTTGGCACAAACTTAAAACCTTGCTGTTCGATATTTTTTTAATTATATTTTTTTGAGGCACTCCTTGAGAAGCTATTGCGGTTTTTAAACCCAGTTTCGATGCCGTTGAACTTATAGCCCTTTTCGTCCTATTAAGATTCTTCATACAAAATCTTGTGCCATGAAACGGATAATTAATTTTTAAAAATTCCATTTCGTCTTTTGTCCAGCAATTTTTATTTAATCCCGCATTTGCTTTATTTCTTTGTATTGTTTTTTCATTTTTAAAACATCCGCAACTTTTGGAATGACCATTCTTTAAATGACCACTTGTTACTATTGTTTTATTGCCACAATCACACAAACAAAGCCATTTAGGAACCCCCCTTTTTGTTCTGCCAACATATTCAATTGGTGTTAATCTATTAAATTTTTGTCCAACTAAATTCTCCATCTAGAGCGTCTCCCAAAAACTTATCGAGTAACGATCTTCCCGAAGCCCCACAGGAATCGGTCCCTGAATCAATCTCACTCGAAGTTTCAAAATTTCCTCTATGTCGTGGTTAACTATGGCGTATTTACATCGCACAAGATCTGGCACGTCTGTTAGGAAAGTTTTCAAACGAACTACTCCCTCGGTTTTTTGAACAGAAATTCCAAAATTTTTCATTTCTACAGGAGCCCATTTAATTAACGCTTTAATACATTTAGCATTTTCTCTTTCAAGGAAGCCAACAGATTTACAATATGGACACTTTTGTCCGCGAGAGAAGGAAACAGGTCCACCAATCTTATAAATTCCTGTTGATCTATTTCCTACAACGTCAAAAGTACAATTTGTACATGGTTCTATAATAGGATCAAATATCAAATAGACATTCTTTCCTAGTTGATTAATTAAAGCATCTATGCGAGACTGATAAATTTGTATAAGGTCATCGCTTATTTGTATCGAGGCATTGGGATCAAGAGCGGGACAAGAAATTTCTGGGGCTGGTTGTGATCCACGTATGTTTAAATTTAAATTATTTGTTAGTATTGCCATTAAACACGTTTAATATCTTCTATTTACTCTCTCAATTGGTAATGCAAGTTGATCGTAGAACCACGCGACAGTAGAAATAGCACTATCACTAGGACCACGATATGCGCCCAAAACAGCGCCACCGACCAATGAACTTGAGGCGGCGGTTAATTTATTAATTAATAATTCGTAGGATTTACATGGGCCTAATTTGAGGATGTCGGCGTAGCCTGCGAAACTCACAGACGTTGTAATTTGGGTATCTCCGTCGCGTATACTTACTCCTTGAGACAAAGCTATTCTAAAATCAGATTGATTTAAAAGACAACTTGCTTTTAGTGGCAACAATGCCTGAACTTGAATATCCCCCAATATTATCGGATCTGGGACAATGGTAACGCCAGTAATATCAAACACATAATTATTACTTAAATCTATTTCATTAGAAACAAGAACTCCTGCCGTAATTAAAATTTTCTTGAGATAGATGTCAGTGTTCTTTTGTGGCAAATTTAAATCGCCGATCAATACTCTCAATATAGTTACCAAGTCTACGTCCCAACTCATTTTATATGTCTCCATATTTTATCATTTTTGATATCCCTAATATTACGAGCACTAACGCCAAATATTATTGCTATTTCTTTATGTGTCAAATAGTTATCTTTTAATAATTTTTTAATTATACTTACTTGTAAGTCGTTCAATTTAGAGGTTTCACATTTAGATCCTCTGTTGTCTGGAATATGAAAAGTTCCATGTTTAATAGAATCTTGTGCATTTTCAGATCTTGTTCCCCATCGCAAATTATTGATATTATTATTTAATTTATTGCCATCCAAATGTCTACAAACACAATTAATTGGTCTCGGACCAATAAATGCTTCTAGCATCAAAACATGAATATTTTTAATCGTTCCCAATCCATTCTTAGACAACCTAACATACAGATATCCATTATGGGTAAGTCTTTGCTTCAAAATTTTACCAGTTTTTATATTTTTGACAAAAGTTTTATTCGATATTTGGTAGATATTTTCATATCCACGTACATTTCTCCAAGTTTCCATCGTTTTAAATCCTTAAAATATAACTATCCTTATCTCTTGGGAATCCACCATCTTCTCCTTCTACCGATTGTAAAACAAAGTCTCCCTCAACAGAATTACTAGAACCATCTTGCATTTTCCAGTGATATTGAACCTTACTCGCGGTCAATACGGCGATATTTCCAGTTGACCAGCCAAATTTTCCCGTCTCATCAATCTCGGTACATCCACTGGAGGTGATAGTTTGTAAGATTCCGTCTTGCCACAATTCAATATTCACTGTCTCGCCAGTAGTAAAATCTCCAATAATTGAAATCGGTTCTAATAATGAATATTCATATTCCACAAGAGCCATATTACCTTCTCCTTTTTCTTTCTTTACCCACTTTTTTAGTTTTTAATATAAACTCTCCTTCGAACACTTCCGCTGTATTCGCCGTCATTTTAAACACATATTGATTCACTCTTCTTGTAAGCGGTGGTAAATTAATGGTAGAGAAAGCCCACCGATCGGTGTTCCCTATTTCATAACAGTCAACACTTGATAAAGAAACTATAGAATTATTATTTATCGCATCCCACACCTCTATTGTCACGCTCGAAGGATTAGTTGTAAATCTACCAATAATTTGTGGATTAAAATCACCATTTTTGAACAATTGATCTAATTCTATTCCAAAATTATCATCTCCAACCGATGGGGTTCCAGATATATTTCCACGAATAAATAAATTGATATTATCCGTTAATTGTCCCGATCCTGGACAAACAAAAGTTCCTAAAAATTCGGTCCCACTTGTACCAAATCCAACTCCATCAACTACTTGTTCGATTAAAGGAAGAGTAAAATTACCAGAACCTTCGTCCACTAGTGTCCCATCTCTGACATCATAAGGAGAAGGGATAACCATATTTCCTGTAAATTCAGACATATTTTATCTTTTTAACAAGTAAAAGTTCCAGTAAATTCTGTTCCACTACCACCAAATTCAACTCCATCTATTACTTGAGATGAACTTGGGGGAATCATATTTCCGGTAAATTCAATGCCACTAGTTCCATACATAATACCCGCCTCAACATCGTTCTCTGACGGTAGTATAATTATACCATTAAATTCTGACATTATAAACTCCTACGGAGCACCAAATCCTACGCCATCTCTAACATCATCTGGAGACGGAACGATAAACACCCCCGTGAATTCATTTCCACTTCCGCCAAATTGAACACCACTTTCCACATCCCCAGTTGATGGTGGTATAAAGTTCCCGGTAAATTCTGTACCAGTAGTTGGACCAAATTGTACTCCTGATCGTACATCGTATTCACTAGGAAATGTTAATGGCATTATAATTGTCCAATCAAAGGAGGGATATTAAAATCTTTTATTATAATTAGATCCCCTTTTTTATATATAAAACAACTTCCTATTACGGAGCACCAAACGCTACACCAGATCGAACATCACCCTCCGCAGGTACAACGAACGTTCCTGTATACTGTGTTCCACTACCTCCGAAATCAACAGCCGCCTCAACATCTCCAACAGATGGAAGTGTTAAATTACCTGTTTCCGATGCGCCTTGATAGGTAACACCATCTCTAACATCATAATTCGATGGAAAATCAGTTGGTTCTGTTCCGGTAAATTCAGTTCCATCGGCACCATACTGAACACCGACAGCAACATTACCCGATGCAGGAAGAGTTACGGTTCCCGTAAACTCCGTCCCACTCTCTCCATAACCAACACCAAACTCCACATCATCATCTGATGGAACCACAAACGTACCTGTAAATTCTGACATACTCTCTTCTCCTTTTTAAAAAATATTATAACACACCATAACCAACATTAAAACGCACATCGCCCTCTTCCGGAAGCACAAGAACTCCAGTTTGCGAACCATAATTATATGTTACACCATATCGAACATCACCTTCTTCCGGGAAAATATCCCCATCCATAAACAAATCTATATTATTAGAACTTGTATCAAAACCTAAGATAAAGAGATTAAGAGATTGATTGTTTGCTTCCTCGCCCGTTATTATTAAATCAATACTATCTGTAATAGAATCTCTGCCATGTATAAAAAGATTTAAATTATCTATTTCTGTAATGTGTCCGCTGATAAATAAATCTAAATTATTGTCTTGTAATTCTTTACCGTTTATAAACAATTCTATGGCATTATTATCAGTTTCAAATCCGTTTACGAATAAATCAAGATTGTTGTTTTCCGAATCCGCCCCATTCACAAACAAGATTATACTATCATTATTTGTGTCATACCCAGTAATCGTTAAATCCAAGTTATCTGTTGTTTGAATACTTCCGTTTATAAAAAGATCCAATGATTGGCTAAAAGATTCATATCCCGTAATTATTAAATTAATATTATCGGTTTGCGAGGAAAACCCATGAATGAATAAATCTAAATTTCCACTAAAAGCTACTGCGACAGCAGCCGTCGATTGAACAGCCCCTATATCCATCCCTGGAACTTGTATTGCACCGATGTCTGCATTATTTGCACGGATAAATAAATTTAACGATTCAAGAAGTATAACTCCACTTCCGTTTTCTAGAAGTTCTCCATCAATACTACTATTTTCTAAAAGAATTCTACTAGACATTATTATGCAATCTTCGTTAGAATAAGAGAACTATTTGCCATAACCGTAACGTGTGAACTGTTTATTTCATTTCCGGCATATAATTGAATATCGCCCGATACAGTAACAACCATTAATCCCTCGATGATCATTAGCATATCCGCGTCTGTTGTGTCTACATTATTTGTTCCACCCCACTCGGAAGTACTAATAGCACGGGCGGCTCTTGAAGTTACTACAAAATTTCCCCCATCCTGCGTTGCATTGCCAGTAGCATCTGAAGATGAAACTCCTACCCACCGACTATTAGCCACGAAAGATGTAACAGTGCCGGAATGATTTACTGCAAACTTCATTCCCGTAGTAGCTGTTGACGATCTATACCGTATATAGTAGTTGAAAATCCATGTCCCAACCCCAACAACCTGATCTAAACCCGTAACCTTTTCCACGGTTGAACCACCCAACAATAGATTGGATGCTAAAGCTTTAATAGTAATAGGACTACTTCCAATAAAAGCCGCTATTTGTGCAACCGTAACCTTTTTTGACACACCAGATTCATTAGTATGAATTTCATCTGTTCCGGATGCCGCTACAACCGCTGGCAACGCACTAATTTTTTGGTCTGCCATTTAATTCTCCTTTTAATAAAAAATTCTAACTACCTCCATCAAATCCAGCATTAATTAATGGACTTCCAGCAGCGGGGGTATAATCTGCTCCTCCGACCTCGTTAGTAAACCCTGGAGCAGATGTAAGTTCGTTATCACCAGCCAAAAAACTTGAATAATCAGTTGTATTTGAATTTATTAAATTATTTTTAGAAACTTGATATTTACCCCTGTCGTGATCTATCCCTACTCCAATTGCGCAATCATATATAATACTATTTACTAAAACTATAATAGATCTAATTGAACCTATACCGACTGAATGGATACCATTATTAGAATCCTTGCTATCTCCATCTATAGTACAATTAGCAACAACTAACGCTTGATCATTAGAACCGCCACTAGATATATTGTCGCTACCATTGGAAAAGAATTTACAAAACAACGCGACACATCCGCCAGCCGCATTATTAAGACCATTTAAACTATTACGATAAAATTGACATTTTATAAAATATGCGGTTCTACTTAAATTTCCTGTATTGCATCCATCTCCGGTATTATCATTAAATTTACAATTTATAAAAATTGCAAAATCACAACTACAACCACCATCTCCAGTCGCACTATCAAACTGACAATTATCAAATACATAATGCGGAATAACGAGGTTGGCACAACAACTTGTTGAAGCAGTAAAGCGAAAATTCTTAAAAATATAATAGGCATTGGTAGTGATACCAGTAGTAATGCAATTTGCCCTACTGCTTGAGCCCGTTATTGTGGCAATTCCAAGATCTCCGGTAACAGAAGTATAACCCTCAAATATAATGGGATTCAAATTTGTCCCTGCGGTGTCTATCGTAACAAGCTCGGCGTAGTTCCCGTCGGCCTTGACCCAAACCTTGTCGCCAGCCGCTACCGTATTCATGGCTTTGTCCACGGTTTTCCAAGCAAGAGCCTCCGTCAATCCAGAGTCTGTGTCGAGGCCAGTTGCGTTACTTACGTAATATGTAGCCATATCTATTCTCTTTCCCTTATAAGTTCTTTAAATCTGTCGTTCATAAAAAATCTTTTAAACTCTTCTTTTGTGTACCTAACACCCTTGGCTTGACAAAGAATTCTCGTGGGGAAGTCAATCAGGGTGAATCTTTTCGATATTGTTGTTGAATCTACGCCCAATATCTCCGACATTTGAGACAGAGACAGGCCCAGATTATACATGAATTTGAGTATTGCATCAT